GCCGTATCCCTCATTAATATCATTCTTAATTTGAGCCACATCCTTTTCTACAAGGATGCCGTTATCCCAAACCCATTCCTTACCTTCCATGATTCCGTTAGCAAGAGCTTGTGGAGCCGATGGATCAGCAACGATATCCGCAGCGGTAGCGAGATGGAAGTCATTCTGGACTTCCATGATATCACCCTTCTTAACGAGTGATCCCATACCGCGAGAAGAAAAGCCCAGTTTGGCACCTTCCTTCATAAGATTCTTTACGATATTTCCGTATGGAGTATCCATGATCTTTGCTTTGCCGATGAAGTTATCACCTTCTTGGCGCAGAGACTTGATCATGTGTGATACGCGCTCGAGATTGATGGTTGGTCCTTGTGGATGTCCAAGCTCACCATAAGCGCGATTCTGCTCAACGAACTCACGATTGTAACGTGCAACTTCGTTGGCTAGAGTTTGTGTTGGATAGATACGTCCGTTCTTGTTCTTAAGATTACCCTGCATGAGGATACCTTCAAGGAAGAACTGCTTTTCACCTGCTTCATTAGATTCTGTGATGATTTTTAAGTCTTCATTGACTTCGCAGATGAGTTTCATTAGTATTGCGAGCCTCCACTGATTGATGTTGTCTTATGCAACTTAAGAATAAGTGTAGCAGGGCCAGAACCAACTTTTGTTACTACTACATTTGATGTTGCTTCCGCATCACCATTGTCGATAAGGCGCGAGTCTGACATATCCATGACATGCTGACCGTCTGTTAACAGTAGGATTGTGTTTGCGCCGCGCTGAACTTGCCAATACACGTTGTTACCACACGACCACTCAGCAGAAACGATGTTCATGCGAGTAACGTTTTCACCCGCAGAGTTAGCACCAATTGTAGGCGTTGGATGATTTCTTTTAATGAAACCACTTGCATTAAACTTAGCGATGAACCAACCGCCCTTGACGTGTTTATTTACAATTCCTTCAGCGGCCATTACTCATCCTCGCTCATTATGTCAGCAACGAAATCGAGGATGCGCTCGAATGAATCGACGCTCTCGTTAACAGCTGCTTTGAATACGGCTTGATTACCTGTGGTCAATCTATGGAACACTTCGTGAATAGAATTGTAGATGTCGGCGTTGATTTCGATAACGTCGCCGTTCATAAGTTCAAATTCCATCACGTCTTCATCCGACTCACTGATGACTGGAGCATTGATGAAAACTGATTCACCAAATGATGGGGCTTGAACAGATGAAGGAGATGTCTTTAGTGGCTTCATGTCGCCTTGTGTCTTGTCAGCGCGAGTGAGCGGAGTCTTGCTACCCTTGAAACCAGACTGATCTTTAAGGTCTGAAGTACCTTGCTTGATAGGTCCGCGATCACCATTGTTTGGCTGATGATCAGCTAGTTTAGTTTCTCCGCCCTTGCTGGATACTGGATAATCTGTTACGTTGCGCGTATGTGCATCGTAAAAATCTTGTTCGCCCTGTGCGCGAGGACGCAGAGCTTTTGCCTCAGGATTTTCTTCCTTAGCCAGAGCTTCACGCAGTTGTCTGAATGTCTTCATCTGTCTCAATCTCCTGCTCGGCTGCGAGCTCTTCGTCCTGCTGTGGGTTAAACATATTTGAAGCGATTTCAACCTTCTTCAGCTCAAGCGCGTCTTCGATCTTAGCTGCAAGCGCGGCTCCGATAGCGTCGCGAAATGAGTTTGCGTCCTGATCGGCGGCGGCTTGAATAGCTGTATAAATCTGTTCCATAATGATACTCCGTTGTGAATCTATTTATAAAATTACCCAATAATCCAACCCCAACTATATCCAATCACAGGAGCATTTGCAAATATCCAACCACTGTTATTTCCGCCATCTGTAGAAGCTGCTCCAGCATACCAAGTTGCTCCTCCAGTTGCGTTAGAGTAGCTGATGGAAAGATAATTGGCGTTAACAGTGCCGCTTGCCTTGGACAGCGTGTGAGAAGCCGCTGTGCCACTTTGAATAGTCACCAAATTGCCTGCGGTCCCGTTGATGTTCCAGTTGGTCAGAGTTGTGGTGGTGCCAGCCGTGAAACTGAACGTGGTAGGTTGGACGCTGTTGGCAAGCGTGATGAACGTGTTGCTATCGGTAATGGTAAGCGCACCCGCACCCCCATTATTAAGTGTGCAGTTGTAAGTTGACCCACCGCCCACAAAGGTCTTGGCGCTTGCCGACGTCATGTTAATGGTGCCCGTACCAGTACCCGCAGTGGTGGTGAAACCAGTTGGTGCAGCATTATTGAAGGAGGTCGCGCCTGAGCTGGGACATGTTAAAGTGCCACCATTGAACGTCAGGTTCTTGGTACCTGCGGCAGTCGTGTAGGACGTGCCAGTGGTCAGTGTAAAACCGTTGAGGTCCAACGTACCGTTGGTGTGGGTAAGTGTGCGTGTTGATCCCAAGGTCAAGGCACTGAGCAGTCTGCAAGTGCCGCCTATGCCATTGAAAGTGATGGGAAAATCAAGCGTCTTGCCATTAGTTGTAATTGTTTGAGTGCCTGTAGTAGCGAATGTCCAAGCATTAACACCAGCAGTCAATGTTGGAGAAGTACCGTTAACAGTAAGGTTTCCGTAGATAATAATAGCTACGTTTGATAGTGTAAATGCACTGTTATCAATAGTAAGATTTTTAATTGTATTAGATGTTGTAAATGCAACAGATCCTGAAGTTAAACTTAATTGAAAACTTACAGCATCTGCTTCTGAAAGTGCTCCCGCCCCTATTTGCTGCCCGGCAGTAGTACCAGTTATCTGAACCAAAATATTTCCATCTGTCGATAAATTGGTTACAACAGTTGTAGTCCAAACCGTGCCCAATGTATTTCGCGAAATAACAAACTTACCACCGGAGCCAGACATTTGAATTCTTCTTGTGCCAGTTCCTGAACCAGAAAATACTCCAAAGATAGTAAAATTATATGAATTTAATTCTAACGTTCCTGTTGTAAATGTAACAGTTCGAATTGCTGATGCACCAACAGACAAAGCACTTCCTAGAGAATAAGTACCAGTACCACTAAACGTAATTGGAAAGTCAAGAGTCATACCATTTGTAGTTATTGTTTGTGTTCCAGCCGTACCAGCAAATGTCCAAATATTTGTACCTGCAGTAAGTGTTGGTGTAGTACCAGCAATTGTTAAATCACCGTAAATTGTAATTGCAACGTTTGATAGTGTAAAGGAATTGTTGTCAATTATAAGATTTTTTACACCGTTACCTGAAGTAAATGTTACAGTGCCTGAAGTTGTTGATAGTTGAAAATTATATGATCTGTTTGATACTGCTGGGCCAGCAGATATAGTTTTAGTTGTAGCTCCTCCACCAGTTAGTTGTACAAGAAGACTACCAGAGATAATTAAACCGTTATTAGTGGTAGTATCCCATACAATTTCTGCAGACGATGATGTGAGTACTATCCTACCAGTACCAAAATTTATTGCTCTAGTATTAGAGTTATTGGAGTCAAATTTATTACAAGTAAAAGTAAATGCTCCTAGAGCTAGAGTTCCAAAAGTAAGAATAGCAGTACCAGTTGTTGTTAATGCATCCTGGAGAGTCCACTCACCTAGTGGACCATTGAATGTAATTGCAGAAAATACATTACTATTTGTTGTAATAGTTAACCCAAGCTCACCGCCAGCAAAAGTTAGAGTACCTGTATAACTCTGTGTAAAATTGGTTGAAGGTAAAGACAAGCTACCATAAACGGTTAAAGTTGAACTGCCACTAAGTGTCATATTATTATCTAAACCAGAGGCTGTCATTGAGTGACATACTGCTCCGGTGCTTACTGTAACTGCAAAGCCTGCGCCTGAATCTGAGTTTGCATCAAATATAACATCTGTATATTGATCTGGAATATAAGAACTAACACTTCCACCCGAAGTATTTGACCAATTAGCATTAGAGGAAGCATTCCAAGTGCCACTACCACCTATCCAATAAAGAATAGGATTTGCAAACATTATATTGTTGTTGTTGCCATTATCAACTGAACCGTTTACCATATACCATATATTTGGAACGTTTGCAGAAATATCTCTAACAGCTGCATATGGAACAACAATACGAGTTGCTCCTGTGTAAACAATATTTGCACGAGATCCAACAGTGCTTGCTCTAATAGTATTAGTAGACGAGCGAGTAGCTCCACTAGTCGTAAGAGAAGCAAATGTATTAGTAGTTGTTGATTGTAGTATTAAATCACAAGCATTTTGTAAAGTTAAATTATTAAAAGTGTTGCTTCCATTTACAGATAGGTGACCATTTCCTGCAGATCCTGTAAACGAGACATTGTAGTAAGTTTTGCTCCCACCACTGAAAGTCGTGGTTCCGGTATTAGTAAGTAAAATTGTAGATGAGCTAGCATTTAGAGTTAAATTAGTACCATTTATATTCCACGATAAACCAGAGCTAGATATAGTCCAGGTACCAGTTCCTAAATTGAGTGTTCTAGTGTTAGTTACGTTTGAGCTGAAGACTGGAATAGTAACATTATACGTGGCCGCACTAAATGTGCCGTTTGTCAGAGTCACACTAGAAGAAGTAGTTAAAGCACTTTGAAGTGTCCAAGAACCTCCTACACCATTAAATACAATTGGAAAATCGAGCGTTTTGCCATTAGTTGTAATTGTTTTTGAAGATGTTGCTGCAAACGTCCAATTGTTTACACCAGCCGTTAGTGTAGGGCTAGTACCAGCTATAGTTAAATTTCCGTAAATTGTAATAACTATATTAGTGGATATGCTAAAACTATTGTTATCAATAGTAAGATCTTTTATAGTATCAGATGTTGTAAAAGCAACTGTTCCAGCTGTTGTAGATAATTGAAAACTTATAGAATTTGCTTCTGTTAAAGCACCTGCAGAAATTGTTTTGGTTACTGCACCACCACCTGTTAACTGGACAAGAACATTTCCATCAGTTGTTAAGTTAGTTACCGTAGCGGTATTCCAAACTGTGGCAAGAGTATTCAACGATAATACAATTTTGCCGCCTACGCTAGACCTTTGTATTTTTCTAACACCTGTACCCGAAGAAGAAAATATACCAAATAATGTAAACGTATATGAATTTAATTCTAATGTACCAGAAGTTAATGTAACTGTTCTAGATGTAGAGGTTCCAACAGACAAAGCACTTCCTAAACTGTAGGTTCCAGTACCACTAAACGTGATAGGAAAATCTAATGTTTTGCCATTAGTAGTAATAGTTTGAGTGCCAGAGCCTGCAAACGTCCATGCGTTTGCACCAGCGGCAAGTGTTGGTATTGTACCATTAATTGCCACATCACCATAAATTGTAATTGCAACGTTTGATAGTGTATAGGCGCTGTTAGACAAACCTAAACTTTTTACTGTATCTCCAGCTGTAAATGATGTAGTTCCATTGAGAGATGAAATAGAAAATCTAATAGCATTAGCTTCAGATAATTGACCAGCTGAAATAGTTTGCGATATATTGTTAGTACCAAATACAACAACTAAAACATTTCCATCAGTTGTTAAGTTAGTTACCGTAGAGGTATTCCAAAATGTTGCAGCTGATACAGGTCTTACGGTTATGATACCATTACCAGACCTTTGAATTCTTCTAACACCTGTACCCGAAGAAATAAATGTACCATAGATATCAAAGCTGAACGAATTTACTTCTAACGTTCCTGTTGTTAATGTAACATTTCTATCAGCAGCAGTTGTACCAATAGTTACAGCACTATTCAAAGAATAAGTCGCTGTTCCCGCAAACGTAATTGGAAAATCTAATACTTTTAAAGATGCAACAGTTATGTTTTGGGTTCCACCTGTTTTTGCAAAAGTTTGAGTGTTTGTTCCACCAGTTAGTGTCATGCCGGAGGAAACCGTTAGGTTCCCGTAAATAGTTCTGGCAGCATTTGAAAGTGTTCCTGCAAATCCCGTAAAATTAAGAGACCGCACGTTGCCCGTAAGCGTTAGCGCGTAAGTCCCAGCGGTGAAATTGAAACTGATGCTATTTGCTTCACTTACCGCAGTGGCGGCTACTGTCGTAGCTGTTGCTGTATTGTTTGTGATATTGATAACAGGTGTACCAGTTACGGTGACACCCGTTCCTCCAGTGAAAACTGTGCCAGTGCTATTAAGTGAAATTGTGTTGGTTCCAAACGCAAGAGTCCCTGTATAGCCGGTCATTGTTAGCGTTTGAATTGTGACGCTGCTGTCTAAGGTGGCAACGCCTGTTCCAGATGAGGCGTTAAAGATTGCAGCATCGTTCGTGCCAGGCACAGATGCGCCGCCCGCGCCACCAGATGTCGCTGACCACCGAGCAGTATCACTCCAGTTGCCGGTACCGCCGACCCAATATCTATTTGCCATTATAATTACTCTGAAGAAGATTCTTGAATAACGGGTTCTTCCACCACAGGTTCAGGAGGATTTAAAATCATATCTAACCATCTGTCAAATCTAGCTTGCTTCATTGCTTCAATTTCTTCATCTGTATATGAATGATTGATTGGTAAATGCAAGGCATCAGAAAAAGAATACACACCATCTTCGCTTGTCTTTGTAAAATCAATTTTAATCATTTCCATAATATTCTCCTTTATGCTTCTTGTGCTACAGCTATAACATCCCAACGACTATCTGTGGAATTATATATAGCGCCTACATATGCTGTTTTGTTTGCCACAGTTGTAGTTGGAAGAGTAGTTCCTATAACTCTAAACGAATTTGATACGCCATTAGTCCAAGTTAAAGATCTTGCTGTACCATTATCTTCAAATCTAAAAATGATTTTTCTTCCATTTACTGGTGTAGCAGAATCTGCAGATATTGTGCAATTTTCTGCCAAAGCAGTAAGTTGATACTGTTCATAATTATCACTATTCCACGCAAGAGTTGCAGTGGAAGTTGCTGTATTTACTCTTGGAGCAATTGTTGATGCCCAATAGGTAGCAGTACCATTACTTGTTAATACTTGACCTGATGTGCCATTAGAACTATTAGCAGTAAACGCACCAGTAATTACAAAATTGTTTACGGATATGGATTGACCATTTGTAAAACCGCCACCACCTGAAACAGTTGACCAATAAGTAGCAGTACCATTACTTGTTAAAATTTGTCCAGCAGTGCCAAAAGAACCATTAGCTTTTATTCCTCCGGTAATGTTGATATTTGTAACGTTACCTGCAGGTTCAAATATATTTGTACCATCTGAAGAATATAATTTTTTATCGGTAAGATTAATAGCCAGCTCACCTGTGCTGAGTGTAACTGTATTAGGTGTTTTTCCCGCTACAGATGAGCGCTTAAGCTGAATAGTTGTATTTGCCATATGGCCTCTTTATTCACCAGTATATACTGGATTAAAAATTATCATCCTTCTTTTTAGAAGGTTTTTTTATATTTATATTTGCCTTAAGATCTTCATTTTCTTTATACAAAGATTGAAGTTCTTGTGTCTGTCTTTCTAATTCTCTTTTATGATTTTCAATAGTACGTTCAGCATCATTTAATTGATTTTTAGCTTGATCTTTCTGTGATGTTAAAGATCCAGCATCTGATTTTAATTTATCACATTCATTTTGCAGATTACTAATTGTTTTAGTTAATTGATCAATTCTATCAGATAATTCTTTATTTTTAATAGTTAAACTTTCTATAGAATTAGTAGCCTGACCCATAATATCATTTGAAATACCTACATTTTTCTGTGATTCTTCAAATTTTAATTCTGATTCATTTAAAGAATTATTAAGTGCTATCACAGAGTTGTTAAGAATACTAACTTTGATATCTAAATCTATATTTTTTCTTATCAGCTCTGTGATATAGTGCTCTTGCTTCTGTATATAAGCAAGAGCATATTGTTCTTTATTTTCATCATTAATCATTATATAAATCCTTCAATTTAGAATGATCCACCATCTAGTACGCCATAGACAAGAGCTGAACCGTTTGACTGAAGAACATAACCATCAGATCCAAGCGAGAGCTTTGATAGAGTATTACCGGTATTCGCTACTAGTAAGTCACCACTATTATATGTATCAAATCCAGTACCACCATCTGTAGCTGCAAGTGCAGTAGCTAATGATAATGTATTTGCTGTAATTGCTACGTTTACTGTTGAGTTAGCAGTAATAGCAACATGTGTTGCATTTGATATTAATCCATTTGACTTAAGATAAGCCTGTAATGTGCCTTGTGTATATCCTGTACCAGCTATATCAACAGATGTTGTTGGAGAATCTTGAAGACCATAGAATATTTTGAAAATGCCATCATCAGAAGCATCTCTGAATAAACCTGTATGTTCATGAGCACCACCAGCTACCTGATAGTTTCCATAAAAACCAATATCAAGAAGGTCTGTTGATGTATTATTTGTTGCAAGCTGGATGAGAGAGTCTTCAACAGCAAGAGTTGCAACGTTAACTGTTAATGCTTCACCGAGAACTACAAGGTTGCCAGAAACTTGAAGGTTCCCATCGAAATAACCATCTACTGAGTGAACGTTAGCAGCGTGAATTTCTCTCCAACGAGATGTATTTGTGCCAAGATCATATGTTACGTTAGCACTTGGCGTAATAGCAGTATTAACTGCTCCATTAATAGAAACGATATCTGATGAGTTACTACCTAATACTGCGTTACCAGATACTGTTAGATTTTCACTAATAGAAGCATTATTTGTTGATAGTGTTCCAGTTGCATCAGAAAGAGTAACGTTACCAAGAACGAGTGTTGAGCCAGAAAGATAAAGATCTTTCCATCTCATTGTTGTTGAACCAAGATCATATGTAACGTTAGCTGCTGGAACTAGTGCTGTATTAATTCTACCATTAACAGAAACAACATCACTGCTGTTACTACCAATAATTGTATTTCCGTTGATAGTAATATCATTAAATGTTACGTTATCTGAAGTACCTACTGCTTGACCAATATGAACACCGGTAGCATTTACTGTAACACCGGTACCGCCCTTAACGAACACACCTGTAGAGTTTGTTGTAAGACCGTCTTGACTGTTTACAAACACACCAGAAGAGTTAGAAACTATACCGTTGTTTGCAACTACAGCAATAGTAGCTGCTCCACCTTCTGAAGAAGATGAACCAGAAATACCAGCACCAGCTGTAATAGAGGCAACATAGTTACCTGTTGTATCTGTACCAAGAGCTACAGAGTCAGCAGCAATAGTTGCAGTAAGTGTACCACCAGTAAGATCTGTAAGTGTTATAGAACCAGAAAGGTCACCGCCAAGAGTAATTGTTGGTGATCTATTAATAGTGCCTGTAACAAATAGATTTGATGAGATTACGGTATTTGTACCAGCAAATGTATTATTTCCACTATAACTACCATTTCTTGATAGTGTATCTGACATTGCATTTGAATAAGCATTTGCAGCTTTATTGTCTGCATATGTATTTAAATCAGAGGCAGTATTTCCACCAACAGTTACAGCATTAACAGAGGTAACAGAAGCACCATTACCAGCAATATTTGTTACTGTAAGTGTATTTGTTGTTTTATTAAAAGTAAAGTCAGCATCACCGGCAAGGGCACCATCATCATTGAACTGTACCTGAGTATTGGCGCCAGAAGTAGTTGCCGCGGGAGCTGACCAATAAACACCGCCTGATGAGTTAGAAGTAAGGATTTGACCGGCAGTTCCAGATGCACCATTTGCATATACAGCAGTAGGAACAAGGTTTGCTACGATAATCTTATCTATGCCAGAAGTAGCGTTTGCAACTAGCGCTTGGTTAGCAGTAAGAGTACCAGGATATCTTTTGCCTGAGATTGGTTCTACAACACCATTTGCACCGATGAAGAGTACATCACCATTAGATGACCAAGCTAATTCACCATTAGCAAGAGAAGTTGGTGTTGCTGTAGTAGTACTTCTTTTAATTTGAATTTGGTTTGCCATTAGTGGTCCCTCTATTTTTTTTAATTATTTATATTCTAGAACGTTCCACCTTCTAGAGTGCCTTCTACTTCACTCAAATTCACTTTTTTAACCTCATATGTATCTGTATTTGCATTGTATACTAAAGTAGAACCATCCTGTGGTGTTTCTGGTTCTAAAACATCGGCTAATTGATCTAATCTTCCAGCATTAGTACTAATTTGAGTTGTATTTTTTAATGTAACTGGAGTAGAAGATTGAATGACTTCTCCTGTTACATTAGCTGACACTCTTATAGACTTCTTTGCAGAAACTACTATATTAACCATTATCTAGTAACCTGTGGTGTGACTGTAACTATACCTTCAACTATTCTTGATATAGAATTTGAAGCATCTGTTAATTCAACATCATATACATATCTTCCACCAACCATATTTGCTGTTTGATTTGCAGTCAATGAGAGAGTTATAACTCCAGCAGTTGCATTTATAGATGTAGAAAAAACTACAGAGTTTGATGAAGTATAATGTTTTCTAATCTGTGAATTTGCAGTATAACCAGAAAGAATTAGAGGATCACCATTTTCATCAGTCAAGTTTAGATCAGTTGTATAAGTTGTTCCTTGGTCTATTACTAAGTTTGCTTTAGTTGCCATTTTTATACACCCAGTGCAAATCGAGTAAACTTAACAGTTGTGTTTGTCGAAACAGGAGTACAATTAATAAACATATGAGTAGCATTTGCTCCAGCAGATATTCCAATAACCGAAGTATTAGTAAACATTGTTCCGTATTCAGTCACATACGCCGTTGTGCCGTCATGTATGACTAATATTTTACTAACTTGATATGCATTTGCTGTATTATTATTCGCTGATATTAGATATTCGGCTGATCTAGTAGAAGATAATGTTACACTATCCATTACTTGTGAAGAAGTTCCAGTAAAAGTAATAGTATTTGAATTAACAAAAGATCCTAAAGAAGAAGCTAAAGTAGAAACTGTAACAACATTACTGCTGTTCAGAACTATCATTGATGAATTAACTACTACATTTACAGAAGAGTTACCCACATTTATCTGAGAAGTTGTTATATTAACATTAGCACCAACATTAATGCCTGTAGTAGCATTTGCTGTAGTTGTATTGAGACCGCCAGAAGCATTAGCAAGTCCAACAACTGTTAAAGTATTAGAAAAAGAAACAGAATTAGTTACAGCTAGCTGTTGGCTAATTGAAACGTTAGAACTAAATGTAGCATTACCTGTTACTGCTAAAGTATTAGAAAGAGTTGTGTTACCAATTACTACAAGCGTATTAGAAAGTGTAGTATTGCCTGTTACTGCCAACGTGTTAGAAAGAGCTGTGTTACCTGTTACTGCTAGTGTATTTGCGAACGTTACACTTCCATTTACTACTAGAGTGTTAGAAACTGTAGTATTACCTGTTACTGCTAGAGTATTAGAAAAAGTAGTATTGCCCGTTACTACAAGCGTATTAGAAAAAGCGACAGAGTTAGTTACAGCTAGCTGTTGACTAATTAAAACGTTTGCACTAAATGCAGTATTTGTTTGAAAAGTTATAACACTATTTGTAGTAACGTTGCCGCCTTTAATATTTGTAGCAACAAGGGTGTTTGCTCCAAAGTGGCCATTTACGAAACCATTACCAGAAGTTAGAGCTCCAGCCGCATTAGCAGTAACTACTTCAGTGTCTATAAGTGTAATGATAGCATTCGTTCTATCAACCCAGTTCTGGAATGTGTCAGATGCTGTATTGATAGATGAAAGTGTTTTAGACATAAATTAATTCCGTTCTACGACTTTAATTAAAATGTTTTTTAGTTCTTCTATTTGATTCTCTAGATTTTTCACTTTTTCAGCAGCTTCAATTTGTTTTTTAGCATTTTGTACTGCCGCTTTCGTTAACAATAATTCATTTTTATTTCTATTTATTATGAATCCGGTCTTCTTATCTTTAAACATACCTGTAGCAGATGTTTTAGTATACTTTTTCCGAAACATTTTTTTTCGTTTTTTCTTATCTTTTTTTACATCTTCTTCTTGTGTTGTCATGTAGATGTTGCCACAGCTCGCATGTTACTTATAAACGGTGTAATGTATTGATCATTTGATAAGAATACTATCTTAAGAGCAAATGTATCAAACTTATCAAATTCTGTCATGCTAGAACTATAATATCTAGCAACGTTATCATTTGCTTTATTATTGAAAGCCTGATACTTATAACCTAACTTATCTATTTTAAGACCAGATCCAGCAACACTTACATTTGATATCTCTGTTTGTAGAGTTATTAAAGTATTATTAACTACATTTGATACTACTGCTATTTCATAAGTATTTGGGAATAACGCTGGATATATTTTAACTAAGTCATTATTAGCAAAATTTGTAGTAAACGTTGTATCTACACCAATAACATTTGTTTGGTTTATTGTAGTAGTTACAACACCATTTGAAGTAAATGTTGTGTTTGGATATTGCGGAAGTCCATAAGTAAATTCAATCAAATCAGATGTAGTAGAAGAAAATAATTTACTTGCTGAAGACTTAAACTCTAACAAACTCCAATCTTTATCGTCATACGCATCTTTATCTTTATTGTTATAAAGTTTTGCATAAACTCTAAAGTTTGTACCCTGTGGTCTGTAACCAGTAATGTAAACTAATAAATCTTCACCAGATACTTGTGGATCAAGATTAATTCTTGTAGTTATATGTTTACTAAAAGCATTACCATATTTTGTATTTTCATTTGTATCATCGTCATTAATAACATAACGATACAACACGATGTTAGCTAGATTACTCTGCATTTTTGGTGCAACAAAATCATTGTTAAATGATGGTGTTATAGTAATAGCTACTGCGTTACTCTGTTCATACGCATATATTGGAGATGTATTAATAGTTACTATTTCACGAGATCTAGATGGCACGACGATAGCGTCTTCTTTTTTATAGAAGTATTCGTTGAACATTCTAATAGGTTGCGTGAAAGGAGTAGCATCAACTATGACATCTCCGTTTGTCGCTAGAGTATAATTAAACTTTGCTTCTGCATCAAATGTAGCTTGTGCAGGAGCAATAGTATCAATAGCAGCAACCATTCTGTTTACTTTAAAATCTACTATATTAACGTTTGAAACTGAAGCGCCGGATTGATCGCCAACTATAGTAGAGTTATTAGTAAAGTATAGATCGCTGTTTGCCTGTGAATAATAAAGCATTAATAGTTTAGCTCTACCACCGTCTAAATATGAATTTTTAAGTGAATGAACCCAAGCAACAGGTGTCTTATAAAAAGTACTTGTCGTATTTGTAAATGAAGTAGGTCTATCGATAGTTAGTATCGTGTTAGATGTTACACCTACTACTTCCCTTAGTTCGACGTTTGCTCCATTATTAATAGCAATATATTCTGAATCTGAACCCTGTAAAAATGTCGTATCAAAAGTAGTTCCATTGCCGGTTACAGTAGTAGAACTATTACTTACAGAGAGTGTTCCTGATAAGTTTGATTTTACCTGAAAAACTTTTTCATTACCATAGAAATTTGTAGTCGAGTTCAATTCATTAAAATGCATGAATTCATAAGATTTATTTCTAACTTCTAGAGCAGTAACATTTGAAATAGCAGTACCTTCATAAGCATATCTGGCAGCATTAATATTAAATTTTAAATCTATATTTGCTGATGATATCCAATTACTAGTATAAGCAGAATAAGTAAAATAATTACCAATATATTGACCGTTTACACCACTAGATAGAGTTTTAGTACCTAGTAACCATTCATTTTCTTTTGCTGTATATAGTTTATACTCAGGTGTGTTACCATCATATCTTACAACTATAGCATATTCTGTATTTGTTTTAGTAGGAATGGTGTCTGCAAATACAAACTTAGTAGAAACAGACGCGTCTGTACTTGTATTTATTTGATCATATTCTAGTCTTGCAGATGGCATAGAACCGAGACTGCTTATGACCGGTAATCTATTTTTACATGGAACCAATAAAACAGTTACACCTGGGCTTTTCAAGCCACCAACACTTTTAGGAGTTGGTTTTTCTTTAAAAAATAATTCTACACTACTAATACTAACTTCTGTAGCGTTTTTTACTACTGAAGGATCAATAAAAAACGTTTGAGCTAAAGTAAAAGTAGGAGCAGGTTCTCCAACAGTTGAAAATGAGTTATTATCAATAGTATCAATATTATAGTTTTTTAGTAAACTTCTTCCAAGAATTAAAGTTTTTTTACTTGTACCGTCAGGAGTTTTTACTATAAACTTTTTATTTAAAAAAGCACCAAAGTTATCGAACTTTAATTTAGTCTTTTTTAGTTCTTGACTAGTATTCGTTTCGGGTACGAAGAAATAAAATGCTAGAGTACCATTTTCATCTGTAACTAATGGATCACCTATCTCACCTATCGTTATTACATCATCTTTTCTAGTATTAGTATCACTAAAATTATAATCATCAAAAAATATTTTTCTATTAATATGATCTGCATTATATGGAATAGCATTTCCAGATGAATCTTTATTCTGACTCTTATTATTATTAAGATGATTATTATATACAGCTTGATAATTAGTGCTTTTTTTAACCTGTAAAGTATGTTGTGTTATGTCAGTAACATCTTCTTCATAGAACTTATGTTCAGTATTTGGTTTTAAACCATAAATCAGTATTTCAACAGTTGTATTTTTCAACTTGAATTTTGAAGGGTTTTTATACTGACTAATATAGGCTTTTGACATTTATAATTTCCTCGTTCTTCTTAACATACTATTTAGTATTATTCATCGCCGTCATCATCATCATCATCATCGTCATCTTCACCATCATCGGTATCTACACCACCATCTTCTGGATCGCCGTGAGGTGAATCAGCCCACTGATAGCTATCAGTATTATCATCTACATCAGGTGTTGTGACTTGACCACCGCCATCAGGTTCATCTGTTGGTAGTGGTAGACCGGTCAGGCCACCATCTATATAATCTCCGGGATCATCTCCCGGATCACCATCCTCAGTAATGACTATGACGTCGCCGCCTCCGCCGCCACCATCAGGTGTTACTACTATTCCATCATCATTTGGAGGTGGAGGTTGAGGTACAATTACTACTGGTTCTGTAGCAATATTTTGTGATACTATAGCTACTTCTGTATATGGAAAATCATATACATCACCAGTATCTAAGCTAACATTCAAAAGTTCTGTAAGAGGATGTAATTGTCTATTAGCAGCATCTAGATAAGATGTATATTCTGGGTTCTTAGTATCACTAAGATTATTATTTGTAAAATCATCAATAAAGAAACCATACTTAAATCTATTAATATCTGGAGATATTGAACTTGGAATCACTTTGTTTTTGAGTTGGCTTTCTGCTAAGCTCAATGAAACAGCATATTCTAAGTTACGCACTCTTTGATCTATACGTGCGATATCTTTCATTTTATAAGCTTTTGGTTGAGATTCTTTAATCTCACCATTACTAATTAGATCTCTAACTATTTTGTTATTAACTCTGCTTGTAAGATATCTTTCACTTACAATTTTTTTATCTAAAATTGTTTGTACATTAGCAGATGGATTTTGTGCAATAGTTGGATAAGCAGGAATACTTAATAGGGAAATATCTATACTGTCTCTATTAGTACCTGATCTCTTTTTATCTGCTTTTTCACCGTTTGTACCAGTCTTAATTGTAATCGTATTATTTTTATTAACTGTTACAACGTCTGTTCTTCCAACATAATACTCAATAGTGCCAGTTAATACTGTTCCTGGATATGGAAATTTCTTTTCAGAAGAACCAATATTAAGAGTAGTGTTACTTGGTGGATTTACAGTTGCAGCTTCCGAGTTTGTTGTTAGTGTTGCAGAAGATATGACTGCTGGTCTAAAGTCAAATGTTGTCAATAGATCATAGTAGATACCTACATCAGTTTTTAATTCTGGAACTTCAAGAGTGTTTATCTGTGTTGTTAATGCACTTAATGCTTTTGAATCAACATTTGCTATCTGCGCAGCATTTGCTGTCAAATAAGACACAGGTGTATAATAACCGTTTGTTGACGTATTAAATCTATCAACCTGTACTAACAGCCAGTTGGTAGTGTTTGGTCTAAACGAGATATCAGGCTTAACATACAGATAACCCTGATCATAATAATCTGCTGTTTGATTATGATCTACATAGAAATAATCAGTAACATCAGTACTACTTGTATTAACTGAACTGTTTGTTCCTAGATAAACTTTTCTAAGTCTAAAAATGTCTGATACACCGAGATGCCAAGGACCAGTGTTATTTGCTTCATTATTTGCCATAGCAAGTTTGACAAATAAGTTTCTATCAGCAGTCTTAGTTCCTTGAGCTGCACCATCTCTTCTAACATTATAGCCAACTATCATGTTAGAATTACCTGGTGATTGGATAGCGAGACCCATATTAATAGTTAGAATATTATTATTAGCATCTACGTTTGCAGAATAACCATCTCTATCACCAAACGGAATAGAGATATATCTAGGAAAATATCTCTTGATTTTTGAATTAGCTTGAGTAAATGATAAGTTTGAATTTAATTGAATAAAAGTATTATTTACAACATTAATTACTAGTTTTTTATCATATGCTGTGCTATTTGCATAGACATAAACATAATCACCGATTCTGAGGTCTGTAATAAAAGAAGTACCGGTGCCAACAAGATTTGCTGAAGTAGTTGTAGCTGCTGCATTACCAGTGATTGCTACATTGGCGATCATGCCTTCTTGAGCAGGAGCTACATAAAGTTCTCTAAGTTGTTCATCACTTAATGTAGCATTAGATGAATATGGGAAAAACTCATCTGGTGTTGATGATAATGAAAGTGTAATACTTCCTGAAGTAGAATTAAGAGAAGCGTTTGATACTATGGTTCTATAGATATATTTAATATTATTAGCATTTTTAAGGTATCTTGTAGTATCAAATATTAATCTACCTCTACCCTTAATATTTGCTATGTCTACAGCTGTTGTTGGATCTAGATCTAACACTATATCAGCAATGCCATCAGCAGCAGCGCCATTATAATAAACGCTCTTAACATCTTTAAAGTTTTTACCAGAATCCATATCAATATCAAAAAGATATAATCTATAGATTGCAGAACTTGTGCCAGGCACACCATTTTCTAAGGTCATTGATCTCATTCTAGCATAACCAATTTTGGTTCCTGCTGGAGCGATTGTTTCTGCTAGAGCCAACGATGAATTAGAAACATAGTCTCTTGCTGTATCATAGAGTTCTAACTGATCACCAGTATTAAATTGGAATAAGCCAGCAACATCTGATATTCTAATGTAATTTTGATAACCTAAGCTGATACTAAAAGTATTTGTTACAACTGTATCAGTACCTTTTTTGATATCCTGAACATAGTTTGCATCAGTAACTACTCTATAACCGTTTATATAACCTCTACCAGGATCTACAACAACTGAAATAGTATTTCCTTCAAAAGAACTATTTGCTGGTGATCTCGTAGTGACATTGAACTGGTCTAAAACATAATTGCCGCTGGCATCTCTGGTTCTTTCTGCCATCTCATCGTTTATGACGTTATAAGCAGTAAATTGATTTTGTTTATATGGCGAACCATCAGAGAAGCTAGTAAGTATATAAGCTTCTGCATTTGATTCTGCTATATCTGTATTAGATAATACTAAGTTGGCAGTAAGCTTTAATCTGTCTGCGCCGGGAGCAGTTTCGTTTTGAGTACCAAGAGCGTTATCAAGTAAACTAGTATCGATGTTAGAATTAATAATATCTTCTTTTGTTTCAAAAACTACCGAAATATTATTCGGTGTATTATTATATTTTGATACTATGATATTTTGAGGATACACTTTAATAAAGTGACCTTTTTGATATATGATACCTTCGCCTACACCAAATTGATAGCTATTACCCGTAGCAGACGCTCCAGAAGCGACTTTAATTTTTTGAACAAAGTTTCTAGCTTCCAAATCTAGTACAGCCAAACCGCCGCTGTTGTCTATAGATCTTACTCTAATATTTGGTGCTATGCTATAGTTTATACCTCTTTGTACTACATCTATAGTATTAATCTTACCGGCAGCTGTTGTTTTTAGAACTGCAGAAGCTCCAGAACCAATCTTTCCTACGACTGTACCAACAGCTGTATTTCCTGTGTTTCTTATTTCTGAATTTGCTGCTATAGTCCAACTATTAGATGTAGCAGATGAGTTCGCTAGAACAACATCTCTCGGCTTTATTTTTAATATGACATAACCTGAAGAAGCCAGCGTTGTATTATCAGCTTCAATAATCTCTACGTTAGCGCCAGTAGTTTGGTCGATTATATATTGGCCATTAGTAAATGTACCGGTAGATGTATTTACAACTATAGCAGATGTGATGATAACACTATCTGAGTTAGAAAATGATATACCACCATTGTTAATAATAATAGAACCTAAATTATAATCTTTTGAATATACTGTTAGTTCTTGATCTGAAGAAAAACTATATTCATTTCCGGAAGCACCAGCATTAATATATGTAAGATAAAGTGTCTTTAGATCCGGATCTGTACTCTCATAACCATCTGATACGTTAATGATTCTAGCTACAACGTTGTTAGCATTTTTTACTCTGAAACTTTGATTCAAGTAGTCTACTGATACGGGATTATTATCAATATCAGTATCAAGAATCTTTACATATTTAATAGTATTAGTATAGCTAAAGTTACATCCATCTATAATAGTACCGCGCTTGAAGATATTATTCCCAAATCTTTCGATCTGTGATTGTAGTATGGCTTGCATTTGGTTGAGTTCTCTAACCTGGACAGAAACACCAGGCTTGAACAAAACTCGATGAAAGTTCTTTGTCTCATCATAATCATCGAAATATGGAGATACGTTGAGATCTTTTTCGATAGCCATTTAAACCCCTTAGAATTCAAAAATTATTTTAAACGTTTCTTTTTGTGTATTGCTTCTTTCAACCGCTTCAATATTATTCAAATATAAAATCTCGCCAGATCCATATACTAGTTCTCCAATATAAGAATTGGATACATGAGCTATAGCAGTGCTATTTGAACCAATTACCGTATAAGATACATTACCAACATTACCAAATTGAAAATTGCCAGTAGTATTTGAAACATAAAGTATCACACCATTACTAACTGTATTTATAGTGGAATGAAGAGCAGCTTTTGCAACGGTCGTGTTAGTTTGATATATTATTTCATTTTCGCTAAAAGTACCAGAAACTACATTTCCAATAAACTTATTAAGTTGTATAAATGTATTAAATCCTTTAGATACATCGCTAATAGTAATAGTACTAATATTTGCATGAGCTCCGGACTGTTCACCTATGACCACATCGCCAGTAGCAAATATACCTTGAGTGTTTGATAATAACACCGAGTTAGCTTGAATGATATCTGATATGTATGCATTTGAAGTAATATTCGGTATGTATATCCAAGCGTTATTAGAAGTAAAATTACTATTTGATGTTAACGTTATCTGTGAAGAATTAACAATTGAATTGACTGTTACAAGAGAGTAGTCAGAAGAATCTGACTTCATTAAAAGTAGTTTATCACCGACATTTACTTGATTCTCAAAGTCAGCTGTGCTACATATAATATTAGCAGTTGATGAATTAGAAATAGCATTTATATTAATTCTAACTGGTTCTATTTTTACTATCTTTTCTCCTGACGTCAAAGATCCAGTAATTGTATCAAAATTTAGTTTAACGTTATTGAACAGAGGATCTCTTAATAGACCTACTTGATTAAACTTATTTGAAGTTAGTATTGTATTGCTTTCATTATTTGAAAATTCAACACTTATTATTGCTGATGTGCTATATAATTCATTTTCTGGGCTTGAACCGTGACCACCTGGAGGTGAATATATTGGTCTAACATTTGCTTCAACAAATCCATTAGCAGCTTTTACTATTGAATTAGCTTCTATAACAGCAGTATGATAGGTATATCCAACACCCTGATCGAGCATCTCAATTCTATATACACTATTACTTGAGCTGCTGTTTATTAAAGCTCTTGCTACAGCATTTACTGTTTCTGTTTTAGAACTAGTTATTTTAATGCTTGGATATATTTCATATTCGGAACCATTTGTAGGTGAAATAGTAAATGCAGATTCTAATTCTATATAATTTCCATTAGAATTCGTGAAATAGTTAGTTATTTTTTTAAACTGACCTAATCCAGTTCCACCTGAAATATAGATTAAACAATCTGTATAAAATCCATTAGATAGACTTAATGAATTATTAGAAATTTCATATAAAGTAGAATTACCATTTACTTTAATTTGACTGCCAATAAAAGTTCCTTCTGTATAATTATCATATCTTTTTCCAGGATCAATAATATTGATGATATTGATAGAGCCGGCTACTGCGTAATTAATTACAGATGTATTTGCTACTATTGGAAAATAATCTTGATTTGAAAATTTGTTTTTATCTGCTGCAGATACAGAATACATGTATTTCCAACGATAACCATCGGATGTTTCATACACGTCAGTATTTGCTCCAGAAATATGTGATATATCAGGAGTAATAGTAGAATATGTGTTTCCATTATTATCTAAACATTTATATACGTGATAATAAGAAGAAGCATTAACTATGGCATAATAATCTTTTGTATACAATAATGTATCTGTATCATCATACATTGCATATTTTGTATTAGAAACATATGGTATATTTCTAATAGCTAACTTTACGTCGTTAGGTGTAACACGTTTTCCCATTATCATGTTTTGATAAGTATCAAATATAACATCTCTGTCACTAGTAGATATGTCTCTAATTTCTGCTCTATCATATTGATCACCAACAAATACATAATATGCAGTATTAGTTGTCTCAGAAACAGACTCTATAAATTGAGTTGCAACATGGTGTTTATTATGTATAGTTACTAATTTAGTTGCCATCATTCTACCGTTATATCTGTATCTAATATATTAATTTGTGCATTTAATACATCAGAATAAATGAATCTTGCAAAATACTTTGTTCCGGCCAAGTGAAGGACCTGTTTTAGCATCTCTTCATATTTATTAAGTTTTACAGAAGACTGTATTTCATATGAATAATCTTGATAATATAAACCATCAAACAGCTTCTTAGTATCACTCAAGAACCCATCATTTTGTTTATAAAATCCACTAGCTTCTCCATGTGTTTTTAACACAGCAGTTCCAGTAGCAATAGAATCATTATTTGTTGATGTGATGGTAACGGATTCTAATTTTTTATAACCATATCCGGAGTCTAGTATCTGTAACTCACTTATTGCACCTATTGAAGTCTGTGTTTCATCGTTAATGACTGCATTAAATCCTAAGTAATCTGAAGTAAATTGTATTTGAACGTTTGTAACATTCGCAAATGAACCACCTGTTTCACCATATATTCTAGTTGAACTATTCGTTGTAATAGTAAAATTATTTGTGTCTTTAAATCTCAATCTTTCTAAAATCAACGTTGTAGTATTTGCAAATTTTACTATGCCTCTGGAACTATTATTATCTTGAGTTACAACTTCTCCAACTGCGTAGCTGGAAGTAACGTTTGCTATGTTTAGTATAGCATCTTGTTTTAAATAACGATATGTTTTTGGTTCATATACAAGTACGAAAGGCGGAGCACTATAATTAGATCCTGGATTAATTGCTCTAAGAGCGTTTATTTTACCAATCTGATTATTTGTATAAGTTAATGCATTCGCAATTACTGTAGTTAAATTTGCTGTCGGTAAAGCAGTAAAGTTATAAACACCACTAAGAGCATTAGATGATACACTTGAAATATAATTTGTGTTTATATCAACATATTCTGTATAGATTAAATCATTTGATATGCTAAAAGAAGCTCCGCTTCCGGTACTAATACTTTTTACTACAGCAGTAGTATTATAATTTTCTGTGTTTGAATAGAAATAATTATTGCTATAGCTAGAGAAAGAAAAAGCTGGATCTATTATGCCAATTTTTATTTCAACAGAATCAATGTTAGCAATTAAGTTATTACTATAAAGTGGCAATGTTCTTCTAAATACACCATGACTGTCAGATACTGTTAATATGCCATTAGAACCAACGGTAGTTACATATTTTATTATTGTACCATTAGCTATGACAGTGTTAGAGCCAGGATCAACCTGATACACAATATTGTTAGCAACAAAAACATTATTGCTATTAACAGTGTATAGTATTAAATTACTTGAAGTACCAATCACATTTCCGGTTGCTGTTCTATCTGCATAACCATTTGATACTGATTGATTAGCAGATACAGCATTTCCTGTTGTATAGAATGCATTTGCTTGTAAGTTGCCAGAATATTTAATAATGAATATTTGACCATTTGTAGCTGTATTTGTAGAAGACGATATAACTTTTCCTTCACCCCTTACTGCATTATTTGGGTGATATGTGTAGATATAATCTCCAGATGTAAATACACCTGTACAGTTTAAGAAATTTATATTAGCTAATGGTTGTACAACACTATTAAATATTTCGAAATAATTATTGGTACTTATATTTGAAGTTACAACATTACTTAATGTTAACACTTTATCTGATACTAATACTTCTGCATTTGCTGTATACGCATATCCACCATTTATTAGTTCAAAATTTACAGTTCCAATAGTACTAGCAATATTACTTACTCTAGCTTTAGCACCAGCTCCAAAGGTAGATTCAAGATTTACTATATCACCAATATTGTATCCGGCGCCAACACCATATGTGCTAACTAAAACTTCATTTAATGAACCTATAATATGAGGTTTTTTTTCACTATCAAATATATTTTCTGCAGTATTGACTGCTTCATCTGTTATAAAATTGCCATTTAATGAAGAAATATAAGCTATATCTACCAATACATTTTTAATACGTTTTCTGACTATTGCATCTACATATGCAGTAGCTTTGCTAGTCTGACCTGTGATTGTTTTTCCGGTTAACTTATAATTATGTGGACTGCAGTTTAATTCTAAATATTTTTGTTTTTTCCAAACACCAGAAGATAATGAAAATACATCTTCAGCTGGATAATATATCTCAGCAGGAACACCGAAAACTAGTTTAAACATTAAGTCTATAGCTCTTTCGGTACCCTTAGATCTATAAAGATCTAGTGTATGCTTCAAGAGTTGTCTAGTATTAGTAGTTGTTTCGAATTGAATATTTTTTAAATATTTCTCTTTAAAATAAACTAAGAATTGATCTGTAGTTTCATCAAGATCTTTATACTCGAAAAAATTTCTTGAATGTTTTAAAGAGTTTTCTTGTTCTAACCATCTATAATATTGTTTAACAAACTCAATAAAAACTGGTCCTTCTTCTCTATAGATAGAAGGAAATTGACTTTCTATGAAGTTTGAAATCTTTTTTTGTACAACTTCCATTATACTCTAACCGGCTCGATACTTACTTTAATCTCGGAAGATTCAATTGTTAATATAGTGTTTTTACCAACACTAATATCATTGTCTTTTGGTTTTGCATATATTTTGAAGTCATTTCCCTGGAATGCATCTGGTATAAAATTAATTAGTTTAAGAGTTCCAGTATCATAATTAACTGTACCAATATCAATTATTTTTTTATGCACATCGCCTATTAGTTGAACTATTTTTAATATTCCACTGCTATTATCTTCTATTAAACATTCAATACCGTTGAATGTAAATACTGAACTAGTTATAGTGTGTCTATCTGTTGCTAGATATTGATCTGGTAATTCCGGAAGATCATTAATTAAAGGAACGTTGAAATTAATATCATAGTTTTGTCCTACACCCAGCTGTAATTTAATCTTTTTATAGATCTGTAACTCTGTTAAGTTACTAACAATACTTGTATCAGAACTATCTATAGAAGAATTAAATTTACTATATCTAAGTGTAGTATTAAAATCATTTAAATATTCAGTATTATAATTTGTAATAGATTGAGTTACTAGTGATTTTAATCTTTCAGGTGTAGCTTTAGATATATTGATATTGTATCTGACTTTACTTGTGACAGAAATATATGTGAATATAGGTTCGATTATGATCGGATCAATTGACAGTGGTGATCTTCTTTTTATGAAAGAATAATACTCGTTCTTTCTATTTTCCGGTATACCTTCTACATCAGAAACATCGATAGCTATGAATACTTTACCAAATCTAGGAGGATCAACTTCTTCGCCACCATAAACAGATAAAGTATTGATTTCCGGAAACTGTGTCTTTAATATGATCTCATAATCAGAAGGTGTTACAGCTCTTTCTTGTATTTGAAAGTGCCTAGGAGCATAGTACTTAACTGAATTAATTGATTCTCTTTCTAATCCACCAATAGATTCTTCTAATACAGTTAAACTCGGAGTTTCTAATAAATCTCCACCAGTTGGATCAAAGTTTATACTTAAATCTTTAGCTCCATTGCCTATAATTCCTCTAGAAACTCTATAGTCTAATATGATAGTAGATCTATCTTTTGGCTTTTTACCAATAATACCATCACCAAATATTACTTCGTAATTTCCTAGATCACTAGCCTGTAAGAAAAACACTTTAGATGTATTGCTTAATCCTAAAAGTGTTGAAGCTAATGAGTAGTTTTCTCCTACATCATTGCCATCTTCATATACAGTAACTGTCAAACTTTCTGTATCGATATTTTTATTTGTAGCTATAAATCTTTGATTTTCTTGATTATAATCTACTATAAAAGATTCTTTTAAATAGATACCTTCATACACATATGTTTCGAAATTAAAAGATGTATTAGGAGAAGAAACCGTAATACTTTCTGGAATAGTAAAGATAACAGAATCATTTTTAATGATAGATGTGAATGAAGAACCCTTCTCAATTAAGTACGGCTGTGTATCTCCAGAAGCTTGAAAATCAACTCGTATTTTACATCTTGAAGATCTAGCAGATCTAGGAACATAATTCAATTCTTTAGCATGTGAAAGCACAGAAGCTTCAAGCTGGGAAGAATCTAAGAAAGCTTCTGACACAGCCATATTAAGATAAAAAGCATTCTTATAAGAGTTATAAGCAAGTAGGTCCATTAATACCGAAATATTAGAACCTTCGAAATCATAATCTTTAAAAGTATCTTGTGATCTTAAGAAGTTTTTAAAGTCATTTTTTAATGTATTAAAATCTAAACCTACTAGGTTTAATGAGCTGTTTGCCATTATCTTACTCTATTTAAAATTAAATTTAATGTTATCTCTTCAGGTATATTTATGATTTTAAATACGACTTTTACATAGTAAGCATTATTTTCGGCGTTAGGTTGAACATCAATGTTAACAAGTCTGGCTCTTGGTTCATGGTTCTCAATAGATTCTTCAATAGTTGTTCTTACTAATTCTGCTGTAACTGGATCTATTGGCTCAAATAATAATGTAGCCATCTTAGAACCAATAGTTGAATTAAAAAATCTTTCACCATTACCTGTTAGTACTAAGTTTTTAACTGAATTCTTAACTGCGTTCTCGTTAGTAGTTTTGGCCAGATACCCAGTTAAAGGATTCAAATCTAGATTATTTGTAAAGTCTGCATAGAATATTGGTTTATCTGATAAACCGGTGTATCTGTCTGAACGTGCCATTTAATTATCCTGCGAATACGTTTCCTGAGCCAGCTGCTACAGATGTACAGCCTGAAATTCCATCTCCAACTCTACCACAACCTTTACCATTAATAAACACTTTTGTAGAACCAGTAGTTATTGGCGCACTATGTGAAGGACAAGGATCATCACTCGGAAGAAGATGTGATGTATTATTATCACCTTGTCTACTTACACCAATACCATTAACAAACACATCACCAGAACAACCACTCCTTACCATGCCGGAACAGTGTGCAACATCTGCATCGCCTTGTCTAGTTACTGCTGGCATTACTTTGTTTCTCTCTTCATTAGTTCTTGTAATCTATGATTCCACTTATCAATCTCATTGTGTTGTTCATGTGTATGAGGACCATCAGGTACTTCTGGTATAAATTTTATTACATTATCAAAAGAATCAGGTATATCTTCATATTTATCGTATTCAAAAAGAATACCATCTTTTAATATGACGAATAAGTGTGCCATTAGTTCAGATCAATCCTTGGAGCTGTCTGTGTCATGTTACCATCGGAAGCAATGTTTGTACTACCACCAACAAGAAGATTAAAGTTACCAGAACAATTGAGATCCATATTTCCACGAGCTCCAATATAGACGTCTTCTCCTGCCATCTTTAAATTGCCATGAGCATGAACCAGAGCATCACCACCGACTGCGATAGATGCATCTCCACCAATCTCAACATGTGCTCCTGCTCCAACACTTAATCTTGCATGACCACCTATCTTTATATCGCCATTTTCTTGAATTGTTAGTGTTAGACCACCTTTTAAATAGTTTTGTTTATTACCAACACATACTTCTACTGATTTACCATCATCTGATATCTCTGTATAAGTTCCAGACGGGTGTTCAACTCTATATCTTTTTGCACCATCAGTATCATCCATAGTGATTCTATGTCCACCAGGTGATTCTGTTACATTTACTTTAGAATACTTTGCATTAAAAGTAGTTTCTGGTAATCTTTCATCGTCTCTCTGAATAGCCATATTATACCTTCTTTAAACTTTGTATCTGTGCAGATATTGATTCTCTTAGTTTTATGCTATTTGTTTTAATTAAATCAACGTGAGATGGCAATTTGCTTGAACCAGTATCTGCGATCTTAGTGCCGAGATCTACTATCAAATTACATTGTTGTGTATATAGTATTTGATTCTTTAATGTCTCAGTAGATTTTATGATCTTACTAGAATTAGATCTATATGTCGCCGCATCTTTGGGGTTTATCGAATCGATTGTTTTAATAACTTGATTAACTAATTCCAGCAGAGCGATTAGTTGCAATAGTAAATTATTATTATTATCTTCTTTTTTATTTTGTGTTACTTGTTTTAAAACTTGTTGAAACGCTGCAGCACCTACCATATTCAAAGCTTTGCCTGCAGGTGAATTCTGCAAACCCTTCATCATGCTAAGAGCTCCAGCACCGAGTGTTCCGGCTGCATTTGATGGATCAACTTTTTTTATTTGATCTATAGCATTTGCACCAGTAGGCACTTGTGTTCCAAGTGTTTTTAGATCACCAAACTTAGATGGACCATTTGCTTCTTTCTTAGCAAAAGAAGTTAGTCCTTTAGTATCAAGTTTTCTTTCTCCTGTAGCAGATACAATATATCTTAGATCTTCTGTCTTAATATTAAATTTTCCAGGATCTTTAGATATACCAGATGGGATATCTCTACTCTCTTGACTTAAACTGCCATGTTTACCAGCGCTTGGCGCAGTAGCTAAAATATATGGTATCTGTTTATCGTTATCAATAAACATACCAAGAACACGTGTACCTTTTTGATAAGCTGGAGTTGCACCAGCTCCATCTTTAGAAGCACTAGTTACTGGAAATAGTGGACGAGCATATCTTAATTCGCTGTCTTTAAGCTCAGTCTGATCACCCATGATTCTAATCTTAGCACGACCAGATTTTTCATCATCATTCTCAACATCAACTATTTCTGCCCAGAAAAAATTCATTAATTAAGTTCCTTTGTTATACCCACCCTTAGCTAACTCTAATATAGTAGTAGCTTTAGGTTTAGCATTATACATCTTTATGTGGTGTCTTAAGTTTATTACTAGCATATCACCACCAATAGGATTTCCGGATTGCGCATTAGTCATATCACCTATAGGTTGTGATATATCTGCTGAGACAGCTTTACCAACTGTGCACTTTATACCTGAGTCCATCAACACTTGTATAGTACATTGAGGACCATTTTTTACTTCTTGAACATATCTTTGTTCTTCTGCACTCTTCTCTGCTTGTACTGAGTTTTTTTCTAATCTCTTATCATGTGGTATAACAGTTGTAGATCTTGGTTTACCACTACTGCCATAATTATCATTAACTTTAAACTCACCACCTTTTTTTCCTTCAGCAGGATCTTTTACTTGGCCTTTATTAAACTTAGATTCTGAAGTACTATAGGTGCTAACCTGTGCAGATTTTCTAGAGTTCATGACATCACCAATATCAAACCTGCCGCCAGGACTAAAAGATGTTTTTTCTTGAAAACCAATTATATTATAACTCTGACCTTCCATGTCTTTTATATTTCCACCTTGCGTAGACTTATGTGTAAACTTTGCTACTGGTGACATGTTATCAAACAACTCTTCTAATTGTTTAAAGATATAGTTTCCTTCTTTGTCTTCAAAAAAACAATAAGCTCCAGTCTTATATTTGTCACCGGTTATTCTAGTTCTTATACCATGTATTGCTTCAAATGGATTTAAGTTAGAAACTATATAAGGCTCATTCTCACCTATCATACCTTTACTGCTAGATGCATCAAGGTTACCTTTAACACCAAGTTCATCAAATATCTTTTTTACAGCATCAGAACCGGTTATATTTTTAAATGATTTCTGTACAGTAGTAGTTTTATTCTTTAAAAAAATCTCACTAACTAGATTTAATTTTACACCTTGCACTCTCATATTCTGAGAAGAGTTACCATTTTCTGGTGATAATACTTTAAACTTTCCTGTGTATATTTCACCAGCACATTCAATACTCATCTCTACGTCTTCATTTCCTTTTATTTCTAAGTTTTTCATTACGTTATTTGTATCAGTAATGGTAACTTCAGCAGCTCTAAAGGGTTTAAAAAGACTTTCATAAATCGATAGTTCATAGACGTAAGGTGATAAGTCTGTACCATTTACAGATAATTGTCTTATGGTAACTTCACCAGGTGTTGGCATACTCATGTTGTTAATCCAATAACTTTACTCTTAAGTTTTCAGCGGCTTCTAATGCAAAGTTTGAATCAAGCAATCTAATAGTCTTATTTGCTTCATTTTTTCTTCTTTCATATTCGTAACAAGAGATTGCAGTCCAATATATCGTTTCATCACTTGGTATGTTTTGTGATATGACTTCGCTGTTAGTATATTGAGCTATAGTATTTGTTGAAGGTTGTACCACGTAAAAATTATTAGCTATACTGCCTTCTACATTTTTAATAGTTACTACCGTGCTATTAGCAACAACGACTTCTGCATTAGCTGTAGTTTCAGATGTTGCATAGTTCTGTTTGATATTTACAATCTCACTGGTTGTAAATGAGTTGCCATTTACATTTGAAGTTATAAATGAACTTAAATTTAATTTCATTATTTTATTCGTATTAACTATCCAATCTTCTTCCCTGAGTTTATAAGAAACGATTTTAACACCAGCTCCATAGTCTGGTACATAATATTTTTTTAAAACATCCGGTAAATTATTATTATAAAAAGATACAGATATATCTGAAAGTTCGCCAAACCAATTAAGTTGATAATATTTTATTTTTTGTAAAGCTTTTTCATATGATCCATATGTATCTACTATCATATTATTAAAATCATTTTCAGAGATATACCATCCATAGTATGGATCTATGATTTCATTTTGTAAGTATATTAGCCATTCATATGCAGGATCATTATAATAATAATTTGAAACTTGATCTGGTCTTAAATCATTTTCAATCTCATATAGATAAAACAGATTTTTTCTTCTCAAGATTTTTTGAGAGATAGAAACTCTTTTTGTTATATCTGTACAAGATGTATCATTGTACACAGTATTTGGGAATTTAGTAAAATATGTTTCCATTACTCAGTAATCTCCAAAATTTTGTACAGCGTTAGAATCACCATTCAATACACTGCCTGTAGCTGGAATAACCTGTGTTTGTTTTACTACTTCACCAAATATATTTGGTACTCTCGAAGATACTTCTTCAAATCTAGAAGAATTTTGAACGCTTTCATTTCTCCAAGTGAAGAATGTAAATGTAACTGGTATTTTTATGATGCTATTTGTATCTCCCCAGTTTAATGGTATATCACCAATAGATATTGGGAAAGCTTCATCCATAACATAATGAGCGACTATAAAACCTGAATTATCAAATACTTCTAAATCAATAGTTGATCTGTATTCAGACTTGTATTCTAGTAAAAATTTACTATTAGTACTATTATTGACATCATAGTCCATAATACTACTTACCCATGTTTGAAAGAAATCGTAATTTTTTCTTTTTGCATCAAAATAAATGTTAAATGTGGCATCAGCAAATGATACGGAGTATGGTCTCTTTTCCATAGGACCATAACCATATCTTCTAATTTCATGTGTATTTAAATTAACACCAGGGATAGATGCACTTGCACAAAAATATTCTAAAGTCCTAGCACCGCTTGTTATACTTGCTTTAGTGTCTTCGTTATATTTTTGACTACTACTTAAAATAGTAGGTGGTGTTATAGTTAAACGAAACTTGTTGTTCTGAACTAAGCCGCCAGCTTCATTTATTCTTGATACGAAGTTTTGTACATTAAATGACATTAGATCTTACTCATTGAGTCTGCCCAAACTTTATCTTTTGACTTACCAACAAATCTTTCTGTTGGTAGCATTATTGCTTTGTCCCAATCTTCAGGACTTACATACTGAAAGTTTGATACAACATGACTGAACAAATATCTCTTTATACAAGGTTTAAATTCTTTAAATCTACCAGCAGCATTTAAGAGTTCATAGCTAATCTTAAGTTTAGTTGTATTATCATATTTCTTATTATTTATAGTAGAATACAAAGAGTCCATTAACTTGGCTCTTGTATATGGTGGTATATAATGAAGATTAATTCCTAAGAATCCATCTTTATAAAAGTTAATAGGAAATATTAATGGAAATCTATCATAGTATGGCAAACTATCTTTTGTTTTTGGATCATAAAAAAACATAAACATCTGACCAATAGACGCTGGACTCATCTGTGGACTATCGAAAGCAGTCTGCATCAGTTTATTTGTGTTTACTTTCTTTATATTACCTGCTTCTGTCCTGAACCACTCGCGAGCATCTGCTACATCTTTCTGAGAGATGTTTGCTTTACCTGCCTGTTTGGATAATTTTTGAAAAATATATGCCATTAGTATTTTATGTTCAACTCTTTTTCTGTTAAAATAAGAAACTGCCAATTACGTTCTTTACAGAACTCATGAGCAGCTTTCCACTTAGAGCTATTTATTCCCCAAGTCATGACTTCATTAATATATCTCTTTGTCTTCTTATTTTGCTTTTCTGGTTCTACAGTTTGTTTAAGAGGCTTAATCTCGACAACCAGAGTTTGTGATTTTCCATCTTTAACTTTTTTCTTGATATAAAAATCTGGAAAATAGCGATGTATTCTACCATCTATCGGTGATCTATATGGTATTGAAAACTCTTCACTTCCCCATTCTAATATTTCTGGATGAGAATCTACATAAAGCATGAATTTAAGTTCCCACCCTGACCTATAAATAATATTAGTCGGGTCGCCTTTATATTTTTGAGGATTTTTTGGTTTGAAGTAGCCTTGATGTAACATATGAGTATTTATAGGAAAAAAGATGGCATCTAATTTACAGACTAATCAGTCTAATTCAACACAAAAAACAGAAGCGCCGGGTGTAGCTACACCGGCTGTTGGTGTATCATCTACAACACCAGTAGATGATATTAGTAAAAAACAAAAAGAAGCAACCGGTTCACCACAAAGATATAACTTTTTAGAAGATGAACCTAGATTTTTTGTAAGTATAGGTGTTGGTTCTTTCGAAAGACTTAATGCATTTGAAGTATCAAAAACGACTACATTAGGACAAATAGTATTACCTATTCCTGCAGGAATAACTGATGCTAATCATATTGAATATTCACCTGATACTCTTGGTGATCTTGGTGCAGCTGCGGTTGCTGGAGCAGGAGCTTTAAAGAGTGATGAAGCAACTGAAAAAAATGTTGGTGCGATGGCAGCAGGCATAGGTGCTGGTGCTGTTGCTTCTGCTTTTGGAAATGCTCTTAGTAAAATGACGGGTGGTTCTAATGTAGCTGGGGCTGCTGGTCAAATATTTGGTATGGCTAAAAACAATTTTCAAGTTATCATGCTTAAAGGTCCTTCATATAAAAAACATGAAATGAATTGGAAACTTGCACCTAAATCACAGACAGAATCTGATGAATTAAAAAAAATGATTAATCAAATAAATAATTGGTCAGCACCAGGTATAGCATTTAGTGGAACTTATTTCACATTTCCAAAAGTATTTAATATATCATTTGTTGGAACTGATTATCTTTATAAATTTAAACCTTGTGTATGTACAGATGTCTCAGTAAACTACACTGCTTCTGGTGTACCATCGTTCTTTAAGAATGGTGCACCTGAAAGCGTTAATTTAAAACTAAGTTTTTGGGAATTAGAATATTGGTTATCAGGCCAATTTGGATAATAGTTTAATAATGGAGAAATATAATGTTACCTAAGCTTACACACCCAACTATTGACGTGACTATTCCATCTACTAAGAAGAAGATTCGTCTTAGACCAATGCTAGTTAAAGAAGAAAAGATACTTCTCTTTGCTAAAGAAAGTAAAGAAGATATCGATATCTTTACGGCTATCAAACAAGTAGTAAATAATTGCATAGTAACACCTAATGCAAACGTTAATGATTTTACTATCTTTGATCTTGAATATGTCTTCTTAAAGATAAGAGCATTTTCTATCAGCAACTCTAGCAATGTTTCATATGTTGATAATGAAGATGAAAAGATCTATGATTTTGTTGTAGATCTAGATAAAGTTGAAGTTGTATTTCCAGAATCTGTATCAAACATGATCAAGGTTGATGATAAGATTAATATACAATTAAGACATCCTTCTGCAAAGATGTATGATGATAAAGAAATGCTTTTAAAATCTGACAATTTAAACGAGCTTGTAGATTATGTGATTAAATCATGTATTGAAAAGATATTTGTTGGAGACGAAATACACGATATCAAAAATGCTACTGATAAAGAACTTAATGAGTTTTTAGAAAGCCTTCCGGTTAAAGTCTATGATAGCATTAAAGACTTCTTTAATAATGTTCCATCAGTGAGATATGAAATAAATTATAAGAACTCTCTTGGTAATGACAGGAAGATTGTGCTCTCTACGTTAAACGATTTTTTTACGTTTCGCTGAGCCATAATACACTTGAGAATTACTATAAGACAATATTTAGCTTGGCTCAGCATCATAAATATTCGATAGAAGAAGTTGAAAATATTATACCATTCGAACGTGATATCTATGTTACACTTCTAAATGAATATCTTAAAAGATTAGAAGACGAACAAAAAGCGAAGAAAAATGGCAGATAAAAAGCAGCGTACTCCAGAAAGACAGAGACAAGTAGAATCTCGTGCTAGTCGCATGGAAAGTACTAGAAATGCCAGAAATTGGGATAATTCAGAAGCCAACTTATCTACCGGTCAAAGAGTCAGAGGAATGGCAAGAGCTTCTGTTGCTGAAGCTATTGGTGATAAGTTTGGTATATTAGGACAAAGAGCAAGCGATAAAATAAAAGGTAAGACCGGTCCTAGTATCGGTCAGATGGCCAAAGCCGCTGGTAAAGAAGCTATTGCTGAGAAGTTTGGACCTCTCGGTAAGATAGCTACGATGAATAGAGGTGATAAAAAAGAAAGTAATGCTACCAAATCTAAATCAGATTCGGCTACAGAAAAAACCTCTAAACAATTAACAGATATAAAAAATAGCAATGCAAATAATGCTAATATGCTTAGAAGTATGAAAGGCAGTCTTAGAGCTATAGATCAAAAGCTAGAAGATATTCTATTCTCACAAGAGAGAATGGAAAATATGCTTAATAGAATGATGATGGATAGAAAAGCTTCTGCTTTTAGTGGTGATACTTCTCAATCATATGTGCCAACTCAAGATGACGGTCCACCAGATAATGGTGGTGGACCAAATATTGATATTGATATTAATCGTAGAGGTAGAGGAGCTAGAGGTCGACCTGCGCCTAGAGGTGCAGGAGGGGCTGCAAGAGGAGCAGGTTTAGCTTCAAGAGCAGGTAGCTTTTTAGGTTCTGCTGGAAGACTTGCAATGGGTGCAGGTCGTTTAGCTATGATGGCAAATCCTTATGTATTAGGTGCAACTGCTGTCGGTGGTCTTGGTTATCTTGCATATAATGCTGCTAGATCTAGAAAAGAAAAACCAGAAGAAGCAGAAAAATTTGATCAGACTCTTAAAACTGGTGGTGCTAGATCACAAGTCATACAAGGTCCAGAAGCTGAGAGACAGCAATTTGCAGATAAACCAATACCAGAAAAGAAGCTTTCACCAACTGAGCTTCTAAAGAAATTTAATCTAACGCAAAATGATGTTGTTGGTATAAGAGGCAACATCATTTCGCTTAAAGATGGCAGAAAAATTGATACTGTTCAACAGACATTTGTTGATATTAAAGATGCTGCAATGGCGCAATCTGCTATTGATCAGAAAACTAATCCGCTTCCAGAAGAAAGATATGATACTGGTGCAGATTTTAGAGAAGCAGAAGTCGTAATGAGAGACGCTGCTATCAGTTCTAAAGATCCAAGAGAACATCTTATAGCTGCAGTTAAATCTGGTAAAATTAAAGACTTTAATAGTTTTATGGAAGGTTTAAGAGCAGCGGTATCTGCTGCTGGTATTAAAGATAACAGAGATATAGAGATCTCGAAACTTAGAACATGGGCTTTTGGTCAAGTTGCTAAAGCTCGTGGCGGGCAAACCAGTGGCTCTGGTCCAGAATTAGTAGAAGCATTCATAAGATTATATGGCGGTACGCCAGATGCATCAAATCTAGAGTTTGAAAAATCTGCAGCCGAAGAGATGAAAAAATCTATGTCTGGTGAACCTCAGACCGGAGCAGCAGAAATGCCATCGACACCTGCTCCTGCTGCTGGCGGTGACTCTGCAACACCATCAACACCTGCTCCAGCAGGTGGCAGCAGTGAAACACCTCCTGCGGCTGGCGGTGCAACTACTCCTTCTGTAGCTGGTGGAGCGACACAGGCTGGTCCTCCAAGTGCTGTTACACCTTCTGCCGGTGGTGATAAAGGTGCTACACCTAGAAGTGGTTCTGAACAATCATTATTAAGTGCTGCAAAAACTGCTGGTATAAAAGATACTGAGTTAGCTCAGTTCATGGCACAGATGGCGCACGAAAGTGGTAACTTCAAGTATCTTCAAGAAATTTGGGGACCAACGTCTACACAAAAAAGATATGAAGGAAGAAAAGACTTAGGTAACACACAGCCAGGTGATGGTTATAAGTTTAGAGGTAGAGGGTATGTACAACTAACTGGTCGTGCTAACTATAGATCGTTTGGTCAACAGATTGGTGTAGACTTAGAGAATAATCCAGACTTGGCTTCTCAACCAGATATAGCAGCAAAACTTGCTATAGCTTACTGGAATACACGTGTAAAGACAAAAGTAAGAGACTTTGAAAATACAAGATTAGTAACAAGACTTATTAATGGTGGTTTCAACGGGCTCTCAGATAGAGAAGCAAAGTTTAAGAAGTATAAAGAACAAAAAGATTTAGGAGCAGCCGGTGGCGCTGCTGGATCTGCTGCACCCGGAGCTGAAGGTGGTGGTGCTACATCCGCCCCATCACCAAGTGCTGGTGGTGCTGGTGGTCCTGCAGCTCCGGGTTCTGCGCCAGGTAGTACAATGGAAGGCTTTATGCCACCAGGAGCTCCTCAAGCCGGAGGCGGTGCTGGCGGATCGGCTGGCGGTGCTGGAGGTACTGGAGGTGCCGGTCCTGCTGGCGGAGCTGGAGGCGCTCCTGGAGCTACAGAAGGACCACCAGCACTTGCTCCTCCAGGATCAGGACCAACTGGACCAGCAACTGAGGGAGCTGGTCTTGCTGCTGGTGATAAGTCAGGTCAAAACGGTATGTTGCCACCATCATCTCTTGCACCTGTTGGTGTAGGAAGTCATAAAGCTCAACCAGTAGCAGCTGATGCATTTAAAGCAATGAGAGCAGCTGCAGCAAAAGATAAAGTAGATCTTGGCATAACAGACTCTTATAGATCTTATGCTGCGCAGGTTGATGTTAAGAGAAGAAAGCCAAATCTAGCTGCTACTCCAGGCAAGTCAAATCATGGTTGGGGACTTGCATTTGATATGAGTTTTGGTAGCAATCAAAACAGCCCTGGTTATAAGTGGATGGTCCAAAACGCATCTAAGTTTGGATTTAAAGGACCACTTCAAAAACCATTCGAACCGTGGCATTGGGAATACAAGGGTGGTGGTAGCCCAGATGCAATGGCAGCAGCAGGAGCTGGTGGCCAAAAAGATGCAGCACCTGCAGGTGCTGAGGGTGGTGGTGCAACTGCTGCACCTAGTCCTGCCGGAGGAGCAGGCGGTGGCGGTGGTGGAAGTGGTATGCCTTCAGAAGGTGCTAGCGGTGGTGGTGCAGGAGGTGGTGGTTCTATGGCTGCAGCTTCTCCAGCAGGTGGTGGCGGTGGAGCTCCATGTCCACCAGCAGAAAATACTGCTAGACCTGCAACAACACCAGTAGAGACTGGAGCAGATCTTAATAGACGATCAACAGATGTCGAACTATCAAAAAGTTCAGCGCAGCCACCGATTGTTGTTGCTGGTGGAGCTGGTGAAAAAGCTGGTCATACAGTACCGAATGGTGGTGGAAATGCTGAGGGTGGTGCAATGTCAGCTGTACCACAAGGCGGGTTTGCTGAACAACTGGCTTCTGGAATTGCTGGATCTCTTGTTGAGAGTACAGGCAGTAACAGCATGAGTATGAATAGAAGAGCAGCTGGCGGATCTATGGTTGCATAAAAAAGAAGGGGGCTTTCGCCCCCTTTAAGTTTAAGCCTTAAGCTTCTTGAAGAATTCCATCTCATCTTCCTCTTCTTCACTTTCTTCAATCTTAGGAGAAGGTGAAGATTTAAATTGAGGAGCAACTGAAGTACGAGCCCACGGCACATCTTCTTCTTCAGCTTTACGAGAAGTCGCAGCAGCAACATCAAGGACTGTGTTGAGCTTAGTCTTCAAATCATCATAACTCTTGAAGTTTTCAGGAGCAAGGAAAGTCTGAAGAGTATACTCTTTCTTCCACAACTTTTCAAGTTCTTCATCATCACTAAGCAATGCAGAAGTTGCGCTGAACTCTGACTTATCATAGTTGCGATAGCCTTCAACATTACGAATCTTCAAGTTGAAGTTAGCTCCTTGCCAGAAATCAAACGGGTTGATAGGAGCTTCATCAGGAAACTGAGGATTCATTAGATCGTTGAGCTTATCAAAGATCTTCTTGCCATACTTAAACAAGAATACCTTTCCTTCATTTTCAGGATTAGCAGGATCCTTAACAACATAGATGTTAGAGATATAATGAAGGCGGCGCTTCTGTGCACGAGCTTGCTTACGAGACTCTGAATTATCATCTGATGACAGATTCCACAGATAGCTATTGTACTCGCTAACAGGATCTTTCTGTCCGATTGAAGTAAGAGAGTTTTCGATGTACCATTTACCCGATGGTCCCTTAAAGCCATGATCAAAGAGACGAACGAACGGAATATCTTCCCCCGCTGGTGCAGGAAGGAAACGAATTACTGCGTAACCGTTACCAGCTTTATCTACTGAAGGTGACCAGAAACGATCATCACCCTTCTTCTGTTCTTGGGGATTTGAAAGCTTATTAAGTTCAGCAGTAAGTTTATCGAGTGACTGCGAAGATGCTTTCTTAAGTTGTGAAAAGTCTACCATTGTATTTCTCCATATAAGCGTTGTATTGCGTTGTATAACAGTGTGTAACAGCAACAGCTGCACATCTATTTATATTCTCATCAGCTAAATTTGTCAACTATAATAGATTTTATTTTAGCTGTATCAAAGTTCAAGAAAGCTCTATACTTCTTGATCTTAAAAGAAACCTGATCCCAGATAGGATCGTCTTTAAGTTTCTTATTCCAATGTTTGAAACAACCAGTCACTTCAACTAAGATGACAAGTGTCTCTATTGAAATCTCTTTTCGAAGGTAAAGTTTTAGAAGATGTGGATGATCATACTCTTCTACCAAGAAGTTTTCATCAAAGTTTTCTTTGAGCTTTGATAGTTCTGACTTAAACATATAAGACAGTGACTCGATCCTCTTGATCCAATCATTGTATCTAGTCTGAGCGACTTCATTATATGCTAGGTCTTTAATCCATACTTTTTGATCTTCAACGAAATTAGCGATCAAGAAACCCTTAGGATCTTTATGCTTAGCTAATTTTTCGAAGAAGATCCTATCTTTACGAGTGTTAAATGAATCTGCTCTAACACTAGTCTTACCATTATATTTTATGTAGTCATAACTCTTCTGAGTAAAGTGGTTCTTTAAAGCCACATACTCTTTATAACAATCAAAAGCAGTCATCTTACGATCTGTATCCATTTAAATTGGAAGTCTTGCACTCTTCTTCATGAAATTAAGATTCTCTGCTTCGTATTGAAGCTTTGATTTCATCACTGGATCTTTCTTAATAATGCTAGCCAAGAACTCAATCTCTAGTCCTGACTTCTCACAGTAGTGCACGATCGCATCGATATACTCTATGTTTTTATCTCTCACTAAGTTCTCGATCTCTTGCACATAGTTCACATTAAAAATAAGATCTTTCATTGATTACTTTCTAAATTGGTAGGGGTGCCCGGATTCGAACCGAGTCAAGAACGCTAATCGGGCGCTAAAGGGATTATAAGGCCCTCCCGTGTACCAACACCCACCCCCATAAACTTTAATGATTGTTATATTGCTTACGCCAAAGCCAAGAGTTGAACTGTGTCGTCTTATGACCAATCCAATCAAGAAAATTGCTATTCCAAAACCAATGGTTATATCTACCCATATTCAACTCCCAACTTTGTAATGGCGATCACTGATGGATTCGAACCATCGACCCACAGCTTAGAAGGCTGTTGCTCTATCCTGCTGAGCTAAGTGACCAATAAACTGTGGTGGGGATTCTGTTTCCAAGCTCCCCACCGAGCTCATGCTTAGGCAGCTACTGCCATAGCGAAAGGTGCATTATCGTTTGCATCTATACGTTGCTTTTGGTCTCTTCGTACTTTTACTACGCACGTCGATCCTATTTCGCCCCCAACATAAACACATTACATACAAAGATCTTCATACAAAGAAGTGTGCTTGCGATGTCTAGCAAGATCACCATAGTATGGTGCATTTGTAAACCAATTCCAAACAAGCCAAATCATTGTAGTATCCTGTGTTTATGGTGGAGGCGGCGGGTACTGCCCCCGCGTCCGAAACGTTTATTCTGAACGCCTCAACGACCTCAGCATAGTTATTTATACCACTACTGTCTAATGTTGTAAACAGTTAATTTGTCTTTTTCTACTTTTAATGTACAACTTTTAATATCTTTAAAACGCGATCCACCGAAGCGTGAGTAGTCACGTCCACCATCTACAAAGAAATCACCGTAGTCTTTATAGTCATGACGATAACGGGAGTAATATGCAGTATCATCTACGATGATACCATAGAATGGTTCAGTAGCACTAATACCATTAGAGATCATGACATGACCGATATCGTCGAACCAGATAGCAAAATAGTTCGAGCCTTCTGGATGTGGTTCTTCTGTATAAAAGATAGAGACAGGAAAATTACACCAGTCGCCTTTCTTATTTTTAAGACAACTCTCAAACACAAACTTACCGTTGTATTTCTTTTCGATAAGTTCTAGTTGTGCATGAGTAAACATGCTACATTCATTGATGATCTTCATGATACCACCTTCAAAAGGATCGTGTGTTCATTAATACGAGCAGCCAGAGGTGCATCTCCCTTAGCTTCATCCATAATCTTTCTTAGAACAAGCTTACCACCATTGAGAACTTTGTCAACAAAATATTCTGGTTTACGACCACACCGCTTAGTCATCGTGGTAGACTCATCGTAACCAATGATAGTGGTACGCTTAACATCAAGACCAGCATGTCCACGTGCGCGGAACACTGTAAGCAACTTATACTTCGTATTGAAAGTCCAAAGTTCCTGAGCGCCAATCACTTTATCCGGAGAGATAGAAGCAATCTTGTACTCATTGCTTTCTTTCATGTAGATAAAGTTCTTAAGCTTCTTCTCAGCAGAGACAGCTCGCGGTTTGCGAGGCGCTCGCAGCTTCTTGGTGACATCGCCATAACGCTCAGCATCTTCGATCAACGAATTGATGAACAGCACGCGTGCTTCAAGTTGTTTCTTGGTGAGATGCTTGTATGCTTCTTTAAGCTGGTCGCACTTACCCTCATGAGCTTCGCATAGCTCTTCGAGCCAAGGACGATAATGTTCAACAATCTTGGAAGCATACATAGCTGGTATCTGGTTTTTCTGGAGATGTTCATAGAGAGAAAACTCAGTACCAGAGTCAATGATCTCTTCAATGTCGCCGATGATATCGTTTGTACGTTCTTTCATACGATCTTGAATAGAGACTTTTTCAACAGCGACTTCAGGTTTATCAGTCTCAACAATACGCGAAAGAGATTCCTTGAGCTTAGACTCAAAGAAAGACATGCTGCTATCTGACAACTTACAACCACGAGACATGAGTCGCGAGAGAGATCCTATAGTAGACGGAAAAGTTTGATCAGAGACTTTCATGATCTGCTTGGCTTCGATATCACGCTTGACTGACTTAAGATAATCACGCGTGTACTCTTTACATTCGCTGACACTGGTCATAGCATTATACCAGTTAAGCGCTTTACCAAGCTGGCTGTCGGTCAGCAACCCCTTGAATTCAGGCTCTTCGCCCATGTACTTGAGATTAACCAAGTATGCCTCAGATCGTGTGACCCTGGGCTTCTTGATCTTAGTACGCGATGTGAGTGCCGGTCTACGTGATGCTTTAGCCATGATTATCACCTCTTATAAGATTATTATACCAAAGCAGGAAAAAATGTCAACTGGTATTTTCGCTGCCTCATTGACCATATGTATATACTACCATAGAGACCGGCAAAGTAAACCGATTTTTTTTCGAAAAAAGTGATTTTGGCTGTTTACAAATGATGAGGACTTGGTATTATCAAAAAGTAAGCTGAATACAGACACTAACCAATCACACAGGAGTATATAGCATGGCACACATGATTGAGATGCTCAATGGCAAGGCTCAGATGGCCTACGCTGGTGAGACCCCTTGGCACGGCCTTGGTACTAAGGTTCCTGCCGACCTGACCCCTGCCCAGATGCTAGAGGCAGCCGGTCTTGACTGGACCGTTACGAAGGTTCCGGCCTTCGCTGAGGTTGCTGGCAAGAAAGTTCCGGTTGGCCGCTCTGCGCTGGTCCGTAGCGTTGACGACAAGATCATCGACGTCGTCTCTGATGACTGGAACGAGGTCCAGAACCAAGAAGCTTTCGACTTCTTCAATGACTTCGTCCTCTCTGGTGACATGGAGATGCATACGGCTGGCTCTCTTCGCGATGGCCAGATCGTGTGGGGTTTGGCCAAAGTCAAGGAATCTTTCGAGCTCTTCAAGGGTGACGTTGTTGAGTCCTACCTCTTGTTCTCGAATTTCCATAAGTATGGCTTCTCCACCGACGTGCGCTTCACTCCAATTCGTGTGGTGTGCAACAACACTCTGACCCTTTCGCTTAACTCTGCAGTCGAGCGGATGGCAAAGATCTCGCATCGCACCAAGTTCGATCCGGACAATGTGAAGCTGATGCTTGGCATTGCTGCTGACAAGCTTGCACAGTACAAAGAAATGGCTGGCTTCCTTGGCTCCAAGAAGTTCAACGACGAGACCATCGTCGACTACTTCAAGCGTATCTTCCCTGTGACTGGTGCTACTGAGAACACCAAGAAAGAGATGTCAAAGAATGCTGGCATCGCTCTTGAATTGCTCGACCAGCAGCCCGGTGCAGAGTATGCTCAGGGTACTTGGTGGCAGGCTTTCAATACGGTTACCTTCATGACTGATCATGTCATGGGTCGTAATCAGGATACGCGCCTTGCCTCTTCTTGGTTCGGCACTAACCGCAACCTCAAGACTCAGGCTCTCGAGACTGCAATCGAAATGGCAGAAGTAGCCTAAAATTATAGAGGACGGTGGCCCCAATACCAACTACCGTCCTCTCTATAAATTCTATATCTGGTAGAAGCTAAAGTAGAAACCTCTAGGAGATATATAATGAAGAGCGAACTCGAAATCCTCGTTGAAGAAGACATGATCATGGCTGGATATGATCCTACCATATGGGCTGACGTTTTGGAATATTGGAGGGAATACCTTGATTGAAATTTATAGCAAAGATAACTGCGTTTACTGTGTATCAGCTGCTAGTCTTTTGACTACTAGAAATAAACAGTTTACAGAATATAAACTTGGTGTAGATTATACCAGAGAACAAATACTGGAAAAGTTTCCTAATGCTAGGTCTTTTCCGGTAGTTGTTATCGATGGATATCACATCGGTGGATATATTGAGTTGAGTAAAATCTTGACTGAAGAATCACAAGATCCGCGCAGGCTATTGAACGAGGAAAAATAATGATTACAGATCGTGAAGAAATGGTGAAGCTCCTCAAGCGAGGAGCTGTTGATATTACATTTACAAAGGTTGATGGTTCACTTCGTACATTGCGTGCTACCCTTAATCCTAATCATATGCCACCGCAGATGAAGAACGAAGATCTCGAAGCTGCTGAGACACATCGAAAGGAAAATCCTGATGTTCTTCCAGTTTGGTCGATCAATGATCTCGGATGGAGATCATTTCGTCTTGATAATATCCTAAGTGCACAGTACATCGAGGGATATGAATAAATAACAAGGCTCTTCGAAAGAAGAGCTTTCTTTTTTCTAATTATAGGAGTTCAAATGACATGGCATATTGGGGTTATCATCTCGTATTAGACTGCGCCGATCTTGATGCACACGCTATCAATGATTACGATACAATTTATAGATTTACAAAGCAATTGGTTAATGATATAGATATGGTTGCTTATGGTGAGCCACAGATCGTTAGCTTCGGTAGTGGAAACAAAGCCGGTTACACTCTTGTACAGTTGATTGAGACTTCAAACATCTGTGCTCATTTTGTTCCTGATGATCTCGATGGTGGCAACGCAATGTACCTCGATGTATTTTCTTGTAAGCCATACGATAATCAGATCGTTATTGATCTCGTAAAGCAATACTTCAAAGCAAAGTCAATTAGACCCTCTTTCTTGACACGCCAAGCTTAATTAAAGGATGACTATATTATGGAAGTGAATGAACTATCTGTTAATGCCAAGGGTGGCACTGAACTCATGATGGAAAGACTTTATCAGAGTCTTGATAAAGATCTACTAGAACAGTGTCAGATCATCCCGTCTCGTGTAAGAGATTTAGATGAGACAAAGGTTAGGATTCTTTGGCAGCATGATCTTCCTGGTGATCCTGAATCAGAGCATTTAAAGAACGGCGGACACGATCGTTTTCATAAGATTGTGTTCGTCTCTAACTGGCAGATGCAACAATATATTAATCATTATAATATTCCTTGGTCAAAGTGTGTGGTCATGCAAAATGCTATCATGCCAATTGAACCACATGAAAAGCCTAAAGATAAGATTAAATTGATCTATACACCTACACCACATCGTGGGTTGCAGATCCTTGTGCCTGTATTTGAAAAGCTATGTGAAGAGTTTGATAACATCGAGCTTGATGTATATTCTTCTTTTAAACTGTATGGTTGGGAACAGAGAGATGAACCTTTCAAAGAGTTGTTTGATCGTTGTAAGTCACATCCTAAGATTAACTATCATGGCACAGTTAGCAATGAAGAACTGAGAGAAGCTCTCAAGTCTGCACATATCTTTGCTTATCCTTCTATCTGGCCAGAGACGTCATGTCTTTGTTTGCTAGAAGCTATGAGCGCTGGTTTGATATGTGTTCATCCTAATTTTGCTGCTCTTTCAGAGACTGCTTCAAACTGGTCATACATGTACCAGTGGAATGAAAATCCATCAGCACATGCTGGAACATTTCATATGATCCTTTCTGATGCTATCAAGAGCATTGATGACAACAATGTACAGAATAAGCTTGATTTTCAGAAGTCTTATATAAACGGTTTCTATAATTGGGAAGGACGTAAACACCAATGGGCAGCACTTATTAGAAGCCTATTGGATGAACCAAGAGAGTTTCCTAAGCCTACATGGGTATATAGAACTACTTGAAATATAAATATCCAATGATATCCTTTTCAAGGAAAACATATGGCAAATGTAATAGAGTTAAAGAATAGTGATAATATTATACAATTTCCCGGCAGTACTAGGGAAGTACCAAAAAATCAAGAAGAAGTTACACAAAGAGTAGATAATATTAAACACCTTCATATACAAGAAGTATTATCTACGATGGTGCCTATAATCTTCAATCAAATGGCTACAGCTGGTTTCGATTTTATTGATGATGAAGAAACAGGTGAAGTTAATAATGTAAAGGATGGCGCTTTCTTGGTTGAAGCTTTAAGATCTATTATGCTTAAGCACTACGGTATAGATCACCCAATGCAAACACTTGCCGAGAATTTATTTAATGAAGATAGAGATAGCGGTGTACTTATTCTTAGACATGATGTAATATCATCTATGTTTGAAATTCAACAGGAGAAGAGCTAAGCTCTATATACATCATGATCATCATTGATCTTAACCAAGTAATGATCTCAAACCTAATGATGCAGCTTGGCAACCACACGAACGCTCAGCTAGAAGAGAATATGGTTCGCCATATGGTTCTCAATGCTATTAGGTCTTTCAACCAAAGGTTCTCACGTGAATACGGTGAAATCATCATCGCATGTGATAACACAAATAACTGGCGTAAAGTAGAGTTTCCTTACTATAAAGCTAATCGCAAAAAGAATCAAGAAAAATCAGAACTCGATTGGAAAGGCATCTTTGATTGTCTTGGCAAGATTCGTCAAGAACTTAAAGATTATTTTCCTTATCGTGTGATTGATGTTGTCTCTGCTGAGGCAGATGATATCATCGCTACTCTTGTACATACATATGGTAAAGTAGTTTCATCGGAGAATGATGAGAAGATCTTAATCTTGTCTGGTGATAAAGATTTCATCCAGCTTCATGTGTATTCCAACGTTCGTCAGTACGATCCAGTTCGTAAGAAGTTTATAGAGCACAATGACCCTGAACGTTATCTTCAAGAACATGTTCTTAAAGGCGACTCTGGTGATGGTGTTCCTAATATTTTGTCTAACGATGATTGCTTTGTTGTCGGTACACGTCAAAAACCAATGACTGCTAAAAAGATCGAAGGAATCTTAGAGTTCGGATTAGATGGTAAGTTTGATCATCCGCTATATCGTAATTATATCCGTAACAAGCGTTTGATTGATCTTAAACATACACCAGAAAATTTGCAAGAAATAATCATGCAACAGTATGAACAACAAGATAAGCGTGATCGTAGTAAGATGCTTAATTACTTTATAACAAATAGATTGAAAACTCTTATGGAAAGTATTGGAGAATTTTAATGAGACTGAGTATTTCAGAGATCTTAGACAGGGTTTCTAAAGCAAAAACTAAATCAGAAAAGTTGGAAACATTTAGACAATATGATAATCCTACTCTAAGATCAATTCTTAAACATACTCTAGATAAGAATATCGTATTTGATTTGCCAGAAGGTGCGCCGCCCTATAGACCTAGCGATCATATCGAAAGTCAGGGAATGTTATATTCTGAGGCAAGAAAGATTTACTTATTTGTTAAGGGTGGTCATCCAGGCCTTTCAAATCTCAAGCGTGAATCTCTTTTTATAACTATGCTTGAGTCAGTCGACCCCAAAGATGCTGAGCTTCTCATAGCAATGAAAGATAAGAAGCTTCCATATAAGGGGATTACCGCAGCTTTAGTAACAGAGGCATATCCAGGACTAATCGATGAGCAAGTCAACGTTTAAGAAGTTCAAGAAGAACGATTATTCTTATGAAGATGAAGATGATGAATATTACGATAACCCTCGTAATAGAGTAAATAAAAAAGAAACTAAGAGACTCGAGAGAGCTCTTAAAACAAAAGATATTAATGCTCTAATTGAAGAAGAAGATTTTGAAGATGAAGAGCATTATTATGAGAGGAAGTAATGCCGACATATAAGTTCCGTAACAATGACACCGGTGAAGAGTATGAAGATTTCATGAGCATCTCTGCTCTTGATGTTTATTTGGAGGAGAATAAAAATGTAACTCAACTCGTAAACGGAGCTCCTGCAATTGGAGATAGTATTAGACTTGGTCTTAAGAAACCAGATAGTTCATTCAGAGATATTTTGAAAAATGTGAAGAAAGAACATTCGAAAGGATTGACTAGGTCTACTGTTAATACATTCTAATCATAACAATAAGAGAAACAATGACTCAACAACAAACAAGACTCAACAAGAAACAGAGAAGAGCATTAAGAGAACAAGGAGTAAGAGTAAACAACGAAGCAAACTTTAGAGTTAATTTTAATCTCAGAGAGATAAAACCTCTAACAGCTAACCAACAAAAAACATTTGAAGCATTCTCATCAAAAAAGAATCTCATGCTTCATGGAATTGCTGGTACAGGAAAGAGCTTCATCTCATTATATCTGTCTCTTAAAGAATTGTTTGATGGTAATTGTGGATATAAAAAAGTCTATATTATTAGAAGTGTAGTACCAACACGCGACATGGGTTTCCTTCCTGGTAATCAAAAAGAAAAAGCAAAAGTGTACGAAGCACCGTATTATGCAATTTGTTCAGAATTGTTTAATAGGGGTGATGCTTATGATGTACTTAAGACAAAAGATTATGTAGAATTCATTAGTACATCATTTGTACGTGGCATCACACTCAATGATTGTATTGTTATTGTTGATGAAGTGGCTAACATGACTCTTCATGAGTTAGACTCTATCATCACACGTATTGGTAGAAACTGCAGGATCATCTTCTGTGGAGACTTCAGACAGTCAGACTTTACTTTTGATAAAGATAAGAAGGGTCTTATTGATTTCATGAAGATCTTACAGAACATGAAAGCTTTTAGTTTCATTGATTTTGATATAGATGACATCGTTAGGTCATCACTAGTGAAAGAATATATTGTTGTTAAAGACAGACTTCAAATCGCGGCTTAGCGCCACAAGACCAGTTTATAATAGAGGCAAAGTCTTCGAACATTTTTTTACAGAGTTCGAAGACTTTGAAGCTCGTATCATCGACGGTAAAAGATATTACTTCGCACCAGATGGTGGTCAATACCCATCTGTTACTACGGTATTAGGTCAGCATAAAGATAAGACTCATCTGCAGAATTGGATCAATAACATTGGCCAAGAAAGAGCAGAACAGATTAAAGTACAGGCTGGTAACCGCGGTACTGCTATCCATTCTATATGTGAAGACTATCTACTCAATAAAGAGTATTATCCAGAAGGTGTCATGCCTGCAAATGTCATGACTTTCTCGAGCATCAAACCAGTACTTGATAAGAGGATTGGTTTGATATATGCTATCGAAGCTCCACTCTATTCTAAGAGACTTAATACAGCAGGCAGAACAGACTGCATTGCAGAGTTCGATGGTGTTGTAAGCATCGTCGATTTTAAGACTTCGCTTAAGCCAAAGAAAGAAGAATGGATCGAAGACTACTTTCTGCAAGCCACATGTTATAGTATTATGGCAGAAGATCTTCGTAACCTCGAGATCCCTCAGATAGCTATTATCATAGCAGTTGATGGTCAGCCCGAACCCCAAGTTTTTGTCAAAGATAAATATCTTTACGTAGAGAAAGTCTTAAAAATCTTTGGCTAGGGGAGACGATCATGGATGTTACAATCTACGGTAAGCCGAGTAAGTGTCAGAGAAAGATCATAAGAAAAGCTGCACACTATTATGCATCCTGCTTGATGTCTAATCGACTATCAAGTAACGTATATGTAACTGTTAGATTCAAAAAGAATCTATTTAAGAAAGAAGATTTTTACGGTGTATGTGACGCCCTCGACCTTAACAGGCCGAGGGATTTTGATATAGAGATAGATGCTGATCTAACCTTTAAACAGACTCTTAGTGTACTAGCACATGAACTTGTCCATGTTAAACAATACGCAACAGGTCAACTAAGAGACTATAATACTTCTAAGAAAATTAGATGGAAGGGAGATATCCATATTAATGAATATGGATATGATCATATTGATGCATCTTATTGGAATGCTCCTTGGGAAAAAGAAGCATATCGTTTAGAAAAAACTTTAACGAGAAAGTTTATGAGATACTTTAGAGGATCATAAATTAAATTTATCTATGATCTTAACTAGTTCAGAATTATAATCTTTAAGATTATTATTATTTTCTTTTTCCATTAAGCTTAAATATTTTTTAAGATATCCATTCGTTTCATATTCAATATCGCATTTAAGAGCATTGTTAATCTTAGACATTAGATCATATTTTTTTATCTGATACATAGCTCTAAAGTTTTTAGGCAAATTTAAAATAGACATATATTTTGGATATTGTAAAACTGTGCATGTAAAAGTTATTTCTTGTTTTTCACAAAAATCTACTACTTCTTCAAATACATTAAAGTTTAATATACTATAAACACTATGAGTTCTTAGATACATATTATCTGTTTTATTTTCTTTTATAAATTTAACAAAAGATAATATATCAGACCACTTACTACCATATCTAACATATTCATGATAATCACCAATAGCATCTATACTCATATCAATATGAACTGCTTTAAATTTTTTAATTAGTTGCCAAATATTATCTTTAGGTATAATACTGGCATTAGTATTAAGCCATAATTCTACATTTGATATATCTATTTTTGAATCTAATAAATTTAGAAACCAAAAAACATTATCACTATAAAATGGTTCACCACCACCCATCTTTAATATTTTTAATTTACTGTAATCTGTATTAGCAGCAACTCTTTTAAAATTATCTACATAACTAGTTAATTCATTATTTCTTTTGAATGAAAAACCATTTTCACTTAGTTCTTTTAAATTAGTTTTTTTATTCCATGAAGAACTTTGTACAGGACTGCATGATAAGCAACTCATATTGCATATACTATCTACACTTATATGTAGTATTTCTAATTGAATATCTGTGTCTTCTATTATTTCATTCCAAAATAATCTAAGAGAATGTGAATTTTGTTTTTCGCCTTCTACACAATGATTGCAATTATCCGGTTGTATAGATTCTCTTAAGATTTTCCATTCATCTGTATTTAATGCTTCATTAAAACTATTAATAGTTTGTATCTTATTATTATTCCAATTTACGTCTTTTCCATTTCTAAAAGAACAACATGGTTTAACAACGCCACCATTAAGACCTGACATATGTGTTATAGCTACTTGCTTACACTGTAACTTACAATAAGATGTCATCTATTTTAATAACTCTTCTTTATAAAAGCTTTCTAATTTAATACCATCTTGTGTAAACTTTACAAGATTCTTTAAACTCTTTTCATTGATTTGCTTCTTAATGATAGCGTATGCTTTAGTCATATCATCACCAATAAACCATTCGTAATCACCACTATCATCATCTAAAGCTTTCTTTGCAGCAGGATCAGCTAGCATCTTTTTAATTGATGCTCTAATATGTTCTGCATTTGGATTTGACTTACCAACCCATAGGCTCTTCTGTAGAACATCTCTAAAGTTCTTTACAAGAACATAAGCATCATAGAATTCACCTGATGGTGCTACTCCCCACTTTTCTTTATAGAGATCTTCGAAGTGATTGGTATTGTAGTTTTTGTCTTTTACGATCTTACCGGTCTTAAGATCAAGAACACCATGAGAGAACCAAAGCTTGTAATCACCTTTCTCGATCATTGGATTAATAAACTTAAGATGAGATGAATACGTCTCACGCACTGTATTAAGTTCACCACGAAGAGCAGCAAGTCTTGCCTCTGCTGGTTTCATTCCCTTAACAAAAATCATCTTATCATTATAACACTTGATGTATGCATCCATGTTTGGTTGTGGCCCACAGATCATCATAACAATTGCCATAACATCTGGTCTTCTACCTGATGTAGAACCAAACTTTACTTTTTCTTTATAAGGATCAAACTTAGTGCTATGACTTACTACAATATTTAAGTTAACAAGACCAATTGGTTCATAGTGCTTATAATCATAGTCGACTTTATCTGTCAAGAAACTCTCAGCATTTCCACCGTGTGCAACCATGATTGCATATGGATCTTTCTGCAACTCATTATGAAATCTATTGAATCCAGGAATATCATTAGCACCCGGAATATGTTCTACAATAACTTTAGTACCAATAAACTTTTCAAGATGTTGAGCAATGATGTTTGCCCAAACTGATGTGCCACCGCCCGGTTCTTGTGGAACGATTAGTCTATATGATTGTTGTGCATAAACTGTTGTTGAAAACAATAGTGCCATGAAAAACGCTAATAATCTATGCATAGTTCACTCCGTGTATGTTATAACATGAATTTTAGTTATACCAAATAATTCTTTTTTAAGTTGTTCAATATCATTAGTAATAACTTTACCAACAACACCTTTACCTATTGTTGTTTCTAGATTATTTATATCTATATCAATAGATTTAAGATAATCTTTTTTTTCTCTTAACCACATGAATAAATTTTTTGCAGTATTTTTACCTATAAAATCATCTAAAACTATATTAAAATCTGAACTTATCTTATGTTGTGGTAAAATATTTTCATCACCAACATAATCGTCTTGATCTTTAAATACATCAAAAAGATCTTTACCTTTATGACAATATTTTAAATATACATCACCTGCTTTTACTCTAGGATAAAAAGCTTTCTTTTCTTCTAAAGTCATTTCTCTAGTAGGTCTATTTTTATAGCTTACAGTAATTTTTGCTGTGTGTCTTTTAGCAATGAATCCTTCGTATCTATGAATCAATACATTGAACAACGTTACAGCATCTTTTACTTCTCTTGGAGAATTAATATACCACTCTGGTGGACTTTCATCTTTACCTCTTAATTGCTCAAAAAATGTATGAAGATAATTCATAGCTTCTTGATCAGGATTTAAATCCAATTTATAATTAATAATATTATCATATGAATTAACTACGTCAATGCACTCATTCATTTTTATTATAGTATTTTCTGGTGACCACTCGTCATTGAGATGATATATCCTATCTGTCTCAACTAACCAACAATTTTTACTTAAGATTGCTTCTTTAAGTAAAGCTGCCCATGATTGACCAAGAATATTATTTGCAGGTTCTATGTCAATTTTATGCATAGAACCTGTTTTTTCATTTAAAAGATAAAGGTGAAATAACATGATAAAATGGACCCAAGTCTCTAGCTTTATTTAATAGTTCATTAGTTTTTGTAGTTGTGTAACCGGTAATTTGCAACATCGGTCTATCATCCCAACCCATGTTTGCTGTACAATGTGGAATATCTTTCCATTCCCATGTGATGCAATCACCTGCTAACCACTGCCAATACATGGCATTACCAAGTTGAAATATTTGTCCTGGCTTCCAGTCATCTAGCATGATAGCAAACCTACGCATGATATCTGGGTTCTCATCCATCTCGGTATTTTTAAAACTATTATCTCTTTCAGGTCTAGCAGCAAAGTTATCGATATGTAGATGAAGCATCTGACCAGTCTTTTGGTTATGAAACTTGATAGCAGGATTTTCTATACCAAGATATTCAGCAATGTATTTAAATACTGGTTCATCATCTGCTGCAGCTCTTAAAAATATTTCTTGATTTGGATCAGCACCTGCTCTGATCAAATCTTGTTGTTCTGCAGAAGCAGAATATAATCCTTCTTGTGCAATCTTTGGATTAAAATTGTTTCGAGTTGCCCATGTGCTTGCCTGTGCAACTGGAATATATTTTTCAATAACATTTTTAAAATAAAAATGAAAGTTACCAACAAATGTATAGCTATCTTTACCGTGCTCAGGATCTCTCATATTATCAAAGTGCCATTTACTTTGACTCTTCATATATTCCCAACGACTTCCATTCCAATCTTGATAATTTGTCATGTATATGTTATCCTTGTCTTGTTAAAGAATATTCCATAGATTGCTAGCATAATAGATACTATTATTAAAGTCAATGATATTGGTCTTGTAAAGACTGTGTACCAATCAAATAAAGTTGTATATTGATAGTACATTTTTTCTATCTGATCTGATAAAACAAACCCAATAATAAATGCAGCTCTACTTATACTAAAGTGTTTTAATAAGAAACCTAAAACTATGAAGACTGCTAAGATAAAATAGTCTTCCCAATAACCAGTATACTGCACACAGCTCCACACCAATAGCGCAGATAAAACATAGAACCATATAGAGAATGGTATCTTAAATATATAAGTGATATATTTAATCATGACCATAGATACAGCAAATGTTAAAACTAATGAAGCCATATAACTATAGTTCAGAGCTTTAAAGAAAGTCATATCTTTTAATAAGTTTGGTGTTCCTAGTTCAATACCAACTAAGATAAACAAACTTAAGATGATAGCTTCAAATGGTGCTGCTGGTATACCAAACAAAACTGTTGGTATATATCCAGTTGCTTTCTGAGAGTTATTAGCACCCTCACAACCAATAACACCCTTGATATTACCTTCACCAAACGGTATCTTTTCATTTTTATTTATTGCTACAGTCTGGCTATACGCTACCCAGTCTGCGACTGCACCACCAACACCAGGCAATACACCAATAAATGCACCGATAGCACCTCCACGAATGCTATCTTTCCAATGTATGAAAGTATCTTTTATTCCTTGTATAGTTTGATTCTTTGCATCAACTATCTTTGTAGTCGTAGCATTATATCCTGTTCTATATGCTTCAATTAGTTCAGGAAATGCTAAGACTCCTGCGAGAACCGGCATGATTTGAATACCAGCTTTTATGTATTCCCAATCTAATGTCCATCTAGCTGCATTAGTAGTTGGATGTTGACCAACCATTCCAAGAAATATACCAAGACATAGACCAAATATTCCTCTCACCCACTTATCACTTGTTATAAATGTAACGCAAGTGAAAGCTAATATCAGAAAACATAATAGTTCAGGAATACCAAAAGCTAATACTGCTTTAGAATAGAACGGCAAAAAAACAAGAGCGATGATTCCGAATATAAAACCATTCAAAGTTGATGTAGTAATAGCAGCACTTAATGCACGAGCCGCTTGACCCTTTTTAGCCAAAGGAAAGCCATCAACGATGGTTGCTGCAGATCCGGATGCTCCGGGTATATTGAGAACAATACTTGCAAAGCTATCACCTATGGTGCTTGCTACAACTATAGCTGTCGTGAAAACTACTAGTGTGTATGGATCTGCTCTAAAGAAATCTAAAAAGCCGTAAATGGTAATTAGCGCAGTGCTAGCACCGGCGACTGGTATCAAACCAATTAAAAATCCATATGCTGTACCAAACAGCAACCATAATATATAATCAAACATTTATAATGACAGTTCTTTATCCTTCAAGCTCTTTTCATATTTATCCATCTTGTCAAGGTAACCCCTGTTACGAAGTTCTTTGAATACAAGATTCTCTTGACTGAACTCACCACCCTTAGCAATGGCTGCTCCTCTCATGTCTCTTATCTTTGCCTTAAGAGATTGAAATGCCTCTGCGTCCATCTTACTCTTAATCATATGATCTATAAGATGCATATAGTCTGAAACTTTTTTCTTAAGATTCTTATCTGTATTAAAGTTGTAAGAACCTTTTGTAGGTTGAACTACCCACTTGTTATTCTTCAAAGAAAAAACACCCTGTCCTTTCGGATAGGATGTTACAGGATCTTGTGCGTATGGTTCGAGCGAGTAGCCATAGACTTTAACGTCATGTGTTAGTGTCCATAAAACTTTCTTACTCTGCAGGTAGTCATCAACTAGTTTTCTTTCACCAAGCTTATTTCTATCTATGATTAGATGAACATCAATATCAGACTTTTCGGTGTAATTATAATTTACATTACCACCAACCATGATGATATCTTGGATAAGATTCTTTGGGATACTAGCATAGTCTGCCCACGTATCAGCAAACTTCAACAGTTTTGCTCTTACTTCTGGCTTAAGCTTATTGCCGTTCCACAGTTTAGGATTAAGCTCATCATGATACTGAAGGCTTATCTTTAATTCTTCTAGATATGAATAAAATGGTTTCATAGCACCCTCGTTTTAAGTATTTATAATGAGGCCTGCTATATAAAGTGCTGACACGACAAGTTGGATTATGATTAGAGACCATTTTTTCCACATGTAACCAACTATAAGCCAGCCTAAGTTACCAGCTAAACTAAAATAAATATTAAGAGGATATATGTTCCAAGCAGTCAGCGCCACACCAATCATTAAAATTGCTGTAGCAGTCCACTCCATCCACCATTCAAAAGACTTCACCAATGTCTAATCACTCCCGCTACAATAAAAATATTAGTTATGATATAGCATAGTACTATGGCAGTCCTAATGATAGCAATTAAGTCTGCTTCTTTATCATCATTACTTGCTTTTTCTCCTAGCGATTTTGCCCAGAGTCTCCACATCAATAGAACTCTACTATCTCATCTGCTATGCCATACTTTACAGCTTCTTTTGCTGTAAGCCAAACATCTTCTGCCGGGAGAAGGTATTTCTTGATTGATTTTTCATCTAAACCAGTACAGCGTTTATAGTGTTCAACAATTCTAGCATGTGTATTATTAAATTCTTTGACACGAGCCATCAACTCGTGTTCTTTACCATAACTACCCCATGAATACTGGTGTGAAAGAATGGCAGTATTTCTTGTAACATATCTATGACCCTTTTCGCCAGCAATGAATGTCATAAGACCACAACTAGCAATCTCACCAAGACCATACGTAAATACTGGAATCTTAGATCCCTTGATAGTGTCGATAAGTGCAAATGCTGAACCAACTTCGCCACCCGGTGAATTGATTATCATCTTAATATGTTTAGGACGATCTTTCCTCATCAAGTTTCTTGCTATGATGAATTCCATTGCATCACCGCATGAACTAGGATCAAAATCTTTATTGAACAATAGATAGTGATGATCTTCTATACTTGGAATACTTGTAATCTTATCTTCTTTATCACTCATCGCGACTTACACTCTTTGTTTGATGAACTAACCAAGCAATAGCAACAACTTTTTCAGAGTCAGTCATTGTCTCTGATTTAATAACTCTATCTATATGTTCTAAGATTTGTCTAAGCCAATTTATTTCAACTGTTAGAAGATCCACATGTGGCATTATATAACTCCAGTTGTTTTCGACACAGACAAAGATCTTTAGATAAAAAAACTATTTGATCTTTCTCTGTGTCTAATATTATATTATAGCTATATCGCTGTATAAGTACGTATCTCACGCTACTACTGGTTTACGATATCCTAATATTTTATTCACAGGAAAATAACCAACTTGCACTGATTTTGCTGTGTTACCACCATAAACTTTTATGTATTTAACACCTTCAAACCATTCGTAGCCTTCAAAGAAACCTACATGGCCTGCCATTTGATTACTTCCTCTTTTAGTGACAACTATATCACCAATCTCTGGTTCTTTTGTTACCACACCGTAGTGTAAGAAGCTACGGGCCATTAAGCTTCCAGATGTTTCATAACCAGAACGTGCTAATATAGCATTCACAAATCCTGCACACCAAGGAATTCTAACAGGATCTACAGGCTGATTATTGTTACCTGCAGCCATCAAGTTTTTAAGTTCGCCACGATTCTTTTTGGCGTTCTTGCCTTCCCACTTCTTCGCTTCAGCATAGACTGGTTTTGCAACATGTTCTTCTTTGCAAATAAACCAAAAACAATCTTTACGAACTTCGAGTGCTGTTTTCTTTGGAAGACTCTCGTTCTTTTTAATACCAAGAGAAGAAGCAACTTGTTGTTGCTGTCTTTGCTGTTCTGCTCTTGCACGCTCTCTAGCCCAGTACTGAGAAGAAGTCTCTTCACTAGTTTCAAACACGAGATCATTGATAACAGTTTGTGGTCTTGGTGCTTGTGCTTGTTGCACTTTCTTTACAGGTTTTTTCTTAACCTGTTTCTTCTTTTTCTTTACCTGCTGCGAGACCTGAGTATTTTCATTGTTTGGCCTAGCTTCTGCAAGATTTGCTAACGCAAATGGTGCCAGCATCAGTGACACAATTAAAATAATCTTTTTCATGCATTTTCCTTTTTGTTATTGGTTTGGCATGATCTCCATAACTAACTTGGAAGTTCCCTTCATATCTATAGCCTTTGCAGCCCCCATAGCTAGATCTAAATCTCTTCCTTTTGTAAAGGGGCCACGATCATTAATCCTAACCAAAATGCTCTTACCATTACTAGGGTTTGTTACCCTTACCATAGTATTAAATGGTAACTTTTTATGAGCCGCAGTCATACCATGAGGATCAAACTTTTCCCCATTAGCAGTCTTACGACCCGCTTTATACCACGTAGCATTCACGAGGTACTTTTTATTTATAACATCAGTTTTTTCTAAAAGAGCGGCACTACTAGATGTAGTACCGCATCCACAAAGAAGACTAAATGTAGTAATTAATATTATTTTTTTCATTCTTTATAATCTTCTGGATTAAAACTTTCTAACCAAGGAAATGTTTGTTTCCAATTAGTATTTCTTTTAATATCATTGCTATCTAAATAGTCTTTAAGTTTATAAATTAAATCTGGTCTATATGGTTTAGAATTAGCTAAATTTTTAAAACCAGTTAGTTGTTCTTTTGAGTTATAAGAATCTTGTACTTCATTAATAAGTGAGTCAAAATCATCATCAAAAAAACCAGTTGGAAAATTACCAATGTATAGATGTTCATGACCTCCAGCCAAAGCAAAATCATGAAAATTAGAACTTAATTTTGATAGATTAGATTCATTGAATAGTCTAGTAAGATGCATTGTTGTTTTTATATTTAAATTGCATAAAGTCGAGTGCAATAAAACAGAAAAATCTTTAATAAACTCTGTATCAAGCATATCAAAGTTTTGTTTCCAAAGTTTATTATTTAATCCACTTCTAACATATTCACCAGCTGGACTCCACGCATCAATACTAAGTATTAATCTTAAACTTTTTATATGTTTGTTATCTATAAGATCTTTGAATGCCTGTAATATAGTTCTAACACGTTGAGTATCTACATTAAAATTTGTGAATATTTGAATATCCAATTCAGGACATGGATTATTTTTAAAGAAATTTATATTTTCCCATATTTCATCTTGATAAAAAGGTTCACCACCTAAGATTCTATATCTTTTTAGGTTAATACAATTATCCTGCATCCATAGCCAAAAATTATTTTTAGCTTGTTGATAATTCTTTTTTTGTTTATTGATAAATTCTAATTCATTGTTTTGTGGATTAAATCTTTTATATTCTGATTCTATCTTAGAACTATATCTTGGATAACAATATAAACAAGCTTGATTACATAGATTTGAAAAATAAACTTCTAATGTTGATGGAGTTACATTAATACTAGTATTATCTTGTTTTAATTCTTTAGGTGTTAAATATGAAAGCTTATCACTATTATTAACATGCTGACGATCACTTAAACCACCAGCATCTTCAAGATCTTTACAGTATTCGCATCCTTTACCTGGCCAAATACCATTGAGCATTTTTGTTCGTGCTTCTAATACACCTGGAGTATTGTGAAAATTAAAAGTTTTTATATCAAAAGGTTCTTTATCTACTCTATGACAACTGCTTGAATTTTGTTGCATAAGATATATTGTAGACCATTCCCATTTTTGCAAGCAAGCTGGTTCACTAATATTAAGTTGTTTATTCCATAAATTTTGTTTCACTTATTTTCCTTAAATAGAATGGTGCGCGAGGTAGGACTCGAACCTACACTCAGACCGTTATGAGCGGCCGGCTTCACCTTTAAGCTACTCGCGCAATTCCTTTATTCTTTCTTCTCACCCAAGATATTCATGAGAGCCATGAAGATGTTGATGAAGTTAATGTAGAGATTAAAAGCACCGATAGCACCTGCCTTATCTCTTTCACTTTCATCAAGTTCATCGTATGTATTCTTGAGGTTCTGTGTATCATAAGCAGTAAGACCAACAAATACAATTACAGAGATACAACTAATAATCAATGACATCATTGAACTCTGCAGGAATACATTGATTAGACCAGCAATAACAAGACCAATCACGCCCATCATTAGGAAGCTACCAAGGCCGGTCAGATCTCGCTTGGTTGTATAACCATACAACGACGTAGCACCAAAAGTAGCAGCAGTAATGAAGAATACCTGAGCAATACTTCCAAGCTTAAAGATCAAGAAGATTGAACTCATGCTAAGACCCATGACGGCAGCGAATGCTACCAAGAAGACACGAGCAGTATAAGCACTCATGTTCTGGACCATGAAAGCAAAAGCAAGACTCATTAAAAGTGGTGAGAAGATAGCAATCCACTTAAAGCTTGTACCCCAAATCAACTTAAGAAGATCTGGACTCATGCTAATACCAAGCGATACAAGACCACTGACAGCAAGAGCAAACGTCATATAGTTATAGACACTAAGCATGAAGTTACGTAGACCCTCATCATAGATGAGTTGACTTCTGACTTCTGAAATAGATGGTTGCATTGTTTTCTCCTTAAGCAGCGATGATTTCTTTTAGACGATCTGCCGCATATGATGCGGCAAAAGCTTCAGGCTTTACTTTAGGTGCAAAGCCACACATACCACGAATATAGCCAGTTGCTTGCTGAATAACACAAGAAGATCCGTGCATTTCATCAGGATTAATATCAAGATGAACTTCACAATGACGATCACCGATTGCTTCTAATAGATCAATATACATCTGAGATGCACGATATACTTCGTTCATCAGACGAACAGCTGGTCTATCATGACGCTTATCGTAGTCACGTTCTGTATCTACTTTTCCGAAGACACGACAGCCTCTAGATGAATCCATGTGTACAACAATAGCAACTGTGTAGTCAGCATACCATTTGTCATCCCTACCACGGTAGCGTTCACTATCTGCTCCAATATAGACGGAGGTGGTAGGCGAAGAATTGTTGATGTATTGAATAACTTCATCGAGATTAAATTCACGTGACACGATAACTCCTATTTCAATGGAGCGGGTAGCCGGAATCGAACCGGTCCTAGTCAGCTTGGAAGGCTGATGCACCACCATTATGCCATACCCGCATTATTAGTATTTACTTCTTGCCCTTACGCTTGCCCTTCAAGCGACGAGCCTTGCGCTTCTTGCTACCGATCTTGCGACGACCTTTTCGAGGTCTATTCTTATGCGGATGCGCCATCATATACTCCTAGTTAGATTGGTACCCACGGTCAGGTTCGAACTGACACTTGAGAGATTTTAAGTCTCTTGCCTCTGCCTGTTGGGCTACGTGGGCATTAACTGTATATCTATATAGTATAAAACTGTGAAAAAATGTCAACCCATAATCTGAAAAAAATATTTCCGGAAAATTTTGAGCTATTTTACCTTCACGTGTTTTTTATGTATCTTACACATGATCCAAGAGTTGTAATAATCTTCTTTTTCTAAGACTTCCTCTGCGAACTGATACTTAGCTTCAAAGTATCCGCATTCACCCTTGGTCTTGCATAAGCGAAGAATTTCTCTCCTAAAATTTATAATACCACAATTTTCAACATCGTACACCAAATCTTTATTGGAACCATAATATTTTTTCCAGTCAGATTCAGATTTATAACGCTTTTTCTTTTTCTTGATCACGCGTGTCTTCATTGACCAGAAAAACTTCTTGCCGATATACTGCTTATTATTGAGAGTATTTGTGATTCGGTAAACGAAACCGTAGAACTCTTCTATTTTATCTGATTCTACTATTTCGTTATTATAATACCACGGATTTTCATAAGACATAGAGGGATACCTTTCCCTCTATTTATCACACATCTTCTTCCCAATTTTCCAAATCTAAGTCTTCATCAAGACTAGAATCATCATACCTCATCTTGTCACCGCAAAACGGACAAAATTCTGGTGAATCTACTTCATCATGCACTACTTGAAATTCTGCTTCACAATTTGTACAAACTATTTCCTTATCACTCAATTCTTTCTCCTTTAATTAACAAGTTACTCGCGTTGGGCATTTTGGATTATTACAAACATAACCCCAAACCCCTGTTCCAAAATTCATTCCACAAACTCTGCAACCAGTCATATCTTGGGTAAGCCCATCATTCGGTACAACTGGAGCTGATAGATAAGGATTGCTTCTTGCAAATTCCACGCCGTCTTTAAACCCCTTGCGATAATGCTCGAGCATGTTTCTGTAGTAATCGGTATCATGCACATCTTTAGTTCCTTTACAAGTACAATCTTCACCACAGCTCATAGACTAAATCCTTTAAATGTATCGTTATTAATATCTTTCTTCACACCGCCATTGATATAAGAAGTAATTTCGGTTTCCTGTGGAGCTACTTGCACCTCAGAACCAGAGATCCATTTCTGTGTCCACGGAAGCGGATTACTTCCACCCTTATATGGTGTAGGTAAACCAACAGCAGTCATTCTTTTATTTGCTATCCACTCTATATATTCACCCAGCAATGCTTCGTTGAGGCCAACCATCGAACCGTCTTTAAATAGAAAAGATGCCCACGCTTTTTCTTGTTCAACCGCGGCAACAAACAACTTAATGGATTCATCTTTGGTTTCTTCTGCAATCTTAGCGAAGTCTTCATCTTCTTTCTGTAAAGCCTTGAGGAGTTGTTGGGTTCCAGCAAGGTGTAAGTTTTCGTCACGTGCGATAAACTTGATGATCTTAGCATTGCCCTCCATTTTTTTGACTTCAGCAAACGCCCACGAACATGCAAACGAGACATAGAAGCGAACTCCTTCAAGAATATTTACAGACATCAAAGCAAGCCAAAGAGCTTTTTTATGACCATAGTTAGTTGGTTCATCAAATACATTATCGCGCGCTCGTGGAGATAAATTATTCATCCAGATTAATTCATCATAGTACTTACTAATATCGCCGGCGCAATCGACGATTTCTTTAATATCCATTATTTCATCAAAGACTTTCGATGGATTTGGATAGATGTTTCTGATAATGTGAGTATAACTGCGGGAGTGGATTGTTTCTGAGAATGTCCAGGTTGTAATCCACGTTTCGAGTTCCGGTAATGAGCATATCGGTCCAAACGCAATAATAGGCGCTCGTCCTTGGACGGAGTCAAGGAGAATCTGACGTTTGAGATTGGATGTAAAAATATGTTGCTCATGTGGCGTTAGATCTTTAAAATCTTTTGCATCTTTATAGATATCCACTTCTTCAGGTCTCCAAAAGAAACCCAATTGTTTGTCTGTGAGCTTCTCGATCCAGGAATACTTCTGTCTATCATATCTTGCAATAGTGGGTGCATCATCGAAAAAAGCCTTTACTTGTGTATGATCTTTTTTATTGTTTGAATCAAAGACTGAGTAAGCCATTTTTATAACTTTCCTTTATTACGTATTTTGATGCTTCTACCCATACTCTTACTGATCCATTTGTATGGTATGCTTCTGTGTTATCAAATGTAGCAACTACACTTGTTGCTACATCTACAGACATTCCATGATAACTTAAGAATAAATGATAATTTGTTTCGTTTGGTTCAATCATATTTTATAGCACTTATCTTTTTTCTACCAGCGGTCTTATTTACTCTTGCTCTGATATTAGCATTTTCCCAAGTCCAGCATTCACCATCATCATCTTGAAAACAAACCCATTGCAAATCATTTTCTATACCACTATCAATCAAGAAATGAGCAACAGCTCTTCCTTTTGGTGTCATAACTGGAATTGGTGGATCAATCCTAACAATATTACTCATCATAAACTCCTATAATATCACGAGGATCTTCTTTATTATCCCATCTATATTGACCATTTAAATTTTTAACATGATTCTTACCACCATCATATGCTTTAAAGATAGTTACACCGGCTCTACGTTCAATAAAGACATACTTTGTACCTTCTCTATCGACGTAGATCTTTCCTTCTTCAAAGATTAGATTTTGCATGACTCACAATCCTCTTCATTTACTTCACCAGCTGGCAGCGGCTTTTCTTCATATTCACCAGCACCATCATTAGTATTAAAATAATATAGTTGTTTTCCACCATACTTATAAAACATCAGAAGATGACCAATCATCTCAGACATTGGGATCTTTTCGTCTTCATAAAATCGTGGGTTGTACGAGGTGTTAACGCTGATACCTTGATCGATGAACTTTTGAAGGATGGCGCAGATTTTAAGATAACCCTCTGGTGACTTTTGATCCCAGAGCAAGTCATATTTCTTTTTGAGTTTACGAACTTCTGGTACAACTTGCTTCAATACACCATCTTTTGATTGCTTAACTGAAACGAGAGAGCGCGGTGGCTCGATGCCGTTAGTAGCGTTGCTAATTTGAGCTGAAGTTTCGGATGGCATGAGAGCCATAAGCGTGGAGTTACGGATGCCTGATTTAAGTACATCCTCACGTAGTGCATCCCATCTGCACGTGTACACCCCCGCAGCAAGTTCGTCAACATCTCGCTTGTAAGTGTCAATCGGGAAGATACCTTGTCCATATTTTGTTTCATTTGATTTAGGGCAAGCGCCCTTCTCCTTTGCTAGATCAATTGATGCTTTAATTAGATAATAAGACCATGCTTCAGTATATTCATGAAGCTTTTGTAAACCTAATGAGTCAATATTTTGATAACTGAGATCGTTGCGAGCGAGCCAGTAAGCAAGATTGATAATTCCAACCCCAAGAGGGCGACGAGCCATTGTCGAGTTTCTTGCTGCGAGTACTGGATAGTCTTGATAATCAAGTAGCTCATCCAATGCACGCACAGCAAGAGTACAAGGACGTTCAAAATCAGAAGGATCACGAATCTTTCCCCAATTGATAGCAGCTAATGTACATAGTGAGATTTCTCCATTAGGATCATTAATATCGGTCAGTGGCTTTGTAGGAAGATCGATTTCACAACAAAGATTTGATTGTTTAATTGGTGCAACTTCTTTAATAAAAGCACCATGATCATTTGCGTGATCAACATTCATAAGATAGATACGTCCTGTATCCTTACGTTCCTGCATGAATGCAGAGAACAAATCAACAGCGGGTATTTGTTTCTTTCTGATTTTGGTAGAACGTTCATACTTTTCGTACAATACCCTGAATTGTTCAGTATTGGTGAAGTATGCATTATATAAGTCAGGGACATCGTTAGGGCTAAACAGAGTAATGTTCCCACCAGAAAGGAGTCGCTCGTACATAACTTTATTAAATTGGACACCATAATCTAATCCTCTAATACGATTATCTTCTGTACCCTTGTTATTCTTAAGAACAAGAAGATCTTCTACTTCCAAGTGCCAGATAGGATAATAAAGTGTTGCCGCACCACCTCGTACACCTCCCTGAGAGCAACTCTTAACCGCCGCTTGAAAAAGCTTGTAGAAGGGGATAACACCAGTGTGAGTAGCGTCACCACGGCGAATGGGAGAGCCGAGAGCACGAATATTACCAGCACCAATACCAATACCAGCTTTTTGAGAGACGTACTTAACGATTGAAGAAGATGTGGCATTGATTGAATCCAATGAGTCATCAGTCTCGATAAGTACACACGAGCTAAACTGCTTTTGAGGACTACGGAGACCCGCCATAATAGGAGTCGGCAACGAAATCTCAAAAGTGCTTGTTGCATCATATAGTTCCTTTACCCATTTAAGTCTTGTTTCTGATGGATAGTTTCTAAATAAGACCATAGCTATAAGCATATACGCCATCTGCGGCGTTTCATAGATGTAGCCAGTGGAGCGATTCTTAATTAAATACTTACCCCTGAACTGCTCCATGCCAACATAAGCGATAGAAAAATCTCGTTCGTGAATAAGTACAGAATTAAGATAATCAAGATCAGCAGGAGAATACCATTCTTTAATATCTTTGTCGTAATATCCAGCATCAATAACGCTACGAATATGATCGCGAAGATGAGGGATGTTGTAATCGCCATAGACCTGCTTTCTTAGATGATAATTAATGAGTCTTCCTGCTACATATTGATATGATGGAAATTCTTCACTAATTAGATCTGCAGCAGCCTTGATAAGAGTCTCTTGAATGTCGCTTGTTTTAATGCCATTATAAAATTGGATGTGTGATTTGATCTCTACTTCAGACTCAGACACACCATTTAGACCTTCACATGCCCACGATACAACTTTATGAAACTTGTTGAGATCAAGTGGTTCTTTATTACCATTACGCTTAGTTACAAGTATTTGCGACATCATTCAATACCTCTTTTGTTCTTTTAATATTACTATATATTGATTGCGTTGTACACCACTATAAATATTCCTGTCAGTAAAGGAGGAAAATCATGGATACATGGTTTAAATTAATTGCAGACGTCGGCTTTCCAATTGCTGCCGCCTGCGCTATGGGATACTTTATTTTTCTAACTATTAAATTTATCCTCGCCGGTGTCATGAGCAGCGTGCAAGGTCTCAGTGGAATCATTACTGCTTTGGATAACAGAGTTAAGACGATGAACCACGACGTCATAAGAATCGACACTCTCGTCTCCAACGCCATGGGTGTTAAACCTGACATTGACCGTATCGCCCGTGCGGACGGCAAAAACGATGCTAGACGCGATTAATTTATAAATACATTGTAGGTCACGGACTGCCATCCCACCTACTCTATATCTATTAAGGAGATACAGCATGAAAGTAAAAGATTCAATTGGTAAAGCTCTCGGTTTGTCTGAATGTATTGTCGATTTTGACATGTCAGAATATATATCGGAACCAATACCTAGTTTTTTCAAAGGATGCGCGCATACTGAAGAAACTAAAAAAGCTATTTCTGAAGCTTTCAAAGGGATTCCTATAGGTCCATTTTCTGAAGAGCATAAAAATAACATTTCTAAAGCCGCCAAAGGTCGAAAAGTTTGGAACAAAGGTCTTGATAAGTATGATCCTAGAGTTTTGAAAAATTCCATATCACGCTCTATGGTAAAATATAGTGAAGAAACTAAAAAAGCATTCAGAAAACCAAAATCTGAAAAAGGAAAAATTAATATGAGTATTGGGCAAAAAGGTAAGCAATATCCTAAAATTCCATGTGAAATTTGTGGTTTAAAGTATTCTTCAAATGCTCTTCATTCTCATATGAAAACACACAAGGATTAAAAAATGGGTGATATTGCTCAATTAATCTCAAAGTATGGTTTCCCTATCGTTGCAGCTGCAGGTATGGGTTATATGATATTCTATGTATGGACATGGGCAACGCAGGAAGTTAAACCTGTGTTATCAGAAGCTAATAAAGTTTTGATTGCTTTGATTGATCGTATTCGCATGCTTGATAATGACCTTATTCGCTTGAATCAGAAAGTTAATATAGTCTTACAACTTCGTAAGATGGACCATGATGAACTAACAAAGCAAGCTCATGAGTTTATTGTTGAGGAACAAATCGGGTCCAAATCTATACCACAAAAAGAGCCCGAAAGTGATCCAAACACAAAACCCACAAAAGTAAAGTAAATTACTTAGAAGTTGCACGATAAACACCATCCCAATCAGAGGGTAGAGGATTTTTCTTAAATTCCTCTACTCTTTCCATCATCATATCATAATACTCAGTCATTTCTCCGTTAAACGCAGATCTAAGAGTCTTATAATAATTTTCCAATGAAACCCAGTTCTGCTCTCTATAAAATTTAACAAAGTCAGCATGTGTTTTTGAATAAGCTCTATTGATTCCAGTCTTTGGTACAATAGTGTATATATTGACACCCTGTGATTTGCCTTTAACTGCTAAACAATCAAGTTCTAAGCATAGATATTCATCTTTTACTAGTTCATATGTTCTCTGACCAATTACAAGTTTAACATGATATGGTTTTGATTGACCCTCTAATCTTGAAGCAAGGTTTACTGAGTCACCAAGGCATGTATAATCAAAACGCTGACTACTGCCCATGTTACCAACAACAACGGAGCCAGTATTAATACCGAGCCCCATGCCGAAAGGTGGTACGCCTTCAACAGAGATTTCGTCGTTGAATCTGGCCAAATCATCTAACATCTCCAGTGCTGTCTTAACAGCGTGTTTGGCATGATCTGCATCATCGAGTGGTGCATTCCAAAATGCCATCTGTGCATCGCCAATATATTTGTCTAGTGTTCCATTATTCTCAAGTATCTTAGCAGTCATGGCCGTCATATAACGGTTCATGATTTTAGTTAAACCCTGAACGTCGCTTCCGTAATGCTCACTAATAGTAGTAAAGCCACGAACATCAGTAAACATGATTGATAATTCTCGAGTATCTCCACCAAGTTGTAGTAACTCCGGGTTCTTTTGAAGCTTCTCTACCAGAGCTGGAGATAGATAAGTTCCAAACTGTTTCTTGATTTGTTGTTTTAGTCTAAACTCTCTTGCAAAATTATTGAATACAAGATGACCAAAAGTCATCGTAGAAGCAAAAAGTAAATAACTTGTATCCCATAACTGTGAATGCTCTTTAAACATATAGACAGAAAAAGCAACACAAGAAGATACGATCACTATATAAACAGGAACGGTCCACTTAACAGATGTTCTCGGCACTAGAAAAAGTAGCGATAATAATACTGATATCAGTATTAGTTTTTCTATTAAGTTACTATATCCTGGACGCGATATCGAAGAACCGTCAATGATAGTTTGCAGAGCACTTGCCTGTACATCATGCGCCCACTTCTCACCTACTGGTGTAGCTATTATACCACCGACACCCTCAATTGAAATGCCTAATATCACTATCTTTCCATCGACACGCTTATCGATCTCGGTAGCTTCTATTCTTTCGAACTTTGTGTTCCATGTCGTCCAGATTCTTCCTCTTTCATCAGTCTGTATCGGCGCGAATGCAGGTACACGGACGAATTCTGGTCCAATCTCACTTGTTTTAATTTGATAGCTAGGATCTCCAGCAGCCACTCGAATCGTTTCCAAAGGAATAGAAGGATAAAGACTCCCAGCAATATTGACAAGTAGAGGGATACGACGAACCACACCGTCCACCTCACCAATGGTGGCGACCACTCCAACACCTCCGGCCACTTCGGCATGCTCACGTAAAGGACGTAGGCCGCCCCTCCAACGAAAGACATACTCAGTAGGGTTAACAGGCCCGATAGCAGCAAACCCACGACGTACAGCGTCTGGCGGTATATCTTGAGTAGTAGGTGTCTGAGCGATGACGACACCATCCAGAGATTTTGTAAGTTCATTGTCGCCTCCAGCTCTATCTTTTTCTGAGAAAAGTATAGGCATAACTATAAGTGCTGCGCCGTTCTCTTTTAATTTATTAACAGTCTTAGCTATATCTCTTCTATCAAACGGCCACTGGCCAAATTGTTTTACTGACTTCTCACCAAAATCAACTATTACTAATTCTTCTGATTTTTTCTCTTCGATAGAATTTATTAGATAATCAAAAGTCTTTAGTTGAAGTACCTGTACTGGACTAGGGTTGTACACATATACGACCAATAGCATTATCGCTGAGATAACAACTGCCCAAACGCTGGTTAAAAGCTTTCCTAATATTTCCATGTTCAATATTGATTGATAATATAAGGATTAGTTGCGCAATTACTAGTACAATGAATATCAAGCGATATAGACTTATTGGTATTGCCGGATTGTGTGATATTGATGGGGACGTTATCACCAGTACTATTAATAATAGCAGTGTGAAAGCCAATACCAGATTGATTAATAATGACATTATTAAAGTTCCCTGTTAAGTTTACTGTAGCAGTATTCATAACAGGTGATGGTAGTGTCTGTGAAAATGCAGTTGATGTCATGAATAGAAGTGCTAATAGTGTTTTCATTCTGATTGCTTTATGGTAATTATGGTTGTTCCAGTATTGTTTATTATTTGTTTAACCTCTAAACCCTCTTGAGTTATCTTAAGAGTACCAGCTTTATATTGAGACATAGTTAGCTCGGCGTAGCTATTTACTGTTTCTCTATACAATGTTAGCATTTCATTTTCAACAAAAAACTTAAGACCACTGGTTGGATTAAATTTAGGCAGTAGAGAATTAAACTCACTGAGTTCATCTGATAATAATTGTGACGAAGCCACATCTAAGAAGTTATAAAGATAATCAGCACTAAGAAAATCTCTGTTTAGCTTATTAAACTCTTTTAAAAAATCTTTATCTAATTCAGTATATTTTAAATAATCTTTCTTAAGAAAGTCTTCATCTAAGAAATTATATCCTCTTCTTTCAATAGTTCTTTCAGTTTGTTCTACAATTTTAGGTGGTGTTACAATGATTAAATTATTAACTTGATTCAAATCTAAGTTTAATATTGCAGAAGCTGTCGGCCTTGAAAAGCTAGTATCAACAGTCGTAGTTTCAAATGGTTTTGTTAGTAATACTGTACCCATGACAGATGATACTAAGATCTTACCGATAACACAATCTCTTTGTATATCTTTCCAACCTTCGGGACAAGATGGTAATAGTATTATTTGTGATCTTCCAAGTTCATCGACCGTACTTGAAAAGTCTGTACCTCTGACACCTATAGTAGCAGTTGGTGTAGTAACTACAACTTGTTGTGGATCATTCTTAGCTATTTGACCTGATGCATATTTAATAGTACCAAGCGCCATCTTGATACCAAGTTTTCCTGTTTTCTTATCACCATCATAAACGAAGTTATCAATGACTAATTTACTATGTTCAGTTATCTGGACTCTAGTATCATCTTTAAAGGTTATTCCAGCTTTTGAATTTGCTGTTGTGATGACATCTTGCATCTCGACACCAAATTGCAATGCACTAGGAATAACCTCAGATTGCCTCTTTATCTCTGTAGGTCCAGTTTGTTCTGTTACTTGTCCAACTGAAGCATTAGTTGTGGTTGGACTTAATAGTAACAGCGTTGCTAGAACCGGTAATAGTTGTAACGATCTTTGAATCAATTGCTCCACCCTGTCTAAAGTCAACGGTGTTTAATGCACCATTTATTGATAAATCTACTTCATGACCAGTAGTTCCTGCAGTTCCTGCCTGAACAACATCAACTATATTACCACTACCACCAACGATATCAACAAGATTCTTTGTACCAGCTACAGCAGATGAAGTATTTGTCATATTAACTTGGTTATTATCTGATTGTATGTTTACTGTAGTATTAGTTAGAGAGTTTGTACTCTGTGTTAGTGAGTTACCATCACCAGTTACAGAATTAGTGATTGTTGATGGTCCACAAGAACCTCCATTAGCACCACACTCTAAATTTAGTATATTAGAACTGCCAGTAATGACAGATGATATAGTCGCACCATCTCCCATAACCGCCATATTCGTTACGTTATTATTGCCAATCTGCTCAATATTTACAGTGTTATTATCACCATTAAATGTTGATTTAACACTAGGTGTTCCAATTGCGTTTCCAGAACCAGACTGTGTGATGTTTATAGTAGAACCATCGCCGATCTGATCCATATAAATTAAGTTTGCCGCATTTACATAACCTGACATGACCAAGAATGATATAAACATCATCATTCTTGTGATTGTTTTCATTTTTTGTTTTCCTTTTTAGTTGTCTCTTTATACTTCCATAACTTCTTTTGAGAACCTTGTTTTATCATGTCAACTACTGCTGCTTCTATAGCTATCCTTACAGCATAAGTTGTAGGTTCATTTATAGAAGTACCTGCTTCTAACTCTACTGATCTTGTTCCAGCATCAACAAACTTAAATACATTAGCACTTACACCAGTGCTATAGATAGTCTTTGTCACACCGCTAGAAATTAATATCTCACCTGTGCTAATTGATATTAATCTCAACATAATAGTTACTTCGTCTTTACGATATTCTTGCTGTGCTCCAAGGCCAAGATAACGTGCACCAATACCACCAGTTGCAATATTACTATCATAACCAACTATACCACCCTCTATCATTATACCAGCTACTATAAGTGGTGTTAAGGGTTTGGCTTGTTCTTTTTCATATACTTCACGTTGACTTCTAATAAGTTGTCTTTCTTTAACAAGATTATCAAGACTTACTCTCTCGATAGGTTTAAAGAACTTACCTTTTGAAGCATCCTGTAAAGCTTTTATTAGTATGACTTCTCCACCTTGTGTGACAGCAGAACTTAAACTAGCATAATTGCTGGTTGGTTTTCTTTGTCCACTCATATCAGAGAATTTATACACTGCCACTGGTATAGGGTCGCCATTTACGGCTGGTATATTTATGAGCTCATTGAATCTTTTAGCAGTAATTATTTCTGCTTTATCTACTTGATTCTCTAAATCTTTACTAGATGTTATCTTACTGCCTGTACATCCAGCCAAAGCCAAAGCACAGACCATTAAAAATGCATATCTTACCATGCTAAGCTCCCGTATGGTACTACCACTTGCGTAACACTACCACCGGGATCTGTAATTCTTAATGTTATAGTACTACCGTCAGACGTCCACTGTAAGTTATTTCCACCGATATCAAAAGATCCTGAAGATGCTCCGCCTTCTTTAAATAATTCAGCAGCGATATTTTGTGATATCGTTGCATAGATTCTACTCTCTAGATTATTCAAGAATTTAGCTAAGTTTGTGTTCTTAGCATCAGCTGCAGCTTTAGCTGCATCCGTCTTCTTGTCTTCTATAATCTTCTGCTTCCTTGTTTGTTCAAGGTTATCAATAGTTAAGACATGAGACGAATAGCCGACGCCAGAAAAAGATGGGTTTTTAAACCCAAAGCTCACTTCACTTGCATAAGAAGCAGAAGAAAATAAGCACACTAGTAATGCTATCTTCTTCATGTTTTACTCCTGTTACTGGTTTATTTATAATCCCTCATCTCTTTCATATGTTGCTGTAGCTCAGGATCACCTATTAATGCTGGTTCCATAATAGGTTCAACTGAAGATTTTACGTACTTATGGAAAAGCATCTTAGCAGTCTCTTCATCTTTTGCCTTTGGAACACACATACCACAACCACAAAGGTCATGTGGGCATGTTATGTAGGGGATCTCCATGTTACCATAAAGATGATCTTTTAATTTTGATATGATCTTTGAGAACTCACTAACTTTACCGATAGGTTCCTCAACACTATTAAGGCTTGTCCTACATGTCTGATGATGGAAGACAATATCCTTCTCTTGCTCAATATGCAAGAAGAACCAATTAATCATACACTTCCAGCCCTTAAAGTTTGTGTTCTTAGCAAACTTGATTTCATCCCACTGGTCTTTTTCAGAATGAACTGTTTGACAAGACAAGTCTCTGCCACCACAACACATCCTACCAATAGAACGGCCGACTACTTTACCTTCTTCAAACTTAGATTTCTTTAGAGTATCCACGGATTTAACAATGTTGAGTGGATCTTCAAAGTTCTTGCGTGACTCTCTTATCTTATCAAGTTTTTCTTGAAAATCAAAGTTGGCTGCTTCGATACTTTGCTTTGCAGGTTTATTAACATTATCGATAAGAGTATATGTTTTTTTTGAATGTTCACCCTGTTCAATCAATACTGCAGGAACTTCTTCTTTCTTTTTACCTTTCATTGAAATATCAGCAACTTGCTGTTGTTTAATTTCAATCTTTTTAATTTGCTTTTGTACTTCAACCGGTTCTTTAGACAAAAATTCTTCTACAGATTCTACTTCGACTTCTTTAGAACCAATTAGTCTATCAAAGAAACCATTCACTGAATCTTCTACACTTAGACCACTAACTTTGATATTAGAGAAAGCATGTTCAGTAAGTTCTAAGTTTTTCTTATTCCAGTACATTGTAATGTATGCAGCCTGATCATGTGTATAGGCATGCACTTTACTTCTTGTAATTACTTTCTGCTTCTTAAGATCTACTTCATCTTTCTTTTGTTCTTCTAGTCTTTCACCAATAATTCTAGGAATAAAATTAATCTTACGTGGTGTAAGAACATTCTCCATAAGATCAACACACTCATTAAAGTATTGATCATTGGCATGCATCATGACATTTACTTTAAAACGTTGACCAATATCCTGTAGATGAAGGATATTCTTTACAACTTTTTCTTTCAATGTTGGGTGTGCTTCAGTATGGTAGCTAACAGTAATCATGTTGAAGAGTTTAAGGATCTTCTCACTAGTATCTGTTGGCCAAGTAGCATTAGTCGTCATGCTAAGACGATACTTCTTAGGATAAGTGTCTCTAATCCATTCTACAAACTTAAAGAAATTTGGATTAACAGTCGGCTCACCACCAGTGAAGCTAATAGTACATGCCATATCAATCTTATGAAATGATTTATAGATTGAATAGTATTCGTCAATATGCTTCATGGTCTTCTTAAGTTCTTCCATCTCTGCATGAGCTGACCATGAATTATGCATGTATAGTGTACAATAGGTACAGTCGTAGTTGCATCTACGACCGAGATCCCATACAATCATCATATTATAGCCAGACTTTTCATTATAGTCAATGGCTGTCAAGAGTTGTTCTTGCATTATCGCTCCGATACTTCTACTTCAACATACGACTCTTGAAATATTTCTCTATCACAAAAATAAAACTCACCTCTAATTCCTTTGCAAAGATAGTCACCCATCTTTCCAGTCATAGTACCTTCAAGAGTCCATACCATCATACCGGATGCTGTGCCATCAGGTCTTCGCGACACTGAAGCATTAGACCATTCAATAAGATCATCAATACTTTCTAGTGTTATTTGTCTAGCTTCAATGGGAATAGGCTTCTTCAAATAAAATGGCATCACTTATCTCCAAGATCAAGAGCATCCTTCAACGACGGAAACACTTCTGTAATTTGATACCAAGCATCAGTAGCAAGTTCACGATGTTCCTTCTGAGTCGAAGGGTCCATACGAACTTGACAGTAATGAATCCAGCTACGAAGAGAACCCTTCATGTACATGCGCGACATAGTAAGACCCTCAGGAAGCACGGCACGAGCCTGTTCCTTAGCGATATTATTCCATGATGCCCAGTTGTAAGCTTCTTGAGCAGCGTCAATAGCCTTCTGCTGCACTTCACGCCATCTTTCAGCAACAGTTGTTTTCTGATCCATGTCAATGCTGTTCTGACGGTTCTTTTCATCCTGCAAACGAGCTTCACGAGTAACGAAACCCATATCTTTAGTAGGATCAGCATAACGCTGACTGAACTCTTGAAACGAGAATGAACGATGACGAATAACTTGGCGTCCAATATCGCGAGTTGTATTGATCTCCATCACTACATCAACCATCTCAAATGGCGACCAATGTTTATGCTTTGCAAGATACTTCAACAGCTTTGGTGCAGTCAAAGTGTTATTTTGATTTGATGGGTTACTCACTCGAGCAACGTATGCAATGAACTCATCAACAGTAATATATGGTGCTTCGGGGTCATCAGAGGTACAAATAGTAGGCTGAGTAACGGCAATAATCTTAGCAGTATTCATATTTTAGTAGCTCCTTTAATAATCCATCCATCAATTTTATAATCATTACTTAGCCTTTTAACATGTTGCTGAGCTAAAGCAATGGCATCATCTCTATTTTTAGCGCGAACTTCTACTTCATGTAGATCATATAACATTCGTTCATATGGTTGAATAGTTACTTTATAGAGAGAAGTATTTTTATTTTTCTTTAACAAGTCTTTTAAATAACCAACTGGCTTGTTATTCCAGATATCTTCCATCTCAGCTTTATTTAGCATTATATTTTACTCCAACGTTGCAAAGCTAGTTTAGCTGCCAAATCACGATGTGTATTCTGTTTTATTATATACTCAATAAATTCAGATGACATGCCTGCAAGGATCATATCGTTAATATCTTTATGTTCTAAGTTTTCAGGCCATATACATACTCTATAACCCTGCATGATAGCCTTATCTATCTTCTTAACAGTCTCCTTAGAGCGTGGTTCATTGTCATAGACGATAACTAGTTTATCTTTATCAAAAGTACGAAGAGCAGATACTAAGTCACCACCAGCCGTAGCAATTGAATTATTAACAAACATACTATCAATTGGACCTTCAAATACGTATACATCTTTATCAAACTTAGCACGCTCAAGACCATAGACTTTTGGTACTGAATCATCAAGGATGATAGTGATGTACTTAACGTTTGAATTGCCTAATGCTCTACCCTGATAAGCATGAACGTTCTTATTAGTATCTATAAAAGGTATGAGGAGTCTTGTCTCATCTCGCGCTAAAGAATCTTCATCAAACTTATTAGGAATTAAGTTGTTAGTAAAGTTTTTAAAGTTAGGACATGAAAAAAGTATAGCATGAAACGGGTTAGGTATCTTACGACTCTCAACAAACTTTTTAATTCTATGATCTGGAGAAAGTTGAGATACTTTCTTTAAGCCTTTAAGTGGACCCATCTTTGTAAAGATAGGCTTCTTCATCTTATCTACAAACGTTTCAAGTTCTACTTGTTCAGGTGTTTTATTATTTGAGAGACATTCCATCTTATACTCAGAGAAAAGCTGAGCATCTATCTTCTTAAGAAAGATAGGAAAATCAGAATGAGCATTACAGTTGAAACAGTGAAACTTATACTTACCAGACTCTTGATAGATCCAGCCACGACTCTTTGATCTACTACGAACAGAGTCACCACACAGTGGACACCGGAAATTGTATCCGTTGTTTCTATGTTTAAACCTTTCAAGTCTGAAAGCAATTAGATTGATATATTTTTGATCTAGCCAATACGTAGCTTGCATTACATTATCCATTATCAGTGTGCATGGATAAGATTATAACTAATTTAAGAAGCTAAGTAAATGCTTATTTTAAGATACGTAGGATTTTATCACTATGTGTGATAACAAATGTAATTACGGTGAATCCACCGATGTACATCCAGATATACTTCTCGAGTGAAGTAATCTTGTTAGTTAGTATCTCGTGTTGTTTTGTAGATTCTTCTCTAAGTTTATGTATTTCTGTTATGATATTCTTATCTTCACTTCTCATCGTATCATACACATCTTTCAATTTGATATCTGATTCTTCGCGACGTCTTTCAAGTATATCTTCGATAGATGACACGTGTTTCTCTGAGCTTTGAATTCTTTGTTCATGCACAGCCAGCATCTTAGTGAGATCTATCTGTACATCTGCTAGTTTTTCTAATGTTTGCTCTATCCTATCGAGCCTTTTTTCTTCTATCACTTTTCTAATTCTTTACGAGTTAGAATAGCTCTAAGCTTTTTCTTTCCTTTGACCCATGTAGCAGGATCATCACCTGTACCGGGAACACTTGGACCAGTAACATTTGCTGGAACTGGCGAATCTTCTTTAATCTTTCCTACTGATGATTTTAACCAAGCTTTCTTGACAGCTTTATCGAGAGTCTTCTGAGCTGCAGCAGTCTTCGATGGCTTACCTTCAAGCGCACGAGCTTTATTTACTTTACCAACTAATTCTGCAGAAATCTCGTTTATCATCAGATCTTCCTTAATGCTTCTACAATCTTATTATCCATTGGGACAACATCTGTATTAATTATTTTTTCTTCACCTACATTATATAATCTACTAGGTAATATATTTAATAATATCATAAAAGGTTTTAAACACTTTAGTTGCTCTCTCATCTTTAAGAATATTATCTTACATGCAATCTCAGGACCAAAAACATTAGATAATATAATTAAATGATTTAAGATCAATCTTTCTTTTAATTCACCGGTCTCTTCATACCTAGTTACTAACTTTTTAATATACTTTATTCTTTGCAAATCTTCTATAAATTCTTCAGTACTATGACATTGTTTATCATAATGCCTGGCACAAAATACAAAGAAATTATCATCAGTTATTTTTTCAATATTCATTATCATCTAATTTAAAATGTACTTAATGCAACTCTCTTTATATTATTATTAGATGTAGCTACATACAAGTACGTATTATCAAAAAATAAAGTACCGGCCTTTACTGTAAGAGAGGTACTATTTGCAGGTGTTGTTGTCTGTATAACAATATTGGCAGAAGAATTGCCAAGAAGATTAGAGACTTTAATAGTTTTTGTTGAAGGAGTCCCATCGGGGTCTTTCAATATAATGATTCTATCATTTGCTACGGCATTATTTGTCGTAGCTAACTCTGAAGTCTTCTTGGCATTATCTGTCATGTTAAACCGTTATTAAGTTGTGATTGTCAATACTGCGTTTGAAGATACCTTGTTGTCTGCACCTGTTGCAGAAACTGTAACCTTGAAACTTGTATTTGTTGTTACAACACCTGAGTTTACAACTAAGTTTGCTGCAGTTGTTACACCAACGTTGGCGCCGGCGCCGAGCGAATCGCCATTTGCATATGTCCACTGATAAGCAAGTGTTGCACCTGCAGGAACTGATGCAGCAACAACTCTAAACGTTGCCATTCCAGCAGCAGATGTGTTAGCTGTATTTCCAAGTGGCTGTGTAGTAATTGTGATTGCATAGTCTGGGAATGCAGCATCTTCTGCGTCTCCAGACATTGAACCCATAGCTACAAGAACTTCGTGCTGGATACGACCTGCACGACCACCAGAACCTTCAATTCTGTTTACCCAGCCTGCATGAGCTGCACGATTTTCACCGTTCTGGCGAGTTGCTCTAATTTCTGATGTATCAACACCATACTGGCCAACAGTGATGCCTGTGATTAGAGCATCAGCAGTTGTGTTGCCAAAAAATGCATTTCTATTTGCAGCGTTTGCTACTACTTTATAACCGCTAACGCCCCAAAGAACTGAGTTTGCTGCGCTATCGTCGTTTTTCCATTGTGACATTTAGATATCCTCCTAAAATGTTTTTATTATTTATTATTCTTCTATAATCATCATGTCTAAGAGATATTGTGACTTCTTACCAATCTTCTTTTCTTTACCATTAACAATAAGGACTGGATCAGAAGGATTTCTTCTTTGGACGACAGCACGTTCACGCAAAGGTTTATTTACAGGTGCAACAGGAATTTCTTCCTGTTGCTCGTTAGAAGCTTGCTGCTGGTTAGCTATTATTAGAGGCATTAACCACCAATCTCTTTTCTAAAAGCTTTTTCATGATCATCTTTTTCAGCAGGTGTTCTCTTTGAATGATAACTATCTAAAAACCCTTGAGCCTTTCTATGTGGGATCTTTACTTTCTTATCACCGACGCTTACTTCAATATGACCAGTAACGGATGGCTTAGCATCTCTGATCTGTGCAGCAAGATTACTTTCTACCATATCACCTTCTGGCTCATATGAATTGTTCTGTGCTTGCTTACGAGCTTGATCTTTGATCTTATCTGCCTGAACAGTTGCTTTTGCTGTAATAGAAGCAGCTTTCATCTTCTGCTGTGCAGATTTTTGCGCTGACTGGACTGCATCTTCTGCAAATGTAGCAGCAATAGCATCGAGTTTGGCTTGTTCTTCATCAGAAATACTTACTTCTTCATAAGTTTGCTTACCGCTGCCACCAACTTTAACATATCTTCCAATTATCTTGTTATAAGAAGTGCGAACACCTTGACTGCGATTTCTTGTCTTTCTGTTTCTATCAGCTTTCACTTCTGCAGAATCACCTGGCTCATGGCCCATTCTATGCTGCATAGCTTTTGTACGATAGCTCTTAAGAGTCGTATCAGAGATCTCGTCAACCTGCTCTACTTCTTCTTTTGCCATCTTATATGTGTGCTTCTCTGAGTTATCACCAAAACTGCCGCTTGTGTGTTTCTTCATGCTGACAACTTTATAACCCATCTTCTTGTGCTCTGCAGCTTTCTTTGCAGTATGCTGTGGAGAACCAGTGAAGATTACTTCTTTCTCATCAATCTGCTCTACTTCTTCTTTTACTGGTTGTCCATTTTTATGAATTTGAGCTTTAGGATCTTTAGCTTTAATTTTCTTGTATATCGAATGATTAGAAGTAATTGGATATTTTGAAATATGATAGATTTTATCAGTATCAGATTCTGTATTTCTAATAGAATAAGAGTCTGCTTCATCAAGTTCTACATCTTCTTTGCGAAGGAGTTTGAAATCATGAGCATCGATCTTACCATTCTTGTTCTTATCGATCTTATGCTGTTTGCCTTTTAGCTCTTCTTTTTTAACTTTTTTATCGTCATCATCATCTGGATCTTTAATATCAGGCTTGTACTGTGGATTTACATCAACTTCAGTCTTGCCTTTAGCAATTGATTTTGCAGCTTCGATAACGGAATCAGGGATTCCAATTGCTTTATTGTTTAACATGTCTGGTTCCTCATCGATAATTTTCTTTTGAATCTGTTGTTGTTTATGATGAACTGTTTTTGGATCTTTAGTCCAAGGTCTAGCGACTATATCTCTAATCTTATTTTCTAAAGTTCTATAGTCTGCCATTTTTATGCCTTTATGATTGAACGAAGCATCCAACCATGCTTCTCATGTGCTTCAATACGAGCTTGAATAATATTTGAAATACCAAACTTTTTAGCTTCTTCAGCTAGTTCATAAGCTTTATTTAATGAATCTAAGACTTTTTCATTGTCATCTTTTAGTCTAGTCATCATTGATACAGCACTAGGTATAGTTGTCTCATCTTGAATAGATGTTAGTTCTTTGAATCTTGAGAATGAACCAGGAACATATATGTCAAGTGTACGAATGCCTTCGGCTATATTATCTACAGCTGCAAAGACTTCTTCATAAAGATCTTTTAAAAAAGAATGATGTTGAGAGAAGTCTACTCCCTCAACATTCCAATGAAAATAATGAGCTTTTAAATAGAAAGCAAAAGTATCAGCTTGTGCTTCTTTTAAAGCTTGTTCTAACTCATCCATTCTTTGTTACCCTTGGCTTTTTTACTTTTGCAGCAACCTTAGTAGCTACAGCTTTTGTCTTTCTTGTTGTCTTCTTCACGACTTCAACAGCATCAGCAGTATCAACCTTGCCATCTTGATTTACATCAGCAACTTTAGTTACTGCTGCAGCAGCATCAGCAGAATCTACCTTACCATCCTTGTTTACGTCGGCCTTTGGCCAAACATAGTACCAAAGAGCAAAACCAGCAATTGCAATTAATCCGAACCAAATGATATTATCCATTTTATTACTCCTTCATTATATTTGAGTTATATTATATTTATCTTGAAATTTCTTCCCAGTCCATTGAAGCAAGACAACTGACTGTGTTAACAGAAGCTGCCACAGCGATTGTTATTGGCTCTGGAATACCTGTTAAACTATTTCTTTGCAACTGGAACTTAAACAACGCTTCTTTAAGAATGTCAATTGTTTGTGAAGCTTGGTTAGTGATACCAATATATCCTTGCGCTAGTACCTGACCACCACTTAAACCAGTGGCTGCTGTATCATACTCAACAGAACTATCGGCTTCACCCGGTGTCCAAGACGGAGATGTTAGGGTTGTCCCTCTATAGACTCTCCAAGCAACACTACATGGATTTGAGTTAAGTCCTAAAATAGACAAAGCTGTTAAGATAGCAATCCCATCTAGATGATCAGATTTAAGTCGTATAGAAACGATAGGATAATACGTTCCTGCAGTTGTTAATGTTTTGGGTGTTTGAACAGGCGTACCGATAGATCTTTGATCACCGCGTAGTTCATATCCACCCTCACTAATAACAGTAGAACAAACTTGCTTCATTGTAGAATTGCTTGCAGTCGTTCCGGTATTTTTAATTTCATAACGTAAAGGAAGAGAAGCAGTTGTCATATATGTAGAATCAATATAATTGGCATGATGGAATGAGTGGCAATGAATTAACTGACCATCAATTACAAAACCACATCTAACTGTTCCAAGACCTAGCCACTCAACATCGTGAAATACGATCTGTGCTTTTGACATGTCCAAAGTTTTTTGTGATGGACTAGATTCAACACTACCTAAAAGTGTATCGATATTCCAATTAGCTTGTTCTGCTCTTGTTTCAACCAATGAACCATTTGACCATGAACGCTCTACCCATGCAATATTGGTTCCATTAGCTTCAAGATAAACACCATTATTTGCACCAAAATAACCAACACGCTGACGAAGATTTGCTTTAGGCGCAGACATAACAACAGTATTTAAAATTTGTAAAGATTTGCCGGGTTGATAAGAAAATACTTTCGTTGTCTCTCTAATAATTTCTTGATCAGCAGTAGTTCCAAGATTTAATTGAATTAAACCGGCATTTGCATTAAAAGAATATGTAGTTCCGGAAGTATTAGATGTAGACCATAAACCATTGTCTTTATAACGATGTGAAGAATCAAATAAAGTTAATGGCATTGATACTCTAGAACGACCAAACGCATCAACAGCAACACCAGAAGGATTTGCTGGTCCAACCAAGTTTCCATATTGATCGGAAAGCATGACTACTTCAAATATAGTTTTTCCATCACCTAGATACTGATGAGTATCTTTTCTAAATTGTGCCATTTAGCAATTCCACTTTCTCAACGCTTTGTTGATTCTTGAATCTGGATCATTAGCTGTTTTAGCTGATGTTAATCTCTTCTTCATACCACCCATGCGCGCACAGAAAGATTTACGACGATTGGCTGCTTTACTTCCCTTCTTTAATTTAGAAGGTTTAGTAGTAACAGGAGCTTTTAAGTTACTGCCTGTTGTTCTATTATAATAGTCTCTACCCTTTTGTGTTAATCCACCAGATGGACTCTTATGACCCTTAGAATCTTCACCTACATTGTTACACCCACAAGAACAGTTTCCATTACACTCTTGGATTTCTTCTTCTTTTACTGGAACACAATTAGGAACTTTACGACCATTTTTCATCTTCATGCCAACGGCCGTATAGCCTTTCCAACATGCATTTTTAAGATTGCCTGTTGGTTCTTTTACGCCTTCAAGGATTTCTCTTAATTTTCTAGCCATATTAAGCTCCTAACTTTTAATTTATTAGTATTTATAAATTAATCTGCTTGAGGCTTCTTTAGTGAATCTTTGACATGATTGAATAACTCTTTAGCATGTTCTTGACTTACATGAGAAGGTATTCCCTTTTTAAACTCTTTAAATTTATTAGAACGAGCATGCTCTCTCATCTTAGAAGCAGACATGCCTTCAGTACCCTCTGCATCAGGATCTCTTGCACCAGCAGATACGACATCGATCTTATGAAAACTAAATGGTATCTGACCAGACTTATTAGGTTTACCATTATAACGATGAAGAAGATCTTTATATTCTTGTACTCTGTCTTCACCTGCTACCATGATAAGATGATCATGACCTGCTTTGTTTAAACGCTGCGCATGGTGTATGAGTGTAGGTTCAGCTTTAGATGCAGCTTTAATATTAGTATTTGGAAAGAACCTCTTAGCATGCATCAATTTTTGTTCTGGTGTCAGTGGGTTCTTATCATTATCATGCGTAGCAGATAGCACTACTTCATGGTGTGCTTTATGTTTATCAGCAAGTTCATGAACTTTATTAACTAATACTTCATGTCCAGTTGTAGGAGGGTTCATACGACCAAAAGAAAACACGACAGGTTTCTTCGGTTTTGGTTGATCTTCTTCTACTATAAAATCTTTAAACTTCTTCATCTTTCTTCTTTCCGGCTATGGCACCATAACCAAGCAAGTTCATCTTCGAGAACTCAGAACGGTTCACGAACTTTGCCATGCTACCTTTATTATGTGCGACGAATCCTTCTGGTCCAGTCTTTTGACCAGCTATACTGTGTTCAAAGTCAGAGTGTTGTGACATGACACTAGTTAATGTATCTTTTGCTTTTTGAAGATGATGATGAAGCTCTAATACTTTATTAATATGTTCTTTATTATCTTGAACATGTTGAAGTTTTTTTGCGAGAGCCTGCCTCTTTTTTTCTTTACCAGCATCTGACTTTAGTTTATCAATCTCTTTTTGATGTTTAGCAGTAAGATGATCCATGTAGCCTTCATGCGAAGGCTTTCCATCTTTACGAACCATGTCGTTAACATGGCCTTCTAAATCTGCCTCGTGACCCTTAATAGCATCAAAAGCTTCTGGCTTCATTTTTGAATAAGTCTTCTTAGCATTCTCCATATGATTCATGAATTCTTTTTGTTTATCTGGAGTGTACTTAGAAGAATCAAACTTAACTGCTGGATCAATATTATGTACATCAGGGTGATGGGAGAAGTTTTCACGATCAACATGAGGTGTAGCTTCCATATCCTCTAGTTGTTTACCCTTGTACTTTGTATGTACTACTAAACCAAACTTTGCATGTCTGATTGCCTGACCATGATGAGTATCACGATCTACTGAATACTTTACTGTGTTTGGCTGGAAATGAAATTGACCTTTATCACTAGTCACATCTTTTTTTCCAGAGTGCATGACATCACCTTGATATACACCATTTTTAGGTGCTATCTTAGGGAGATGTTGCAAAGCATGTTTTAGCTTCTCTGCTAATCCGGGTGCATGACCATGATTATCATCGATGTCTTTATCAGTGTAATTTATTTTAGGATTCTTATTGAAAGCAGACTTAGATGCAACAAAGAAACGACCATTCTTTGGATGATAACCAAAAACAATAGATGGTGCACCATCATATTTAGTTGAGATATGTGTGTCTGTCTTTTTACCAAGCAAAGCTTTATGCGCATTATCCAGCATCTCACCAGCTGCAGATACACCTTCATGACCACCATGTATTGGCATGTCTTCAAGGTGTGTGAGATGTTTTAGTTTCTTACCAGAACCAGATTCATCTGTTTCTTCTGTCAAGAATATGTTGAAAGATAATACCATTTTAAATCCTGTTTTATTATATTTATAGTCTTTCTAACAAGACTCTTAGATACTTAGCGCCTGTGTCAGTAGCAGTCGTGCCTCTAAATTGAAAGTCGACTTTATACTTTGCGCCATTAATGTTAGCTGAAACTTTTATAGATCCACCTTTTCTTTTTCCAAGTTCCGGATAAGAATAAGAAGATTCACTTAAATTATTTACGGTTACTTGATTGCTGCCGCCTATATCTTTAACTAATACATCACCAGTTCTTTTTTTATGAACGAAGACTACATTTGTACCTATAGCCTGTTCTAGTACATCTGCTAAGTTTTTAGCAACTGTTGCATAATTTGGTGTTTGTGTTTGGCATGCATATCCTTCACCAAATCCAACCATCTTTAAACCTTCGAAACCAAAAAACTCGTTTATATCAACCTGTGTATTTTTATTTAAAAAATACTTTTCTAATGCAGCATTTAGAACATAATATGTTTGCGACATCTTAAGAGAAAGAAAATGTAAATCTTTGCCATTTTTTTGTATAGTTACGTCTGTTAGTGTTTTTCCATCAGACTTGCTAATATCTAAACGGGTTCCAGTGAACACAACTTCTCTTTTTTGATTCTTATAACCTTCTCTCGTTGCACTGTACGCATTACTTTGAGTTAAGTCTAACTTTTTCTGCAATTCATTAATAACATCTGGATGTTTGATATCTGTCATATCAGCACCAGCAAAATAATTATTGAGATCTTTTTCTATCTCTGATTCGAAAGCTATACCGCCCTGACCTTTAGCAATGATAGGTTTAAAGATGATATCTGTTTTAAAATCAGGAACTGTTAAGACATCTATTGATCCAGATTTACTCCTTTTAAAGACACTCGTGAAGTCAACTTTACTGCTTCCTAAAAGCTTCTCAACTTCTTTCTTTGTATCTTCTCTATTCTTTGACTTAACATAGATATCATTCTTCTGTAGTAATACTACAGCGTCATTTTTAAACTTCTCTTGTATAAGATTTTTTAATACTTCTATATTTTTACTTGCCATTACTTCACCTTATTTTTTATAGATATTTATAAAGTGAAAAGGGCGAGCCTTTCGACTCGCCCCAATGTGCAACATGGACGGGTGGAACCCCACCATTTATCCCGTCAATTCCAATCCTGATTTATCAGCTTGCCACTTGTGCTGCAGACACAAACGTGTTGCATTGCCGCTCTATTGAAGCGGAACTGTTATTATTTATACTTCAGGCAGCAGTTTTTCCTGAGGGATATTAATTTTTTTTAGCATAAATGATGGCGTCCAACCATCAAAAGCGCCGCCTAAGTTTAGATGACGAAGAAGTTTTCTTGCTGGTTCCAACCCGTCATAGTTACGAATAATCTGGTTCGTAGCAGTTTCTACGACTCCAACACCATTTTCATTCATCTTAATCTTATAGTTCATTATTTAAACCCCACAAATGCTTCTTTACTAAAGTTAAACTTTGGCTTTGGAAGATTTCTTTCTGTATCTTCCGAACCAAACTTGGAATTGTCAAACACAGACTTATTCTTTGGACCATCCAAAAGATCTTCCTGTGCTGATTGTTCTACGTCATAAAGCCGCATTTTACTGCGATCAATGCCAAGGAAAAACCTACGATTAGACCCTGGATCATTATAGCGATTCTTGAGTTGCTTAACCAAGATTTGATTTCGTGATTCCATTTCTTCGTTTGTTTGGAGTCCAAACATAAAATCAGCTGTGGCCGGGAGTCCAAAGGATTCTGATGTATCTTCCAATCCCAAGTCGCTGCTCGAATATCCACCTCGAGTTGTTTGAGTCGCACTGACGATAGGTACATTGAACTCCACGGCAAGTCCTCGTAACTCTTCTGCGATTGCTTTGATATAGGTATAAGAATTGACGTTGGCTCCATACTTCATCCTCGAAGACATGCAGATGTTTAGATAATCAATATAGATGATATCTGGTTTAAAGTTCTTCTTGATCTTCAATTCATTAAGAAGATGCCTGAAGTTTGCAGATCCAGCACAGGCTGTTGGATATTCTTTAACAATCAACTTGCCTGTAGTCTTAGACATAAGCTTCTCGATCTTACCCTTATAAGATTGTAGTGGTATGATCTCGAGCTGATCGAGAGGGATATCAAGAAGGTTAGAATCAATACGTTCAGCGATGCGTTCTTCTGCCATTTCCATCGTGATGTAAAGGACGTTATATCCCTTAGTCAAGTTAGATGCAGCACAATGACACATAAACAATGACTTACCAACACCAGTACCAGCAAGAGCAATGTTTAGTGTCTTGTTTGGTAATCCGCCGCCAGTAATTTCATTGAAGTAGTGCAAGTCGAACGGGATTCGACTTTCTTTCTTGTGGTAAAACTCATAACGTGCATCCGAGTCTTCAAGGAAGTCATGCCCAATATGCGTATCAAAAGATACTGCAAGTGCATCTGATAAGATCTGTGGAATGGCCCCTTTAGAGGCTTTCCCACTCTTATCATCCAATATTTGAATGGAGGCCATGATCGCGTTGTAGACCGCTTTTTCTTGACAGAACTTTTCTGTTTGGTCAAGTAACCATTGGATTTCAGTCTTCTCATCCGGTTTTAGCTCCGAGATCTTATCACGAGTCTTCTTAAATACTTCTTCATTGATACCATCTTTGTTTGATAGATCGATGATTAGTGCTTCTTTAGTTGGGAATGTGTTGTACTTCTTAACATACTCATCAACAAGATTAAATGCTAATTTATCAGAATAATCTTGAAAGTATTCTTCTTTCAAAAAAGGTATAACTTTTCTACCGTAATCTTCGTTTGTTAGAAGATTACCAAAGATTAGTTGTTCAATAGCCATTCGTTTTCCTTAGTAGCTAATTTGAAGATCTTTTAGACTAAAAACACCAATTACCCAATTCTCTGCAGCATCTTCGACATAATGCATAGATCGATCTGGAAATACACGGTGTTCTTCAATATCATTAATCTTATAGATTACACCATAATCGTTTCCATCATGCACTACGCGTGCACTACGATTGGAATATTCATCAACACCCTTGTACTCATGCAGCGTCTTCATCATCAACCTCCATGATTGAACCAACTGCCATCTTATAAGTATTTTTGATATAATCAGCAAAATCTGTATCCTGGAACATCTTGGTCCAAAATTCTTTATTATCTACAATGTCGCCAGCACGCATTGAAGGCTGTCTGACTTCGCCTGTTTCTTTATCTACGGTAGCATACCAACCAGCTTTAGGCTTAACAATGTAGCCACCATCAATAGCAACATCCAATAGGCCAGACCACCTATTAATACCTCCATCATAACTGACCGTGATAGGGATCTTAGACTTTTCTTTAACATAACGGGACTTCTCCACGTTGATTACGAAATGGTAGCCAGAGATACCATCCGCATCTTTTTCCTGTTGACGACCAAGGATCCAGATATTATCTGATCCATAGTAAGATCCAGTACCACCGCCAACGATATCCTTAGGATAGAGACCGATCTCCTTATATGTATGGTTGATCACTATCATAGGAATATCTTTAAGAGAAAGATGTGGTGTAATCATACGGAAGAGTGACTTAAGTTGTTTAGCACGAGACATGTCAGCAACTGACTTACCATCAAGTGCATCCTCAACTTCTTTCTTAGAAGCAAGGTTACCAATAGAGTCGATGATAATCATGACATGATCATTGCGATCAAGCTCTTTCATCTGAGCCATAATATCAAACTTCAATTCTTCGATGTCGGTGATAGGAGTATGCACAACAGACTCAAAAGGAATATTAAAGGTACTAAAATAGGACTGAGGAGTGCCGAACTCAGAATCGTAAAAAAGAACAATGCCATCTTTGTACTTCCTTAGAAAGGATGATGCCATTAAAAGAGCAAAGCCAGTCTTAAAGTGCTTAGATGGTCCAGCAAGCATTGTAAGGCCGGGTGTGATACCACCATCAACTGAGCCAGACAACGCAACGTTGATCATGGGTACAGGAGTAGGGATCATATCCTTCTTTGCAAAGACTTTACTGTCAAGTAGAGTAGATGTAAGATCAATCGTAGAATTCTTAATAAGCTTATCTTTAAGTGACATAACGACTCCTATTTGTCAAGTACTTTATCATCAATTTCTAATATACCAATATTTTGCTCTTTTGTAAACCGTTTTTGATTAGTTATACCAATATTTGCTGCTATTAAGAGTACGATAGCGAGAGGATCAAAAACAAAAACAAGAAGAAGAATGACCATCCTAACACTTCTTTCAAGGTTATCAACAGACTGTACTTCATATATGAGCTCAGAAATGTATTTGAGTGGTCCAACTTCTGCTTCGAGTTTTTTGATATCAGATTCAAGTCTAATTCTTTGTTCTGTATATGTGGATATATTTTTGACATGATCGTCTTTCCTTTTGACGAGTGATTCTCTCGTCTTTCTCTGCTGGTCAGCAGCTTTGAGTGCTGTTGCTGCTTGTCCACGATCAGTCATCTTATTTAATGCAGCATCAATTTGTTGTATCTGTTTGTCTAAGTCATCTATGCTTTGTTTTTCAAATCCAATCTTAGAGTTTAATATTTGTATTTGATCAGCAGTGCCAGTATTTAAATTAACTGTCTGGTCAATATGTGCTTTAGATAAGAAACCAAATATACCCATGCTTGTAATAAACATCAATATAAAAACAGCTGTACTTAAATATGTTTTAATTAGAAACGGTGTTTGCCTCCAGTTTCTATACAACCATGATGCTGTTACTAGTTTACCAACTTCTAATACAGATCCCATCACTACAACTGGCCAGAACGCTGACGCAAATATGGTCGTGAGACCTATGATTGAATAGTAGCCAGAGACACCCGATAGAGCTAAGGCTACTGCGAGTGCCAGATAGTTTATCATCCGTCTACGTAAGTATTAATTTTCTTTATGAAAGCTTGGATCCTTGCAGATCGATCGGGCCAGAGGATATATTCTTTATTAGGATCTTTTGATAAGTTTTGTAGTAAAGGCATGATCATATCTCTTAGTCCGTGTAACTTATCTTGAGCTTCAGCAGTCTTTTGTTCTACTGCTTTAGATTGTTGTTCTACTACTTTTTTTAGTTGTTCTTCGTGGGCTTTTAGTTCTGACTCAGATACAAGACTAAAGCCAAAATCGTCATCATTTAATTTCATGCGAACCAATCCTCTAACGTAGATATCTTCTTATTATTTACTTTCCAGTGTAGTACATCAAGTATAGACTTGATCGGATCAAGGAAAGCTCTATCAAATTGCTTATCATAGTCAATGTATTTATTAATCTCAAGTTGTTTAGGCATAGCAGAATTTGTAGCTATGACGTTTTCTTGTCTTGTGATAGGATTAGGAGTAATAAGATATGCAAACTTGATCTTATCACCATTAGCAATTGGCTGATGCTTCTTCTCGAGACCTGCATCTTTAATTACTTTATTGTAGAGGAGAGATGCTCTAACTTGGATCGGCAGAGATTTCTGATCAAGCTTGTAGTGAAGAGGGAATGTACTACCACCATCATTCTTACGAAAGTAAATCATCTTAACACTACGAGGAAATGCTACTTCTTCGAACTCCATGTTATAGAACCTATCTCTAAAATCTTCAATGAAGTTAAGGACAGTTTTCTGATCAGTATTCATGATGAGTTCTAGTGTTTTCTTAATGTTCTCACGGCAAGATGCGGGTGTAGATGAACGAACTGCTTCGATACCCATGATCTTAAGTTCTGGCTTTTCATACTGCACACCCTCGCTATTCCATACGTTGAGGATGTACATCTTCTTTGCTTTCCAGATACCTTTATTAGCGATGTTCTCTCGCTTCATCTGCATCTTCTGTTGATATGCATTCATCATGTCAGCAAGGTCTTGATACGACTTATTGATATAAGGCTGTATCTTCTGTTCACAGAATGCATCAAGCGCTCTAACTACCTCGTGATCATCTGTCATTTCCAACTTCTCAACGAGAGGACCCATGTTGACATACACCGAGTCAGTATCAGATGCAATCACATAGTCTTTATTATCCGTCTTGAGCATCTTGTTGAAGTATGCATTAATCTTCTGTTCGATCCAACGGATCGATAGCTGACCAGAAGTTGTGATTGCCTCCGCGTGATTAAAGTTGAACCACCTGAAGTATTGGTTACCCAACGCACCATATGCCGAGTTGAGCTGGATCTTTTTGGCAAGCTGGAGATTGTGATAACGCGATGCAAGTTTTTCGTCATCTTTGCTTTTCGTTTCTTTGAATCTTTTCTTGGCTTCAAGCATCTTGTCTTTGTAGATAACACGATCATTGTACATCTTCTCCATGAGTTGAGGCAAGAATCCTTGTGTGTCTTTACGGTACATACAACCATTGGCTGCATAAGCTACCATGCCATCACGATATTCCCAATTACCTTCTAGCAAATAATCGATTGAAGGAAATTGTGTACGACCAACAAAGGTTTCTGGTGAGATATTATATTGCATGATAAGGTGTGGATAAAGAGAGTTCAAGTCGAAAGATACAACCCATTTATGCATACCTACCTGCGGGTCTTTAACATAGCCACCAACGAGAGTGTCGTAGTTATCTTCGATCTTTTGCTGCGGGATGACGATCTTCTGATCCAACAGGTAGTTGTGGATGATAACATCCCACGGTCGAACTGTAGTTAGTGTATCCATATAGTTGACTTTGGCATCATATGCAAGCGCAAACACCTGCTTAATAAAACCAAGCTTATCTTCAAGACGGTCTACGAGCACACAGTCGTGAATGTTATAGTCGATGAACTTCTCGTAGTCTTTCTTGTAAAGATCCAAGAGACTATCATATTCAGAGTAATCGAGCTTACGTTCACCAAGGACGATGTTAGCGATATGGTCTAGACGATACGATTCTTGGTTAGTAAATGAAAACTTCTTATAGAGATGCATGTAGTCAAGGATAGTTACACCAGCAGGAACGAATGCTTGGTTCTTCTGGTCTCGAACGATGATCTCTTTCTCGTCGAGGAACTTCCACGGCGAAAGCTTCTTGGCTTCTTTCTCGCCAAGCTGGCCGATGATACGGTTAACGATATACGGTACGTCAAAGAACTCTACGTTCCAACCAGTCAATACATCTGGTGTCCAGTCAGGATGATTCCATGCAAGGATAAACTTAGCAAGCAGATCTTTCTCATCTTTACAAAGGACATATGAAACATCATCAGACTTTGGCTTATAGTAACCACAACCAAACACGATGCTACGACCATTCTTACGAAGAGAGATAGCAGTGATTGGTTTAGATGCTTGCTTGATATCCGGAAAGCCGTCATCGCTAGCTACCTCGATATCGATAGTCACTACTGAAACTAGTTCAGGATCGTAGTCGATCTGACCGGGATACTCATCATTGATGAATACGTATGGGTAGTTAGTTAGACCATAGAACTTGAAGTTAGATACGTCGCCATATTGCTTGACGAAGTCACGCGCTTCTCGCATAGAACTAAAGTTGATCTTGCCAACTTTCTTGTTGTCGAGAGTTAAATATTCGCCCTTATCAGAAGGGATGAAGAGGTAGGGTTGATAGTCTACCTCTTCACTAATGCGTTTACCGTTTTGATATCCACGTAGATAAATCTTGTTACCACGTGCATAGAAGTTTGTATAGAAACGTGACATTAAATGCTACCTCAAGACTGTCAATTATAGGCATATTATAACATATTTTAGATCAGAAGTAAATTACTGTTTACCAGCTATCTTCTCTTGTCCACGTGTCCAAGCAGCAACACCAAGGATGGCACCGAATGCCATGTGAATCAATCCACCATTATCAAGTGTGATTGACTTCCACGGGATGTATGTCATGCCTTTTAAGAATTGTGGCATGAACATCGCGATGATTGGAAAAGCAACGAAGTCACAGAAACACATGATCATGTAAAGCCAGCCCATAGCTGGTCTCCACATTGATTTCATCCACGGTTCTTCTTGCTTAGCGTTTTCCGCTTTCCATTTTTCTCTTTCTAATTCAATGGCTGCAAGTTGTGCTGCCTCTGAAACTTGTGGTGTTGCGCTTGGTCTTGATGGACCAGTATCAACATAACTAGTTTGTATAGATGCAGCTGCACCCTTTGTTGCGGGTGGTAGCTGATCCATCGCAGGCTTTGGTGCTACTGGTTCGTCGTCTAGTGTACCGAATTTAGGCATCATTAACCTCCAAAGATTTCTAAGGCTGCTTCATAATGATGCTTACGGTCTTCAAGACCTATTGTTCCACCGTTGATTTTTTTAGTTACAGTTAGGATATCATCCTTATCTGCCCATTGATTGAGTTCACGTGAATCCCAGAACCAACCTGCAGACCATGCTGCACCCTCTTCCGTTTCTAACCATGTAGCTGCTTCTTGTAACTCCATGTTCATATCAGAAGCGAATGCTTGATAGTTGCTTTTGCCTGTTAATTGAATAAGACCACGACCGCAGTAGCGGTAACCATCACCAGACTCAGGAGGACCGTTGCCCATTCTACTTGCGTAGACGAGGTTAGCAATCTTCTCTGGATTCTTGGCATACTCGTTTGGGTTCTTACCACGAAAATACTTCGGGAACACTTTTACGAGTGTCTCCGCCCTGTAGTTTAAGTTCTCCTTCCTAGCGCGTAGGCCACCAGATTCATGGCCTACTTGTGCTAAGAACATTGATATTCTTCTTGGATTATTGATCTCATAGAATTCCATTACTTCATTTAATGAATCTACGAATGCTTGAACGATGTCTTCGTCAGTGTCTTCAAAAAACTCATTCAACTGTTCAAATGTTACTAAAGCCATTTTAATCTCCTATATCGTAATCAGATCATAATATAGGGATTCATCATGGCTTATTTATGATTTAAGAACGCTCCAGTTTTAGTATGCCACTGATCTTGCAAATCTTTAATCTCTAATATTAGTTCGTAAATGAACTTAAACATGTTCATGACCTTGCAAAGTGCTTGGCAGCTTCAAACAAGATCTCTTCTCTACTAAGACCAAGACTTTTTAACTCATGATCTGTAAGTGAATTTAACTGTGAAATTGTTGACACGTATAGTGAATAGTTACTTGCCCATTTGGCAGCAGCTTCTAGTATATTTAACATTTGTGTAGTCTTTCTTTAGTTCGTATTAAATGAAAATGTGGCCAGTTGCTTTTGCCACCAGCCACATGTCACATTATGTCATGATATAATTACTTGTCTTCTACAAGAAGTTCTTTCTTTGACTTCTTTGAAGCTTCTGTATCTGTGATATCAATCTTCTTTGGCTTCTTATCTTCTGGAATGATATGTTCCAACCAGATCTTAAGGATGCCATTGACCATAGCAGCATTATTAACGACAACATTATCAGCTAGTGAGAATGTACGAGTGAATGCACGATCAGCAATTCCCTTGTGAAGGTATTGAACATCAATGCCGTCTTCTGTGAGAGTTTCGACAGTTGTTTGACCCTTGACAACAAGCTTGTTATCTTCGAGTGTAAGTTCGATATCTTGCTTACCAAACCCTGCAACAGCAAGCTCAACTACATAGACGTTATCGTCTGTCTTCTTGAGATTGAATGGAGGGAATGCAGCACCAGCAGTCTTAGAAATGTGTTCTACAGTTTCTGCCATGCGTTGTGCAACTTTATCAGCACCAACGAAGAACTTACCAAACTTTTCGAGATCAGCAAAAGAGTGGTCGAATTTATATGTAGGCCAGTTTGTCATGTGTTTTCTCCTATTAAGCGAGTATTATAATAATGGATCCATTAGGCATCCACAATTCTATATATATTCATTCACTTAAAAATGTCAATGGTTAGTGTGCATTTCTTGTTTCTTTTGCTTCAACTGACAGTGACATAGTGTCCATGTGAAAGTAATAAATTGGTGTTAATCCATGTTCTTTAAGTTTTTCACCACCTCGCAACATTAGACCAAAATTATTATTAACATCACCCATAGCGCAACACAATGTGTTTGCTTCTTTTAAGATTGATTCTTCAATTTCTTCCATAGTATTCATCAGTCCCAGAGTCCTCTATAGTATTTGCCAAAAAGACGTAATCCATTTCTAATACGATCATTATATTTGTTACTTGCTTCCAAGTCCCAACCATTTTCTTCTGAATAGAAGAGATCAATGTCACGTTCGGTATTAATAAGTTGATCAAAAGTCCAGATCAACTCATCCATGACCCAGTTATAACGTTCTTCTGCTTTCGAATCACTGCCATATTCATCTTTTACACCAGCTTCAATAGGTGTATCTTCTTCGTCAACAGAAAAATAACCGTGATTCTTTTCTTTGAGTTGAACAAGTAATGGATGAATTATAAGAGCAAGTGTGTGATCCATTGACCATGTATCATATGGATCAATATGGATTTTTACTTTACGTTTCTTTTTGTTATCAAACCAATTGCAAAAGTCAGATACCCATGTGCTGGCTAGCCAATTGCCGAGTTTATCATGAGCTTTATAGTCCCAACGTTTTAAACGAGGATCATCATCATCGTAAATACCATGTTGATCTAGCCAAAAGAAGATCTTATCAGCTATCTGATAAGGTCCTGTCCATCCTTTATAAGGTCCAATATTTACTTTCATGGTTCATCCTGTATGGTTTCATCTTCGATCGGTGGCCAATCAAGATTAGGAGCTTTTGCTTTCTCTGATTTAATTGCTGCTTCAAGAGAAGCAATGATACCGATACGAGCAAAAGCTTCTAGCTCTCCTGGTCCAAATTCTACAGTAGCATCAGCAGATCCGTCTTCATTTACTCTAACAATCTCAAGCTTCATGATGTCACTCCTATAAATAGAGGGTATGGGTGAAAGGAACTAAAAATGAACAAGCTTACCTTATATATAGCTGCCGGTATAATTGGCTTCGGTGTCCTTAGCGGTCTCTATTACAAGTGGCGCAAGGATATTGAACGCGAAGCCCTGTATGAATATAACCAGAAGCAGATCGAACAAAATCAAAGAGACCAAGAACGTCTTAGACAACAGCTTGAAGATATAGCCAAGAAACAAAAAGAAGTTGAAGAGGCTAATGCTGCTGATAAGAAAGAGTTCAAGGGCAAGATGGATGTTATCACTGCTGATATCGAATCAAAAGATACTGTAGATAGACCAGCTTCCGATGTACTTAAGAAGACTGTAAACAAACTAAAGGATGCACCAAAATGAAGTTGTTATTTGCCTCTCTTGTTGCTATCACGCTAGCTGGATGTGCATCTAAACCTCCTCAGGTTCTCACAAAGACTGAGATGCAGGTTGTAATGCCAGAAAGAACTATGTTCTATTGCCAGAATGTTCGCCGCTTTCCAAATCCAGAAACACTTACAGATGCACAGGTTGCTAAATTATTAGTTGAATTACATTCTAAAAATACAGAGTGTCAGAAAAATATGAATGCAGTTTATAAGTTTTTAGATGCTGCAAAGAAAGAAACTGAGAAGAGAGAAGAGAAGAAGTAATTACCACCAACCTAATTTTTTAAGATGACTGATCCTATCATCCCATAGTTCATTAGTTATTTTTTTATTTTCATCGGAGAGCTTTTGAACAAGTTTCCATGATTTACTCAATTGAGCATATAGACCATCAAAATCTCTATTGAATAGAAGATTATCAAGATCTATAATCTCAAAATTTATTTTTTGTTTATTTAATTCATCTAGTATAATTTTATGATTTAATAATCTGTCAGATTTTAAAATCGATTTTTCTGTTTTTTCAAAATTTTCTTTTATATTTGTTAAATCAACATTTGATTTATACATAGTATTTGATTTAACATACAATGTATAGAGAGATGTTAATTCTAACTTATAATCAATGTAGTATAATTTTATATTGTGTTTATTAAACAATTTTAATATAGTGAAGAATTTATCAAAAATGTCTTTACGATTAATATGATCATTAATATATGTAGTATGTGTGTTTATCAATGATCTACTGGTATCTTTTTTAAAATATTTAAAATAAGTTTCAAGATTTATATCTTCTAAAGATATATTTTCCCATTTGTTTGCAGAAAATTTATCTCTTATATTTTCATCTGCTATAGGAACAAATTTTTCTAACTCTCCTCTATATCCATTAGACCACCTATTAGATGATGAATAAATTTTATTTTTAGTTAGAGTCCAACCAGATCTAAATGATCTTTGTGTCACAGTGTCTAAAGTATACGAACACACATCTGTAAAATTAACTAAAAAATCTCCTGAAGCTCCTGGATCTGTTAGAAATACTATACCATTATAAGACATTACACTTTCTTTTCTTCCTCTTCTTCCTCTTCCTCTTCTTGTTCTGCGAGAAGTGCTAATGAAGCAGCAACACTATTCATAGTACTAGTCAACTTCTCAATAATTGTATCTTGACTGTAAATTGTAACCCAACAATAAGCAGCCCAAAATGACATCAACACCATATTACCATATGTAAAAGTATCAAACATGCTATTAGACATGAATGTGAAATAAACAAACATTGCAGCTGAATATGCACTAGCAATGAGAGGGAAATATTTCCTATAAAAATGCATTATGACTCCTTGATATATTCTTTCAGCATATCATACAATTCTGGATTATGATCCATCCAGTGTTCACTTCTAATGTTATTAAGCTTATTATCTATCTCTAAGAATGAATTGAAATTTCCTGGTTTTTTCATCATTTCATTTTCAACCATCCTATAAGTATAATCGTCTATTTTATTTTTTAGATTAGAGAGAATACGATATTTAACTTCAAGAGGTAAGTTAAAACACTTTAACCAGTCTCTTCCATCCACCATATGCCACTCTATACCAATCTTATATAAGTGTTTCTGTTTTAAATATTCTTGTAACTTATAGAATTGGTTTACATTATAAATCGATATGACAGAAAAAATCTTTACTTTGGTTCTTTTATTTCTAGGATGATTTTCAGCGAACCAATCAATAACTTTCTCTACATTCTCCCATTGACTACCTTTTCTTAAGAAACTGTTTAAACTACCATAAGCATCTACGCTTAGATTTACAGATAAAAATTCACACTGTTTTAATAATGCATTTAATGCTTCACTTGGTATTAGAGTAGTATTTGTTGTTAAAAATATTTTAAGTTGTGATAAGTTACATTTATTGAGTATTTCAATAAACTTTTTTTCTTCCATCAGTGGCTCACCACCAATTAGTTTTATGTGACGAAGTTTTGAGAAATCATATATTTCAAATAATTCTTTGCTATATTTAACACCAGAAATTCCGTCTTTTATATTTACACCAAAAAAATCTAATCCTAATTTAATAGCATCACTATACCAATTAGTACTTAGTCCCGGATTACACATCCTACATCTATTATTACACACATTACTTAGAGCCAGATCAAGATGAGTTAATACTGGATTTTCTGGTATTGTTGTTCCTAATTGTTTAGCAAAACCTAAACGCATACTTGATGTATTATTGCTAGTTTTTTCTTGTTCATAACAAGAAGAACATCCAGCCACATATTCATCTTTTATCATGCTCTCACGAAGTTGTTGCATGAACGGATGATTGAACACATCATCATGTGATAAGTCTAAATCTTTAGGTGTGTGTTCCCACCTAAATTGACAACACGGGAAAACACGACTATCGGGACGTACAGCTATATGATGAAATGGTAAAAGACAACGATGTTTATATTCAGTCATCATATATTCCTAATGGCTCGGGGTGATGGGCTCGAACCACCAACACACGGATTCAAAGTCCGTAGTTCTACCAATTGAACTAACCCCGAATAAATTCATACACACTATCTTATTTGCGCCAGGGTTGTCTAAGATAAGACAAGATATTTTCTGGACTTGTTTCGCCATAAGGATCTGTTTCACAGTCATCACAGATCCCGGGTTCTTCGAACCAAGCTTCGATGATACCATCATTAACTACTGCAGCATAACGCCACGAACGTTCACCAAATCCAAGATTCATCTTAGATACTAACATACCAAGTTCAAAAGTAAACTGGCCATTACCATCAGGAATCACTACAACATTTTCAATGTTCTGTGACTTAGCCCACGAATTCATTACGAATGAATCATTGACTGACATACAATAGATGGCATCAATTCCATACTTCATGAACTCATCATAGTTCTTCTCAAAGCCGGGAAGCTGATAAGTTGAACACGTAGGTGTGAATGCACCAGGCAATGAGAACAAGACTACACGCTTATGCGCAAAGAAGTCTCGTGAGTTGACTGTCTCCCAACGATATGGGTTATCACCACCAATACTCTCATCACGTACACGAATCATAAAATCTACATCTGGTACTGGTCGACCAACATTAGTTACCATAATATTCTTCACCCTTTTCTGCATAGAATCTAGCAATAGTTAAAGCTTTTGCTTCTGTGTAGTCAGTAATAGCACTCTCTTCATAATGAGAAGAGAGTTCATTGTATGCACCCTCATTCACTACTTTATATGAGATACGTATATTGTCTTTATACACGTGTACATCAATAGCTATAATCTCTTTGACTTTTGTATAAGATTCAAAAGAATCTATTTTACGCTGCCAAGTCTCACCCTCATAAGTAAGTTCTTCAACTGCGTATGTCTTACGACATCGCGGCACAATAAACTTATGACCTATGTCATATGTAGTTTCGATGATCACTGACAATACCTCTGAAACACTTCACGTCCACGACGATCATAACCAACAAACTCATCCCAACATGGACGGCTATTGTAATAATACATGCCTGTACCAAGAGCGCCGAGCGCAAGACCACCGAGAGCATACGGGACCCAGTTATTCTGGCGATGACGAGGCGGGTGATAGTGCTGGCGTGGAGGCGCATAATGATGACGAGCGTGTGGCTGACGATAACCATGATCTCGCCTGTGATGGTGTTGTGCAAAAGCAGGCGCAGCCGTGAGTACAACCAGTGATACTGCTATGACACCTAAGATGATCTTACGCATGTTTCTTTACCTCTATGACTACAAAACGGGTGTGATCATAATAACCAATTTCCCAGTAGTTCGTCACGATATTATAACGGCTCACATACTTCATGATTAGACCCTCTCGATGATGGGACGACCAATAACCTGAATCTTGTTAGTACGCTTACCTTCCATATCCTTAGCAAACTTGATTGCAGACTGGAGGGTGGCAAACTTGCACGTCTGATCGGTGCTCAATATACCATACAAAGCACTTGACTTGTTAACATGCTTGATATCATATGTGACTTTAAACCTGTACATGCTTGCCTCCTATGCTTGTTACATCTATATATTACCACAGTGGCACTGTTTGTACATATTTATTTTGAGTCGGGGCGGATCATGCGAATATTTTCTCTATAGTCGCGCAGTGTCTTCACATCGATTTCATGTGCTGCAGTGTAATAGGCAGCTGCACCAATCATGACGAAGACCCATGCAACTGCTATCCATGTAGCGATGAATACGTCATTGAGGATTACTGTAAGTTCTGTGCGGAGACCGAGCGTGCTGGTAATGCAAATGATTACGAGGAACGAGATCTTAAAGAAGTTTCGCACAAACCCAGATGAAATGTCATAACCATTATGCATCACTTGTCTCCATTATATAAAAAAGAGGGGAGAGTACTCTCCCCTCTAAAGTCCTATTAGAACTTGTAGTTTACACCGGTTGTAACGCGATCTTCGGCATTACGGTTGGCTTTCTCGATAGCATCGATCCGACGATAGCGTACATCAAGCTCAACACTTGGTACGATCTCGTACTTAGCACCAACACCAATGTTATAAACGGAATAATCTGCAGTTACAGAATTCCAACGATAACCAACACCGCCGATACCATAAACGGTAACGTCAACGCCGGGAATCTTGTACTGTGGTACAACGTTTAGAGCAAATGTATTGCCATAATTCCACTCACCACCAACCTTAGTCTGTGGACGAGAGAAGTCATATGTACCCTCTACTGCGAGGAACGGAAGGACGTTCCAGCCAGCAACAGCACCACCAGAGTAGACGCGAGCATCTTCACTCAAGTTTGCACCGACATTAACACCAGCATAGAACTGAGTCTGTGCGAGTGTTGGAAGTGCCGGAGCAGCCGGAGCCTTCTTTGAAGGTAGATCAGAAGCCGAAGCTGCTGCTGCCGACGCAAGAAGAGCGAGCGCCGCTACGATAGTCTTTTGCATTTTAGTTCTCCTAGTTTGTTACATTACTCAAAGATGTTTCGGATTAAAAAGAATAAGCCTACTAATATAGGCATCCAAAACAACATTATTATTAGCCAGAAAGCTTGTACGAACTTGTCGAATAACTTGCTGGCACTTACATGCTCATGAAGCATGATCCTATTTATAACCCTAGAGCTTTATGGGTGTACTTGAGATAGCCACCCTTAAAGTCATGAGTCAAGTATTCAGAGAGGATCTCAAAACGAAGGGCTGCTGCTTCGTCTGAGGAGTCTCTGAGCTGTTTAGCTGCATCATTGCAGAAACGGATAAGAGAGACCAATGAGACTTTGTCCTCGTGGTCGTGAAGAGTCATAGCTTGCTTTTTACCAGGGCGTTGCATGTGTCTGTCTCCATGTTATACTTTTCATTATATACACTTTTCAGAAAATGTATACAGTTAAATATCACCTTCCCATGGGTTCTTGTAAGGATCTATCTTTAAGATCTTAACTTCCAAGATATAGATCATAGCGCAGTACAATATTACTGCTCCTGCAATCATAAATGCATCCATCATCTCTTAACACTCCATTCACGTGGTCTTTCTGGTGCAGGTTCGGGTCCGGGCACGACGGGTGTATTACTGATACGACGATGGAGGTACTCACCAATAGCTTCACGTATGCATGACGATGGGTCTTTTCCCATTGCCTCTGCATACTCGTACAGTCTGTCTCTCAGGATAGTATTACAACGAAACGAAGTAATTCGATTTTCCATACCTGACTTAGCACGATACAGCGATGTCGCGCCATCTTTATATTGGTGTCTCTCTGGCATTATACCTTGTATGTGTAGTAGCACTCTACTATCGATTTGAGTTTATCATCCATGATGTTGTTACACCAGTCATGATCCATGATGCCACAACACAGGTCCATATAGTCTTCGACAGTGAGGAACTGTTTACATAACATCAGGTACTCGTATTGTGTACGAGGTTTCATGACTTGTTTACCATTTATATATCCGAATTCTCGAGAGGCTGGATCGAGATAACGTGTATCAACGAGCTCTGAGTTATCGATCAGACCTGTGTCTTCTTTCTTTATCTTTGGTTTAAATTCTATGATATCAGCCATCACACATCTTTCATCAGACGTTGGATACGTGTTACAATGCTCTCTTTGCCAGCGCGCAGTCGACGCAATGCTTTTCGCTTGATATGCATTCGAATCTTTGCTGATTCAGAGAAAGATTTCATGTTACGAATGTCAGAATCGATATCAGCGATACGAATAGGATTATAACCAGCGGTGTGATCTTCCCATTCACGGGCGATATAGTCAGCGATCCACTTATCGGTGTCCATAAGCATCTCGTATTCTTTACGAGCTTCAGCTAATTGTTCTGCTGGACTCCAACAAGCGAGGGCAGTTTCTTTGTCTAAATAAGCTGTAGGCACAATAGTATTTCCTTGTGATCCAATACTGATACTATTAAATGCTTCTTGTGCTACCGATGGTCCTGCTGCTGCTCCGAGACCTAGTAATCCTAGCATTGATCGTCTATTCATGTATCACCCGCAATATGCTCGTGTTTGTTTCCAACAGTCACAGTCTCTGCACATCCTGTCTGGATTTTCTGACTCACAGTTTCGTTGGTCTCTCTGATCAAGATGGTGTGCCTTCACTTCCATCATCTTCTTGTATTGTCTCTCGTATGCAGCGAGTAGATGATCGTATGCTTTGATGTGTTTATCCTCGATAGCAGCGACGAACTCTTCTAGCTCTGGCATATCTGCATTACCGCTGATAAAGTAACGACGTGGTGTCTCATTATCAATATAATTGACGAGACCTGCATCGAGTGCTAGCTGTAGGATCTCTGGCTTCATGTCACCACTCCAAGATCGTCACTTTTGCACACAAGTTGCATACACAAAAGCTGCCCATCTACTATTAGATTTAACGGAGTCCAAAGCAACCATACAGTTCTTTTCAGAGGTAAACTCTTGCATGGTCACTACCTGCCCACTGTTTACTACCGATATAACAATCAAAACATATAGCATTACTTTACCACTCCGGGCCAGTTGTCTTTTCGGTACGTTGATATATGTATGCGAAGTCGACGCCATATGCAGGTACAACCAACAGTTTTTCTGGCATGTTATTCGTATCACGTTCACCTAACACACCACTGATAAACAGTGTATCAGGATGACTCTCAGGTGTCAACCGACGAAGGATCGTGGCCTGCATATCACACTTATTCTTGAGTCGTGTAATATCTTCCATAAGTGATTGAATAAAGCGTTTTGTTTCATCATTCTGAGTCATTGTCTACCTCGATGCAGTGCCAGACGTGTGGATAACCATCGCTGGATGCTGCGTGTACTGTGCCTAGATATGTACCTTCCCAGCTCATGCCTGTACCGGTAAATCGTAGTGTTTTCCAGTCGACCAGAGCATCAGATTCTTTAGTGTTTGGTAGATCTTGCCATGATGGATCAACCTCGCACCACACGTATGGATCACCGTGTTGAACACCGAAGCTGACAGGTCGACCAAGGACCTTCAGTGATTCGCCGGGCAGAAATGGACCGAATTTCCAGATTGCTTTCATATCAAAATTCTTCCCAAAAGTAAACAGAGTTCTTTGTCTTGAACTTCATTGATCGAAGCCCATTCTTATCAGTGTATTCCTCGAGGATCTCTGTGACTGGTGATGTTTGCCACCAGTCTTGCATGGTGTAGCTACGAGCGTAGTATGACCCGACGCGGACACCGCACCCTACACGTGGGTATGTCTCACCGGGTATTGGTTGGTATGATTCTGAGTCGAGGATCTGGCACATTGGTCCGGAGTCGCCTGCTGACCCGTCTTCACGTACGAGTGAGTATTTAGTCATTACTTGCATTCCCTTACGTGTTTGCAGTCTTTGCGAAATCCGAAGCCTACGCAGGTACAACTCCAGTGTTGGCCGTTACGTGTGACTGTGTAGGATGTACCGGGTTTGGTGCCGGCGACGATGTGGGTCTCGCTGTCGCTCTTGGTTGTATTACTAGTGTATCCAGAGCCGATGATGCGGTTGAGGTCGATGATGCGAAAGGGGAATTGTGTTTGGCCTGTTGACAGGCATATGCAGTCTGGACCGACCCAGCGTGGGTTTGGTAGGACTTTGCCCGTGTATGTGTTGACCAGTGGACCGGGCATATTGGTCTTGACTTGTTTGACTTGGATGGTGATGTCTTGTCCGATGGCGTACATGGTTGTCCTCAGTCGCAGGAGTCGGCAACTTTGAGTGTGCAGTAGAATAGGCCGTCTTTTTCCCATTTGTCAGTGATGCGAGGGAAGTAGACGTAGTTGTGTTCGTCTTGGTATTTGCCGAACTCGGCTACTTCTTCGAGGGAAGAGAAGCCGGTGTAGGTATTGTACCAGTCGCGGCCTTGTTTCTTGCGGTCCACGAACTGTAGGTGTTTCCAGTCTGTCTTCATCTTGCCACCATTACTTTCTTGTTGATCAGGTCGTAGGAGACGTAGCCGTCTTTCATGAGGATCTGGCCGGGAGCCTCGTCCTTGAGGCGAGAGAAGTAACTCTCTGTATCGTAGTACTTGCAGAGCAGGCGGACATAGTCTGATTTCTTGACCATGCCACGATACTTGAACCGAGCCACGAACCGGTTATCAGGTCCGTAGGTGAGGTATCCGCCGTGATAGTTGAACTGTGACCGCTCGAACTTCATGTGTTCCACTCCGTTATTCATATTAAGATAGTACCATACCCACAGTCCCTGTACATGTTTATTTTAAAAATAATTCGAGACCTGATAACCTATTGACCAGTATACCAATCCACCAGTCAACCTATCCACCTGTAGACCTGTTAACCTGCCGACCTGTAGACCTACCGGCCTGCCGGCCTACCTGACCTGTAGACCTATCAACCAGTAGACCAGAGGACCAGTGTACCTATGGACCTGTAGACCTGTAGACCTACCTGACCTGTACCTAGCCATACACGTATACCCTCATGCATACCTGATATACATGATCTCATCTCCCCTAGAACAAGAGACCAGCAGACTCACGTTCCTCAGCATCAAACCGCTTAACAACCGCCTCCTTGATCTCAGTCATACGAGCATGCATGCCCGGTACCTCAATAACCTCAGCGATACAGATCATCTCCTCAATAAAATCATGGATAGTCCAAGTGCTAGTCTTATTCTCAGAATAGGCAGACATGTGTTACTCCATAGGATATATTATGCTCGATACTGCTCATTATACAGTAGCAGTATATACCATGTACATGCCCTGAAAGGGTCTATTATAGTATTACAAACCAGAGAAATTGATAATTCTGACGTCCGCGCTAGGGTGTGTTTCTGTGGATGGAACACGATACCGCCTGCAGGAACACAACTACGCAGAGCTCTGTTCCGCATACAGGAACACGCGATGTGACACGAGCATGACTTGGCAATCCCAGTGTTTCGCATGGAGGAACACCGTGATCAGCAGCACGCATGACTGGCCTCCGGAGGGTCCGGATCACCATTTATAGATCCATTCTATCACATCAGTTTTTTTTGTACATAGCGCTTTAGTATAATGTACACGTGCTGTGGGATGTGGTATAATGAAATGAGGACATGTTTCGCATGGAGGAACACGGGATCTACCAACACTCCCAGCTCCCCGCTCTCCCCGGACTTCTATTATATCCTATCAAGTTTCCTGCCTATGTACACCGTTTTTTTTCGATTTTTTTTTCGAAATAAGCATGTACAATCCCGGTGAGCTTGATATAATGATCTTATCGAATGGAGGAATGGTTATGCAGTTCACTCAGTCCCTCGCTTATACCCGCCTGCTGGCTAAGGGTGTGAAGATCATCGATTCCCGCTTCCGTCCTCTGGCTAAGCTGGATGATGATCGTCAGTTTGAGGCCATAATGGAGATCGCGATGGAAACGATCGACGAATCCACTTTCGATCTCACGTACTTCCTCCGTAGTGAAGCTGAAGATGAGCTCGACGAGATGGAATACGAACTTCACATGACCCTCCAGGCTGATCTCACCTCATATCTCGTCAATGAGATTCGCGAGATCACCCGCCTCAAAAAAGAGATCGTCTTCTAAAAAAAGCATGTACATGTCACCTGGATGTGGTACATTTAGATAGTCAACTTGGAGAGAATCACATGAGCAAGTATCGTTCCTCGGCCTACGTGGCCACTGTGTATGACATCAATGATCCGCTCATTGCCGAGCAGAAGCGAATCGCACGTATCATCAATGCCAAGAAGCGAGTGTTCGAGTTGCAGGGTATTGGCAAGCAGGTGACGTATGGTGATCGCACCTACGTAGAACGCACGCGTGTCGTCGTTCGTCCTCGCCTTGGCAAGAACAATGTCCACGCACCACTCTATCGTCGTGGTGGAGCACTTAAGCGTATGAGTGCACAGACGATTCGTCCTGAACATGGCACACGCTTCGACGTGTACATGTCACCTGCCTTGGTCCAACGTAAAAAAGTTTGAAATAAGCATGTACATATCACGGTGACTGTGGTAGGATATATCATGGTCAAGGAGAGAGACATGATACTGATCGAACTGACACTGCCCACCTTCTGGGCGTCTTCGCTGGTCAACGGTGACGACACCGGTCTAGATGACGAAGATCAAGCCCAGCTGGATGCCTTCATCGATGACATGGTCAACCAGTATGGCAAGTGCTGGTGCCTCGGCATCAAGGACGGCGATGAGCCTGTCTTCACCTCGTACCACGACGCCAATGCATTCGGTGTCCTGGCCTGTGACTGCGCAATCTTCGTATTTGAGGGCTGAACCATGCAAGCTGAACAACTCCACCTCGAGAACCTCCCATTGGCCGATGCACAGGCAAAGGCCATTGCCATCCTGAAGGACACCAAGACGAAACAGGCAAAAGTTAACAACCTGGTCCGAGACGTCCAGCGTGCCCGGTCCTCCCGCGAGGTCCAGCGCATCATGTGGAACACCCTGCTGGCAGGCACCGGCTTTGGCACGGTGGACAGCCCCTGGCAACAATTTCACAAAATGACGTAAAAAACGCGAAATAAGCATGTACAAGCATGCAGGACTTGATAAGATCAGATAGTAAGCAAATGGAGTACACACGATGAGCACCTCAGATATCATGATTGTCCTGGCCCCGTTCGCGATCCTGTGGTCGGTCATGGCCATCGGGTTCCTCATCGTCCACATCTTTGAAGTGAAAGGAAACTAAGTCATGACTACTGCGACTGTTGAAGCCATCAAGGCCAAGAACCTCGACACCATGCGTGCTGTCACCCAGATGCTCAAGGACGAGCAGCGCGCCCCTAAGCGTTCCACCAAGGAAGTCCCTGCTGCCAAGCTCCTGAAGGAAGTTGGTGTCAAGGTGCCCAAGCAGGCAGGTAAGGAAACGAAGCTGGCCTGTTCCCTGCGCTTGATCGAGACCTACAAGGTCCGTGATGAGTTTGTCAAGATGCTGCAGGGCCACTTCCCGGATCTGTCCGAGTTCAATGCCCGCTGCTACTTCAATAAGGTTCGTCAGGGGTGATCCCTCTCCTCCGTATACCCTGACGCTTGTTGGGGCCGGTTGCCTTAGCGCGCTGGCCCCACTTTTTTCGAAAATAAGCATGTACAACCCCTCTGGATATGGTATTCTAGATTATACCAAGGAGAGAGCACCATGTACACCGTTGACCAGATCCGCACCATCCTGGACGAGCTTGAGTCCAACTACTCGATGGCTATGGACTTCCAAGCCTATCCCCTGGCTAATCACCTCCTGAAGCAGATCGATGCCCTCCGGGATGAGTTGGTTGGCCTGATCATGGCCGAGGATCCTTATACGTCTGAGGCTGATGTCCGCTACTTCGAGGGGTTCTGAGATGCAGGTAATAGCCAACTGCCAGGCCGGTGGCCACAAGACCGGCGAGCTCAATGACATCACGGTCGAGGAGATCAGCGCCACCCTGGGCTTCGAGCCTAACGTGGATGATGATCCCTGTAAAGTGGTCAATTCCTGGGGCTTCACCGTCGATGGCCATGACTGTGGCATCTGGGACTATAAGGGCTCTCACAAGATCGGCATGTTCTCCACCTTCGGTCCGGACTACGTCTTCCGCGCACTGTTCTCACCATACTACAGCCGCTGATTCCTGTACATTATACTAAAGCACTATGTACAAGGCACGTGACTGTGGTAGGATTAGATATCAAAAGGAGAGACTAACATGCAAGCACAGACCTACAGCATCATCGAAGCAGTCCAGGACTTTGGTCCGATCGTCCACGTGGACGAGGATCTTGGCTTCATCTTCTGCTGGAACCGCAACCACACCTTCAATGTCCTGACCAAGTTCAATGATCGTTATCAGGTGGTTGACGCTTTCCAGAACTACGACGTCGAACGCACAGATTCGCTGACCAAAGTGATTAGCAAGTGCGAGTGCTATTGCATCAATCTCCATGACGAGCTCAACGAGGAGTATGCTTAATGTCCAAGCTGTCTCAATTCATCGTCAAGCACAACGTCGAGGATGGCTACTCTGTGGCCTTTGCTGTGGAACGCATTGCCATCTTCCTTCGTTGTTCAGAGGACGAGATCCTCTCTGGTGCTCTTAATGACACCAAGGCTGCACAGTATCTTCTTAACCTTTCTCGGAGACTCGCTAATGTCTAAGAACCTCGAACTGGCGAAAGCCATCCGCCACGGCCTCTTCGCAGACCGCGCCACTGTCAAGGAAGCATTTGATTATGCCTTTGACGTCATCTCCCGCCTCCCTTCTTCTGAGCAGATCGCTGCCACGACAGCCATGTACGTCGTCCTCAACACGATCTCCAAAGAGATTGAGAAGAACGAAGCGGCTGCAGAGGAATACCCTGCAGGCGGCGGCATCGAGAAGGCCTTTGCCACAGGCGACCACTCTCCCAAGAACGTCTGGCCATAAGGATAACACCATGTCTGAGACACTGACTCCTACATCATGGACCATCATCGTCCGCAAGGGCTCCATTGGTGGCAACCTCATCATCCTCAAAGAGGAATACACCGACTATGACGCTGTCATGACCCGCCTTGACGAGGTCGAGCGCAACTACGGTAGCCGCTACTGGATCGACCTACGCACCCACTACTAGGACTAGCCTAGAGCAGGACCAGTGACTATGGTAAGCTCTAGGTACCCTTTTACTATACTGGATCTAGTACGTCGGTCTCCTATTAATAGACTTTGCGTTCCCTCACTTTGAAAATTTTTTCTGGAAATTTTTTTAGCTCTCCACGGTCATATAGCTGTTTACATCTGTCCTCATCTGGGGTATAATGATTTCATGATCAAACATATTACTGATAAAGACAACTACTGGGTACGAGTTACCTGGCGTAAGACTGTGGTACCTTACGGTCCCCGTAAGGTACAGACTATTACCAACCTGAGTAGGGATAGAGCTTCTCAGTTGTACCGTAGGTATGACTATGAGATGGAAATCCTTGACATCTACAAGGTGGAGATGGGTCGAGGATGAGTAAGTATCGTTTAGAGGTATCTCATTGGACCCGTAGCCGTGATGGGGATGATTGGGTTGACTCAGAGTATTGGGTTAACTTTCAGTCTCTATCAGAGGGCATGGAGCGTATTGAGAGGATCTCCGATCCCTTGAACAGGAGTCTTATAGAGGTACGTCTCTACAACATGACTGATAGTAAGGACCTCGTTTACAGGAAAGACTTTATCTCAGGGAAGGTGGAGGATTATACTACTATCCCTGATTTCGATTATCACAACAAGGAGTATGACAATGGTAAGTAAAGCAGCAGAATACACTAAGACTACAGATACTAAAGAGAAGAAGCCGGGCCGGTACGTGTTCTACGTGAACGTAGATCAGTACTGCAAGCAGGGTTGGTTGAACCAGATCTTCATGTCCGAGTCGCGCAGCGAGAAGCTGCTGCGTATCAAGGCTGAGATCGCTCGCTCAGGTTTCTTCAAGCCAGATGAGGAAGTCCTCATCGTCCCCTCTAACGGCACCCATCTCGAGAAGCTCTGGGAAGAGTAAGATCTCTCTGGAAATCTAGAAAAATGTGCCGTAATAGGATAGAGAAATGACAGACGTACTAGATGAACTGACACAGGCATATAGCTTTACCAGAGATGAACTTCTTGGTAAAGCTATCGACGAGATCGCTCAACAACGTAGACACATCGAGAACCTCTCTCGAGAACACTCAGACCTACGACATGAGAATCAGATCCTCGTAGAGATCAATCGAGACCTACACTGGAAAATGGAATATGAGAGGAAACACTAATGTCCGATGCATTTACACAGGAAGAAGCATGGATCTTCGACATGGATGGTACACTCGCTAACTCTAAATGGCGACAACACCACCTCATGGGCATCAAGAAAGACTGGAAAAGCTGGAATACCGGCATGATCCACGACCTGCCAAATCATGAGATCATCCAGTTTACTCATATCGCTAAGGAAAAAAACATCGCTGTCATAGTCTGTACAGGCCGAGAGGATACATACAGAAAAGACACCGAAGATTGGCTCAAGATGCACTGCGTTTCCTACGATATGCTCTTCATGCGAAAGGCAAAAGACTATCGCAAGGATCAATTCATCAAGAAAGAAATGCTCGAGACTATCAAGTTTCTTAACTACAACCCTACACTCTCTTTCGACGATCGCGACCGAGTGGTCAAGATGTGGCGAGAAGAAGGTATCCGATGCTTTCAGGTCGACTACGGCGACTTTTAACATAGAAAGGTGATAATATGCATATCAATGCCAACATCAGCGTAGAACTAGACGAAGATCAGGCTGACGAAGTCCTGCTTAACATCCTCAAGAGGGACTACGTACGTCTCTACGACGAACGTCAAGATCTCATGCAACGCGTCAATGAGCTTGCAGAGTACGAAAAAGAAGACCTTGAGCACATTAATGGCTACATAGTCGCTATCGAGACCCTCCTGAAGTACTACATGTACGTCGGAGACGCTGAAGAGTTCATTCGAGGCGTAAAAGGGGTTTACATCTCTGAATAACCGTGGTATAAAGAGTCTGTAAGTCACAAGGAGACACAAGATGAACGTGTATATCCAGTATCAAGACGTTACAGGCTCATGGTACCAAGTCATGGTCACAGAAAATGAGGGCCCTCGTATCCTCATGGCCATGAAGACAGTATCCAGCCAGTATCCTGGCTCACGTGTTCGTGCCGTTGATGAAAACGGGCGAGTAGTTGACATCCTCTAAAAAAAGTTGTTGACAAATTTTCATCGTTGTAGTACTATCTAAACAGTGGCAGTGAGCCACACAACTAGGAGAATATACATTATGCGTAATACTCAGTCTACCAAGCTCGTCACCGCTCTCGAGAAGGGTGAAGAGCTCACTGCCAAGCAGATCTCTGCTCGGTTCAACATCGCTAACCCTACCGCAGTCATCGCTAACCTTCGTTCCGAGGGTCATGTGATCTACACCAATACCCGCAAGAATCACCGCGGCGAAACGGTCTCTAAGTACCGTATCGGCAAGCCCACTAAGCGTCTCGTCGCCGCTGGTCTCGCTCTTCTCGGTGTCCAGGGTGCAGGACTCGTCAACTAAAAAATAATGTCTAATAGTTGACAGTTTTACAACTCTGGTGTATAAATAAAGTGATTCCAGAGTTGTAATACTCTCGCTGTTTGACATTGTTGGTAAGAATGTTGAGACAATCGAAAGGTTGTCTCTTCACGGATGCATCAGAACCCGAAGTGTGTGCACAATATTAACATAGAGGTAGGCTACTCAGCCCGTCTAAGTCGGCCGTAATTGACGGTGGTATTAGTAGTTAGATAGCTGGTGCATCTTTGTAGAGACAATGGACCCTTAGCTCATTTGGTTAGAGTAGCGGTCTTTTAAACCGTTGGTACTGGGTTCGAATCCCAGAGGGTCTACCATAATATGGAGAAGTGTAATGAAGAAGATCTTTTTAGCAAGCGCATGTGGATTATTTTTGGCCGGTTGCAATGCAACTGTCTATGATAGTCGTCCATCAGTGTATGTTCCTCGGCCGGCAGTAGTCGTACCACCGGTGTATGCACCGTTGCCACCGCCGCGTCCTTACTATGTTCGTCAACCTCGTAGAGAGTGTTTTACGACATGGGACCGTACTCCTTATGGGCTGCGCGAGCGAGTTGTCTGTCGTTAAAAGTTTGGAAGGGTGGCCGAGTGGTTTAAGGCTCCAGTCTTGAAAACTGGCGTAGGCGCAAGTCTACCGTGAGTTCGAATCTCACCTCTTCCGCCAAATAACCCGTGTTAGTGTAGCGATCAAACATACCCGCCTTTCAAGCGTGGAGATCATGGGTTTGAATCCCATACGCGGGACCAATACGGACCGTTAGCTGAGTTGGTTTTAGCAGGAGACTCTTAATCTCTTGACGGGGGTTCGAATCCCTCACGGTCTACCAAAAAGTTTATTCGCTTGAACCCGAATGGGTATCGGGACCTGACTGTTAATCAGGCCACTGTAGGTTCGAATCCTACCAAGCGAGCCAAATTTGAAGTGTCGGCTTATAGCACTATAAATAAACCGATATATCATCACCGAGTGTTAGTGATGACGCTTCAAGCCAATTATGCGGGATTAGCTCAGTGGAAGAGCGCTTCGTTTACACCGAAGATGTCGGGAGTTCGACCCTCTCATCCCGCACCATTTTATAGGATATATGATGAATGAGTTTGTGATTGAAGTTGGTGATAAGCGTTTGCAAGTTCATGCAAACAATATGATTGAAGCTATTTACATAGCTAGATCATACAACCAAAAGCGACAAACTTATAGAGTAACAGATACAAAGACTGGAAAAACCGTAACAGGTATTCCACTTGATTAGTTCGGGGCCATAGCTCAGCTGGGAGAGCGCTTGATTTGCATTCAAGAGGTCTGCGGTTCGATCCCGCATGGCTCCACCAATAACGGTTAGTCGCGATAAATAGACTCGCGTGGGCCCACGGTTAGCCCATAACAGTTTCGCTGGTTTAGCTCAGCAGGTAGAGCAGTTGATTTGTAATCATCAGGTCGCGAGTTCGATTCTTGCAACCAGCACCATATTGACGCAGAGTGGAGCAGTAGTAGCTCGTTTGGTTCATACCCAAAAGGCCGGTGGTGCAATTCCATCCTCTGCAACCAATTCACAGGGATGGGTTCCTGTGCGTCACCAACATCACCGATCGCACGGTCTGATGTTGGGTATAGTGACCAGCCACTGAGGTCTGGAGTGTGCGATCGTCTAACCCATAAAATCTGACACGCGAAAAGGTGTCGCTGGATGGCAGTAACCAGCTATGTTATAAAACGGCTAATAGTAGCAAATATTAGTAGCCGTTTCATAACATATTGGCCTCGTAGCTCAGTTGGTTAGAGTGCCAGCCTGTCACGCTGGAAGTCGCCGGTTCGAGCCCGGTCGAGGTCGCCATTCCGGAATAGTTCAGCTGGTAGAACATCAGACTCTGAATCTGAGTGTCGGTGGTTCGAATCCATCTTCCGGATCCAAGCTTGGGGAAGTGCGCTGGAGAGGCAACAGCAGGGTCTGCAAAACCTTCGAATGTCGGTTCGAATCCGATCTTCCCTTCCATGTCTCGTTAGCTCAACTGAATAGAGCGTCGGTCTACGGAACCGAAGGTTGAGGGTTTGATTCCTTCACGGGACTCCATTTGCGGGTGTAGCTCAGTGGTAGAGCGTCACGTTGCCAACGTGAATGTCGTGGGTTCGACCCCCATTGCCCGCTCCAATAATGCGCGTGTGACGGAATTGGTATACGTATTAGTCTTAGAAACTAAGTTTTGCAGGTTCAAGTCCTGCCATGCGCACCATAAATTAGGTTCACTACAGCATATAGACATGATAATAGGAAAGTTCCGGTGTACAATTCCGGAGGACCTAAGGGTCTTAGTGTAATAGGCTAGCACGTCCTAACCTAAGTGTGAACCTGCATAGTTTTAGGCTATCTACAGCATATCTTTCGCCTTGTAAGCCGTAGGTCGTTGGTTCGAATCCAACTAGGAGCTCTTTGCTTCTATAGCTCAGCGGATAGAGCAACGTAAATGCATAGCCTGTTGAAAATAAATGTTTACTTAATAAATCTTTATGGTATTATCAAGTTATAGAGTTTAAGGATCCGTACAGCATACTCGCCGTAAGGCACTTTTATTGGAAAAAGCAAAGGGATCCTGTTGAGTTTAAGATTGACCATACCGCAAAACATTTGACTCTTAGAGTCTTACAGCACTGATACAACTTTGCGAAGTTGTTATCCACGTGGATAGTTTCGAGGGTACACCACGTTAAAAAAGGAAAGTAGAAGTCAATCTGTTGAGTTTAGATTCAGTTCCGCATACATTACAGTCTCGAAAAACTGACAAAGTTGAATCTGTTGAAAAGGAGAAAGTGAAATGACTACTTTTGTAAATGCTGTTGTTAATCAGTCTGCTCGTACTGAGAACGGGATGAAGGCTCGTCAGAATACTGCTAACGCACTTACTGACTTGTTTTTCAAGATCGGTGCTATGCGTGGCCAAAACGTAATCCCTGCTTGGACTGCAGCTCGCGTGCAAGATCCTGACTTAGCAGCTCGTGTTGCTCTGTGGGCACGTGACGTTCGTGGTGGGGCTGGCGAACGTAAGATCTTCCGCGATATTCTTGTTGATCTCGCTAACACTGACGCTTCTCAAGCAGCTGCTTTGGCACATAAGGTTCCTGAGCTTGGTCGCTGGGATGACCTACTTGTTCTCGTTGGTACTCCAATTGAAGAAGTAGCATTCTTTCGGATCAAGTGTGCCCTTGAAGATGAAAACGGTCTCTGCGCAAAGTGGATGCCTCGTCAGGGTGAAGTAGCTGCAAAGCTGCGTAACTATCTTGGCTGGACTCCAAAGTTCTACCGTAAGCGTCTGGTTGAGCTGACTAAGGTTGTCGAGACTCAGATGTGTGCTAAGGACTGGGATAACATCAACTTCAGTCATGTTCCTTCTGTTGCATCTGCACGTTACAAGAAGGCTTTCGCTCGTCATACTGAAAAGTATAAGGAGTGGGCAGCTGCGCTTGTTTCTAAGGATCCAGAAGTGCGCGAATCTGTAAAGGTTAACGCTGGTGCAGTGTATCCTTATGATGTATTGAAGGGTTTGTATAACGGTTATCATACTAACTATGATAAGGCAAACTACGATCACATCGTAGCGCAGTGGGAAGCACTTCCTAACTATATTGGCGATGCAAGCATCTTGCCATTGGTTGACGTTTCTGGATCTATGACTTCATCTGCGGGTGGTTATAGCTCTAAGTCAACTACTACATGTCTTGACGTAGCTGTGTCTCTTGGACTGTATCTTGCAGACAAGAACAAGGGTAAGTTCAAGGATACGTTCTTGACTTTCTCTAGCAAGCCTCAGCTGATGCACCTCAAGGGTAATATCCTTGATAAGCACCATCAGATGTGCACTTCTAAGTGGGAGATGAATACAAATCTCCACGTTGCTATCCAGAAGATCCTCGATGTAGCAATCGAGGGTTCTGTGCCTCAGGAAGAGATGCCTTCAATGCTTCTTATCCTGTCTGATATGCAGTTTGATATGTGTACTAATTATGACGATTCTGCTATGCAGATGATCGCTCGTAAGTATGCTGATGCTGGTTATGTCGTGCCTAATATCGTGTTCTGGAACTTGAATGCACATGACAATGTGCCTGCTCGTTTCAACGATAAGGGTGTTGCGCTCGTGTCTGGTTTCTCACCAGCGATCGTCAAGGGTATCCTTGCCGCTGATCTTGATGACTTCACACCAGAAGCCATCATGCTAAAGACGATCATGAGTGATCGCTATGACTACTAAATGATGAGAGTTACGGCTCTTATTGTATGATCTAAGTACTAATTCTACGATCGGGTCGCGCGTAAGTTTCGTAGTACAGTCGCAATCTTAGACAACATTCGAGGTGACACGTGAGCCTCAGCATGGGTGGGCTGCAGAGACGGTGGTTCTGCGACGGACTGTAAATCCGTTCCCTAAGGGTAACACTGGAGGTTCGAATCCTTCCCCACCTACCATGCCGTTGGGTCGGTAGTGGCTATCGAGACGGTTTCATACACCGTTTAAAGTTGTTTCGAGTACAACCCTCGGCACCAGTTTCTTGACGCATAGCTCAGAGGTAGAGCAATAAAAGCAAAAAGAGCACTGCGACCCAGCTAGTGAAGGGGCTGTCCTGATAAGACAGTAGCAGCGAGGGGCGGAACCTCGGCGGTGCACCATAAGACAGGGGTGGAAGGATCGTTACCTTCTGCGCCAACCATTTACATAAATATTTTTTTATGTAGGAGTATTTTAGATGGAAGATTTTTTAAACGCTGTTGAGAGCAGTCAACACTGTCAAAGAAATTGGGACTTAAGTAGAGAGATTGATCCAGAACATATCAAGATATTTGAAGAAGTAGTAAAGAATGTACCTAGTAAACAAAACATAGCTTATTATAAAGTACATTTTATTACTAACAGAAATATTATTGAAGAAATATATCAATGGACAATGACTGAGAGCTCTGAAGACACAGACTTTTATAATCCTCAAGTATTAGCAAATTTGCTTGTAGCATTTGAAGCACATTGGGATACAAGCAAAGATGGAAGAGGTGAACGTATAATCGAAAGAACTATAAAAACTATAGATTATAATGGATACACTATCAACGTTGATAGACATCAATCAATAGGAATAGCTTCAGGTGTTCTAGCTTTGATAGCAAACTATCTTGGTTATAAGACTGGTTTTTGCAGATGTTTTAAACAAGATCCAGTTAATAACATAATTAAATCTGAAAATAATATTGATATGCTATTAGGAATAGGATATCCTAAAAATGATAAACCACATACTGTACATCATATGTTAAGTATGGTAAATGTAGAACCAATTCCTAAAACTGAGATACCTATAATTAAGCTACCTTAGTGTAATTGGAAAGCACCCGGTGTTGTGGACGCCGGAGTTCAAGTTCGAATCTTGGAGGTAGTACCATATAAATAAAATATAACTTGGCGTAGCGCAGGCTGGTAGCGCATCTGGTTTGGGACCAGAGGGTCGGGAGTTCGAATCTCTCCGCCAAGACCAATATGCCGACTTGGTGAAGGTGGTCCTCACGCTAGTCTGAAGAACTAGAGAACCTCGATCGAAACGAGGAGTCGGCACCATAATGGAGCGTGGGCAGGATGGTAATGCAGCGGTTTGCTAAACCGTGCAACCGCAAGGTTGAATTGGTTCGATTCCAATACGCTCCGCCATAAATAAGAAATATCGGTGAAGTGTTACGGTAGCACATCAGTCTCCAAAACTGAGGGCGAAGGTTCGACTCCTTCCACCGGTGCCATTTAAAAGGGGCATCACATGTTAGAATGCATGATTCTAGGTGATAGCATTGCTGTTGGTATAGCACAGCACAAAAAAGAGTGTGTGAGTATTACGCGTGTCGGTATAACAAGCCATAAATGGTATAGCGAGTTTATTGAAAACCCTACTTATAATAAAAAATATAGAGTCGTAGTCATTAGTCTAAGTACTAATGATTTTAAGAACATGTCTCCACATTCTACTGAAGAATTTTTATATAATATTAGGAAGAGAGCTAACGCTCAACTGGTTATCTGGATTCTTCCTAATCCAATTTTGAAACCAAACCAACATAAAGTTATTAAAGAACTAGCTAAAGAATTTGGTGATAAAACACTTGAAACTCTTAATCATGTTGGGTATGATTCTATCCATCCTACTGTTGAAGGCTATAAAGAATTAGCAAAGAATATAAAATGAATCATGTTTTCTATATTAAGTGGTGTAGTGCTATAATTATATTATGTGCTATGGTTTTACACGTATTAGGTATAACTCCATATAATTCAATCCTACAACTTTTTGGAGCTGCAGGATGGACATATGTAGGTTATCGATGGAATGAAAAAGCAATCATAGTAAATTTCTTACCACAATTTTTTATTATTATTCCCGGTCTGATATACCTTTTGTTTTATCGTTAAGAAGCATTAAAAGAGCCTGTCTAAGTTGATTCTTAGCAGGCTCGTATTCTATCTCGCACAGATTATTTGCATAACGATAATTAGCATATTTCTTTTCTTCAAAGATCTTATCACTTGATAAAAGCATCTTATCAAGAGCTGTTATGACTTCTTCTACTAAAACTTGATTATAATTGCTTTTCATATATTTTCAATGCCTCCAAACGGTTTTGACTATATTCAAAAAACATTCTTCTTACTGTGTTTTCATCTTCTACTTCGTATAATGATTTAAACTGTTTTATAAAAGAATCATAGTCTTGATTTAAAATATACTTTGTTATTGGAAATTTTATTACTTGATTTTTATATTCTAATAAAATTTCATTAACTTTATTTATCTCTTCTGAAAGATATTTTTTAATTCCACGAATTTTTTTAATATTATATCCATATTTTTGATAAAAAAATAAATAATAATGGCAAAAAAATGTTAATTTGAATGATTCTGCAGAATCATCATGTAAGATTAGTAATCTACTATGATGATTCTTAACAATATAATCAATTATTTTTTCAAAATTTTTAATGGAATTATTTTCAATTCCTGGAGGATGGATATTCATCCTAATAAATAATTCATTTTTAAAATTTAATTTATAAATTTCTATTTCTTCAAATATTTTATTTTCTTGCAATATCTTATATTGATTATGTGATATATTATTTTGTAAACCGTATAAACCATAAGAATACGTTTTTATATCACATAATAACCAATCAAAAGTATTTCTTTTACTTAATTCAGCACCTAAAAAAGCTTTATGATTTTTACAAGTTTTACCTATTAGATATGATAACCAATCACCGGAACCACCACTTGAATATATGATGCAATCAAATTGTTGCATCATACTACCGAACACATTTTTTTCATTCGATCAGATGGTGGAATATATTCTAGTGAATTTTCTTTATATTTTGTAAAAGCCCATTTTCTTTCTCTACACCACCAGCATGTTTTACATGTTTCTTTAAAAAAATTTGTGGATTTTATAAGACCTTCACATGATCTCGTATAAGGTAATAGTGAATCTAATAAATCATATTTTTTATACAAATTAGCAACAAATTCTTTTGTCAAAAACATAAGAGGATTTGCTACTAACTTTTCTTCAACATAGTTTATTGATTCAGTTCCTTTAAAGTGATTATCAGGTTCATCTCTGATAGTTTCTCTTTCATTTATAAGTTCTTCTGGAAGTGGATCAGGATTTTTTGTTAATCCACTATAAACTATAGTTATTAAACCGTTTCTTTTTAAACTGTCAATATGATTAAACATTTTTTTACTGAATTCATCAACCAATTCATGATTGCCAAGATAACAATAATTATGACTTAAAAATATTTTACCTTTTTCAATTTCTAATATTTTTTCTATTTGTTCTATAACATTTGTAGCTACAGCTAAGTTCCAAGGCTTATTATCTCTTTTAAAAGTCATTGGCATAATTTTAATATCTAGATTATAATCTTTTATAGTCTTAGCTAATAAAAATGCTAAAAGACTACTATCAGCTCCACCGCTGACCCATATACCAACTGGTCCTTTTAAAGGAATATAAAGATCAACATACTCTGTTTCTTCTAGATTATAATATCTAGCGCAAAACAAGTCATCACCATAATACGGTGTATGTCTATTATTATTTTTTACAGTTATTCTTTCGGCTTTTTTACTTTTTAATATATTACCGAATATTTTATTTAATGATAGCATAACAAAAAAACTCCTATTTCAATTCTTTTTTCTTCCAATATTATATTTAGCAACAAGTTCCCAATCATTCTTTTCTTTATGATTAATGATTTTGATATGATTCATTTGTGCTTGATCATCTTTTATAGGATCTGGTTCTACTATCTTAAGTAGTCCCCATTCTTGGAGTAAGAATGCTATCTTATTTCTTCTAAGCTTATCTTCATCAGAGAAGTTAGTATCTTTACCATCAAGAGCAAATAACTCTTTAAAGTGAACTATATAATACTTACCTTGTTTATGTAAGATATGGCATGATTGGTAAAGCTTCTTGTCTTTTCTAGAAGCCACTCCTATTCTAGTCAGTGTTTCTTTGATTTTTAGGAAGTCTTCTTCTTCAGCGATTTTCACTTCCACTAGCGAATTGATTAAACTCATAATTCCCACCTTTTTTAATTATTATTATCAGGTAGGAATATTTATGAATTATTCAAACTCATCTTCTACATCATTCTTTTTATTACTAGTGCCCCAAATACCGCATAGTATAGGGTACTTGTCTTCTTTTAGAGACTTTTGATCATAAAGATTAGCTGCTTCCATGACTCTCAGTTCATCAAAAGCATATCTAGGAATGGTCATAGTTGTTTCGTCTCTCAACTTTACTACTGCTTCTGCGTCAGAAAGCATCTCAGGATTTTCTAATGTTTTTGGGCGATGTATAGTACTAAAGAGCTTGGCTAGTGATGCAGCCTTATCACCGAATTCTTGAGACAATTCTGCAAAATCATCTTCTCTTAAGACACACTTGGTAAAAGCATTTGTGCCAAAAATTGAATGCAGGCCTGCAGCCAAACATAATTCTGTGTCGTAATTTCTTTCTTTTAATAAAGAAAAATTTCTCATAAGATGATCGTGTAAAGAACCTCTAGAATGTTTATGTTTATTAGCTCCCTTACTCACTAAGAATTCACTAAGTCTTTCAAAATCATCACATCTTCTTGCTCTGAACTTAAACATTAGTGTTCTTCTGAGACTAAAACACGTGCGCGAGACCGCGCGCGCAGCATGAATATTATTACCAGGAAATATTAGAGCTCTGTTTCTTTTTGGTATAACAGATTTAACTATTTCTCCGTCATCTACAACAATTGTTTCACCTGCCCAATCTATATTCCAATTATCTATAAGGTAAATTACTATAGTCCATTCATCATCTCTATGAGAATCTTTATGTGTATAACCATCAACACCATAAGTGTGTGCGTTGATATAGCATCTCAGCAATTTCGTATCTTGAAGAGAATATTTTTCTTGTATTGAATTCCAAGCAACTTTTAAATTATCCGGTAATGAGTATGTTATATCAGCTAAATTGGCACCACCTGCAAAAGCTTTTGCAAAATTGATATTCCAATGACCGTGAGGATCTGTCTTTTTTGATGATTTCCATCCAGGCGTGTATGATCCTCTATCGGCTATTTTAGATAAAGTATTATAAATCTCTTCATCTAGAAAATTTTCTATAACATGATATTTTTCGTTTTTTAAATCAATACTCATTTGTTTCTAAATCTCTCAAGTTCTTTCTTATCTATTAGTGTCAAAGCAACTTTTGCTTTCGTTCTATTATAGTTAAACAGCTTACAAATAAGATCTATATCTTCATTTTCTGATGATTTTGCCCACTTAGAATATCTCTTTCCAGGCTTAATTGCATTAAGATAATAATCATACTGCATCCTATTTGAAAGATGTGAGTTCATATTAATTTCATTAGCATACAAGACGCTATCTTTAAAATAAGATAACGCCTTGTTAACTAGCCAAGGATTATAAGCTTTCTCTGCAAACTCATCTACCATAAGGTTCTCTTTCTTAGATGAGTTTATTGAGTTTACGTAATCAAATGGGTTCATTTAAACTCGCAATTAATTAGGACTTCGGTGAAACACGCTATGATATTTATTTCAGGATCAGCCACGAAAGCAGCTTGATATTGATATTTTGATAGGATCAACACAAGTTGAGGTACACTGTTAACAGTCATATATTGATCTGCAGACTCATAGAGACGTCTAAAAATTTCAGTCTGTTCAATATCAACGTTCTCAGCTACCCACTTACGAAGAGATGTAAAGTCTTTCTCTTTAAGAAGTTTATAGATAGAGTTAACTTCAAGATCCTTGATATTGCCAAGGATTCCACTATCAATCTTACCAGTTGATGCATAACGCTGCAGTTCATTAAGAACACGTCGCCAATCTGGAAAGAACTTAGTAATAATCTCAGCAACTACTGCTCTATCATATTCCACATTTTGATTAGTTAAGATCTTCTCAACTCTCTTAAAGAATTGAGCAGCAAGTTTCGCCGTATCTTTCTTGCTTATCCTAAAGTCCACAACGGAACAACGCGAATGAAGTGGTTCAATGATTCGAGTTTTAAAATTACAGGTGAGGATGAACCCGCAATTCTTGCTGAATTCTTCCATAAAATTTCGTAGAGCTGGTTGTGTTGAGTTTGCGTTAAGGTAATCTGCTTCATCGAGGATAACGTACTTACGACCTCCAGAGAGACTGACGGAAGATGCGAAGTTGAGAATCTCATTACGCAAGGTATCGATATTGCCATTCATAGATCCGTTAATTACAATGTAATCGCATTCAAGTTCTTCTAACATGGCTCGCGCCACTGTTGTTTTACCAACACCGGCGCTGCCACTTAGAATAAGGTTAGGAATGTTCTTCTGATCTACAAACTGTTGAAACGTAGATTTAAGTTCTTCAGGCAAGATAGTATCAGCGATAGTCTTGGGGCGGTATTTCTCCACCCACAAGAACTGTTCTTTAACATCCATTTGTTAACCTCAGAAAGTTGAATTGGACTCTACAGCGATGAGATACATGATATCGCTACCAGTAAAGCGGGCGATACCCTTAGACGTGATATCAACATCATAGTCACCTGTCAAGAGCTTGATATTTTCAGCGCGAAGGATTGCTCTGAACTTCTTATCAGATTTACCAACAATGATTGAATAAACATCACCACTTGGGTTCTTAGAGTCGATAGCCTGAAGCATGATGTCTGTACCATCACCAGTAACTGCAATTTCAGGAAGACGAAGAACACCCATGCCTTTCATGACACTAGTAAGAGAGTCATTAGTAAGCTTGAAACTAACTTCAGGTTCAGGAATATCCTTTACAGTTTCAGGTGCAGAGATAATAGTAGCTGCTTCAGCGAGCGTGTAGTTAACTACATTATTCTTACCACGAATGGTAATAGTCTTCTCATTGATAGTCAATTCAGGGTCTTCGAAGAGAGAAAGCGTGCTAAGGAATTTAGATAGATCGTAGATAGCAAATGTACTATCAAACTCCATATCAACCTTAGCACGAGACATGATGCTCTTTACAGGTGATACTGTAGAGAGATAATTGCCCTTCCGAATAAGGATAGAAGGGTTAATCGTAGAGAAGTTCTTAAGAACTTGGATTGTTCGCGTATCGAGTTTCATAATATAGACCTTTCAATTACTTCTTAAGTTGATCAGAATCGGCAGTTGCAGAAGCACCAATAGATGCAAGATCTGCGAGTGAACCACCGAAGATATATGTTCCAACATGCTGGAGCTGCATCCACGGGCAAAGCCATGTACGAAGGTTTGCTTCTTGAAGCTTCTGACAGAACCAATAATCTTCAGAGAGATAACGTTCAGACTTAGGATCTACTTCAGCTTGGAAGTACATCATGATCTTACGAGAACCATCGAAATGCTTTGTTCTAACATGATCCGGCTTATAAAGATACTGCGGGAACTTTTCATTGAAGGCTTCAAACGTCTTACGACGAATCATCATGAAGCCGGTGCCAATTTCTAGAACTTCTGCAGGTTCACCAATCGGAATAGCACCAGTGCCACTCTTAGGATTAAAGACGTAGTCACCAACAAACTTTTCTAGTACGCTAGGATCCTTGTCAGCAACACCCTTATCGACAGCGTGCTTAATCTTTTCCCATGAGATACACTTCTTAGGATATGGACCACCAATGACGTCATAGTCTTCGTTTTGGATCTGCAGAGCAAGAAGTGCAATAACATCCTGCGGGTTGAATCCAATATCGGAGTCGATAAACAACATGTGAGTTGCATCTGAGCGCATGAACTCATCACAGCAATAATTTCTTGCTCGTGTAATCAACGATTCATTAAACAAGAAATACATTTGCAAAGGAATACCATGATGTGTGCATAGAGCAGAGAGATCTGCGATGCTACGTGCAAACATACCAGCACACTGGCCACCATACATAGGTGTAGCTACAAATAGCTTGCACTTTCTAAGTTCGTCGGTGTTAATCTTAATTTCCATTATTATTCTCCTTATCATGAATATAAAGTGCAAGAATACCGTAATGAAGGATCTTCAAAAGATCCTGTCTATTCCTACCGTTTTTCTTACCATATCTGGCTGCATACTTAATAATATCACCGATGGTGAACCCAACACCGTGACCTGCAGAAGCAATTAGTTCAAACGCTTGAATATTATCAGGTCCGACATAATGCTTAGTATATGTATCAGCGATGTACTGATACAATTCATTAATTAGTTCTGGTTCATTAAATTTATAATTTGCTGACATTTTATCCATTACATAAAATACTCCACCAGTGTACTAGTTTTTGTGCTAATAATTTCATTGGTACGATCATGATTATATTGATAAACCATAAAATTGTCAACATAATCTCTTTCACCATTCAATACTGCTTTAACTTCTGTTGCCATATCAGTTGCAGTCTTAACAGGAACGTTCTGACATATGTGATTATAACTTACCGATGGCTTAAGAAGCTCATAGTCTTCTGGCATTCCCATGATACTGAGAGCTTCTCTGTAAGTAATGTATCTATCTTCATATGGATGTGTGAGCATCTTAGGATAGTGACCAACGAAAGCACCAATATGATCTTTTGGAACGATAGTGCCGCGCCTCATGATGTTACCACCAGAGGCAAGTTTTTCGTGCATACGTTTACATTTTTCAACTTCTTTCTCATAACCTTGTTTCTGCATCCATTCACCAACCTGTACGTATGAATGGTTATGATGTTCAATCAATGATTTAGCATCAAAATATCTAACAGCGATATCTCTTAGATCAAGAAGATCAAAGTGTTCACGATGAGTAACTCCACCATGAATGACTTCTAGCAGATAACGATAGTAAGGATCATTGCTTGGCGTGTTTTTATTAATTGGCTCCATCATAGTATTTGATTTTACGCCAGTGATGACATCTTCAATCTTTTCATATTCACGACTATAGAAGTTAAGGAGAGGTGTCTTATTACCACGCCAGAAGAAATAGAATGTGCGTTCTCTAACCTGAGGAACACCATGAAGCAAACTCTTAGTACGATAAAGAGTCATAGTGTAACCGTTCTCTTTACCAATCTGTTGAAGTTGTTCTCTAATTGGCTTACCTACTTTACCAGCAAGAGCTGGTGCATTCTCACCCCAAAATACTTTTGGCTTAACTTCACCAAGAACATATTTTGCTGTTTCAATCATCCATTTATTATTAGGATTATGTTCACCATATCCTAATGAAAACATAGAAAGACCTGCGCAAGGACATACACTAGAAACAATATCAACTTCATGAGGATGGCGTTGACCCTCATCAAGAAGATAGTATGGAACTTCGTGGTTCCAATAATTTAGAAGGTGTGATTCGTTATCTTTGAATGCGCTATATGAAAGGATATAGTCTGGTCGACTTCCAAACACATTAGTCGAAGCAATTGCTTCTCCGCCAATAAGCGGGATAATCGTCGCATGTCTCATATAAAACTCTCAAGGCTGGCATGATGTACTTTAACTGGTTTATTTATAGGAGGATTAAGCCCGTTCCACTCCCAACCTTGCCAATGTGGATAAAATTCTCGAGAAAGATGAACTGATTGCGGCTTTTCCATGTACTTAAAATCAAGTTCACCATGTTCGTTAATGAGACCGTCAACCCATTCAAATACACGAAGAGAAGAGCATTCATACTTCTTTAGTTCTTCTTTGAAGAGTCTACGAATATTATCACGTTCAACACGAGATCCATAGAATGGTGTTTTCTCATACCAACCAGTCTTTGGAATATGACGCTTCTCATTTTCGATAGGAAGAAGTTCATAGAGAGTAACGGTGGAATTATACATCTCTGCAACGCCAAGCGCTTGACGAGTATATTCTCTAACGAGTTCTTTAGTTGCTGCTACAGGATCTGGTTGACGTAGAAGATGATGACGAACATCAATATTGCCGAAATAAAATTCTACATTTTCAAAATCATGATCGCATGGTTTAATGAAAGTATGAAGGCCCATCTTCAACGCGCCATGTAGAGTCTTAAATGGCATTGAATAATTTATCCATTCGGGGCGATACATACAAATAGCATGACTATCCCCAATTGCAATATTTGGGTATACTTTCAATAAGTTTGGTGTAATAGTCTCAGCTTCATTCTGCATGCGAATGATGTTGTTCCAATCAACTTGATTCCATCGAGGATCAATAGGTTTATTCTTGCTATTAGCTAGATCAACTTTATGTTTTAGTTGTTCATAATAATCAGGAAAATCAATTATTAACGAATAGACTTTACCCTTGAACTTAGAGAAGTTTAAGAAGTTATCTACGTGTGGAAATTCTTTCAATCCACCAAACAAGTTAAGATGACCTGACCAATCGTTGCCATGATACACATACATGGTATCAAACGTGTTATGATCTTCTACATAACGATCAAGTGACATATTAACGTATAGATCGATACCAGCTTGTTTAAGCTGATCAGCATAAATCACACCCTGCGCAGCACGATGTGAAGAAAGATTCTTAGCAATAGGAATGAAAGGAGCTGTTAAAACTGCTGTCATAGATTTTTATCCCAATCTTTATAAGATTTTACAGTATCATAGAGACTCAAATTTGTCAACTGTGGCTCAGTACCAACATTCCACATCAATATATTTCTTCCAGTATTCTTAGGAATATACTTCCACACTTTAGCATCATAAGATTTTACCGTAGGAAATGGTGGCAATTCAGTTTCTTCTTGTGCAAATTCTAGAGGTTCTGATATGACTCTTGCTCTGCCAAGTTCACCTTGTTTAAGGTTACGAGCTACAGCAACACAGTTAAACTTTGCATTTGGCCATGCGATCTGCAAGGCTCGAGAAAGTACACCAGTAGAGATTGCTACATAGACTTCTTCCGGTTCAGGAATCTTTGAAGCAGCATGTACAATTCCTGCGGTAGCTAGTTCATGTTTCAATCCAAGTGGTACGAAAAAAGCATTGTTCTTATCGGCCCACTCTTTAGCTTTCATGTTTAAGATTGGCATAGCCGCAATACGCTCGAACATAGGTACAGCACCTTGTTCAATGCAGCATGCTTGATGTAATGATATGCGCTTAGATGCTGGCATAAACAAAACTATCTTCTTATTATGATGCTTTGCAACATCAAGCAAAGAAACTCCAGCCAAACCAACTCGTGGTTGTGAATAAACGATAGTATCATTATTTAATTTTGAAGCAAGAAGATCACCTGCCCTAGTTTTTGTGCCAACGATTAGATCGTCACGCACTACTCTGACACCTTCATGATCGATTACTACAGGATCCGGGTTATATGGAATCCACCCTTCTGCCAAAGAAAGATAGTATTCTTTAGCAGCTTCGTATCCAAAGACTCCTACGTCTTTATTGATACCATCAATTACGTGTTTATTATGACTCATATGTGTTTGTCTTCAATGACCAGTTTTTAGGATACACCCAATCATATGGGATCTGTTTAGTAGTTTGTTTGATAGCATTTCTAATAGCTATATGCTTGTAGAAGAAACAAAGTTTATCTTCCAAGTTTAGAAACTTTTGATGTTTAATAGGATTACTAGGATGTTCATAGAGATATAGCATCTTATCATAGAAAGATTGACCAGCATTATTTGTTGGCACATATCTTCCATCGTCTGCAATCTCATATTTTGCTTTACTCATATACTGTGGACAATCAAACACTTGGCTGAGACCATCAAAAAATCCCGTACCACCATGTAAGAAACTTTCAGGATCAACCCAGCTTGGATGACTCATGGCAACGTGTCGAGCAGCATTTTTAGATGGATACATTGCATTTCTAAAACCATATTCATCAACGAATATTTGATTTAGCTTCTTAGCAAACTCCATCATAGTATACTTGCTTTTAACATTAAAGATTTTCATCGAATGCTTCTGCGCAAAGTCTTTTGGTACTTCACACAACCACTCTTTAACATTTGTATCTTTTGGATAATATATCTGAAATAGATCGCTGCGCGCATGTCTTTCTGTTAAAAATCTTTCTCTCATGGCATCAGATCCGCCTTTACGCCATGCTCTAAATGTTTGCCAGTGTTCATTAGTAAATGAGAATACCAAGCAAGCTTCTAGAACAGTCGTTGGATCATTTATTAGTTTAACTTCATCAACAAATGGACATTCATCCCAATGTAAGCGGTGTGAGAACTGCTGATAATTATCTCTAAGAAGTGAGTCTTCTCTCTTATCATAAGCATTGCAAAACTCAAAGAACTTTTCTGTACGTTCTTCTTGAGACCATTTCCACATCCAACTACGAACTGGTTTACCAGCATCATCTAAATCAACTTCAGCAAGATTCTCGTACTTAATATCATGAGTACGATCTGTCATGAATTCAGCTAACGAGTTCATACTCTCTTACCTTCTGTTTATATTCTTTAACACTCATACTATGCATATCTAAAACAAAACTGTCTGCTGGATGGTGATTAATTCTATTAAAAGAATCAACAAGACCAAGTGTTAACATTGATTTCTGACGACCAAAAGGATGATCTTTTATTCGACACGAAGACCAGATGGCATCACGATCTAGATGATCGTAATCTGCACCTGGCTTTATATAATTTTCAACCCAACGAATAAAGTCACAACAAACGTCTTCTGCATTGTATGGATAAGCACCGGTGTCTTCATAGATTTTATCCATTACTGCATCTAAGAACTGTTCTTGTTTTAGTTTCTTGGTATTCACTGCAAGATAAGAGATACATTCTACAGCATTTGATCCATAATAGAAAGGACTTTCTTTATTAACATATTGTGGATACCAGTCAGCAATATCTGCAACTACAGCAGCATACTGAAAATGATACTGTTTAAGACCATTTGCTACGTTCCACTTCAACATGAAGTCGCCGATTTCACGCAGATCTTTTCTTGCATTACTCTTTTCTAAGAATTCTGCTAAGTCTCTTGCAAGTCTAGGAGCAAACTCTGTAAGATAGTAGTCACCTGCTCTTTTATAACCAACTGGAGGTTTAGGAAACTGAGGAAACTGATATCCAACAGAAGTATAAAAAGATGTAGGATAGTTATTCACCATCTTAGTCATCTCTTCAATAGTCTTACAGTTATATAAGTTAAATAAAATGGTATTGTGATAACCAGAAGGTTTAAAGGAATAATTAATACCAGATCCACACACTCTATGTAAAATGAATATGTAAAGCCATTCAGCTAATTTAAAGTCTGCGTGTTTTCCAGTCCAATCTTTGGCTACCACTTCACGTTGACGCGTATAGAATCCTTGTTCCATCTTGTGCCAATATGGATGTTCTGGTGTCCATCCGTAAAAAACGTCGTTGACGATTTGCGAGAATCCTGCAAACTTTCGCTCAACAACATCGTAGAGCTCGACATTCTCGAGTAAATCATCTCCCATACAGGAATTCTTGTATGATATCGTACCAAGATTGCACTTAGCTTGCTGATCTCTGGCGAGATTAAAGTACCTAATATACTCATCATAGTACTCCGTTGTTTCAAGTGTTGACATATATTCTTAGTCTTTCAATCATGGCTTTTTCATAATCTTTATTATTAAGATTACGATTTCGCGGAGAAGGATGATCAATCTTAAAATGATCGACGTTGTATTTAGTGCACACACGACTAACAAAGTTACCAAGAGCTATAACTTTTGTCTTATTTTTCGTGCGTGTGATTAAAAGATCGCTATTAACATCATTAATAGAATAGCTATTAATCTTATCAGGAATAACGTTATGAAAGTCCCATTCATGAAGACCAACTTCATCACACCAACTTTTAAGTCTAGCAAAAGTGCCATTCTTAAAAGGTTGTGTTTTACTAGAAGGACACTGTCCTAATATGATAACTTCATCTGATATGACATGATCTTCAAGAAAGTTCAATACGTTTTTCATCATATGCATGAAATACTACACCTGTTTCAGAAAACATCTTTGATGTATCTTCGAACGATGCTTGCCATCTATCAGTAGTATCTGAAGGATAACACATGAATACACGTTTGACACCGACCTGTATGACTCCTTTTGCGCAATCCGAACAGACTGGCAAACCATAGACATACAGATCGGAGTCTTTTAAAGATACACCATTTAAACATGCATTGTATATGCAATTCATCTCTGCATGAACAACATATTTTAATTTCGTGGGACGATCATTTAATCTATTTTCGTTGTCATCCATATTTCGTGGGAAACCATTATAACCCTGCGAAAGGATTTGACCTTGATTACCAACAGTCACAGCTCCAACTTTTGTGCTAGGATCTTTCGACCATTGCGCAATGCTTTTAGCTAACTGAAGATATCGTTTATCCCACTTATGTATAATCATTTTACTAGATCGAAATGACGTTCATAGACATGAAGGCTACCAACATTCCAATGAATATCACCACGTTGTACACCAAGATCAAGACACAGCTTGTCTAATACATGTGATTGCCATGCATAATCGTTCTTATATCCAAACACAACATCGTTAGAACGCATCTGTACAACAGCATGAAGAGCATTATATCTGATCATGTATTGCACAGCATTAGTGCACATAAAATCAGACCTACCATCAAAATTATAATCTTTCCACATCTCTGGACGTGTATAGATCATAGTAGCTCTGCGCGATTCTGGATTTTTATCCAGTTCACGCTTAACATGTTCATATTGGTAATTGTTTTCTGGAGACCAGATGCACCAACCATAATTAGAATTGATATATCCTTGACTATCTGCTACCTGCTTCCAGATAGCAGGAGGACCACCGGGAATATCATTAACGTTAAGAGACATAGACTCATACCATTCGAGTTCACGCTCTACGTAGTCGTAATTGACATTACCAAAAATGGCTTTCTCGTCGGCAACAAAGTTTGCACCGACGAGCTCAATCATCTTAACACCAGTCTTATCAGTAACAAAAAGCTTCTGACGAAGAAGCTCTTTGAAGTGTTGTCTGATATCTTCAACGGTGTTTCTCATATGCATCTATTATTCTCCTACTGGAACAGATACACTCATGATGCCATATTGATTGACATTAGACTGTGTAGTTTCAGAGACATGAATCTTGCGATTAAGGAAGTCACGATCTGTTCGTTGGCCTTCGATCTTACCACGAAGATAAGAAACAAAGAATGATGCATAATTAATCAAGTCTTTAGCAGAATCTTCAAGAGATTCAAAGTTCGGAGAATAATTAGGATCGTTTTGCATAGCTTCCATGACTGACTGCATACGAAGCATTTTACCATTCATGATATCATGAATTGTAGCACAACCGTTTGTATAATAGTCTGCCTGTAAGATACGAGAGTTTTTGTTTTGATAATCGTTTGCTTTTGCGTTTTGCAACGCAATGCATTCACTCAAAACTTGTACTGAATGGCGCTCTGTCATTTTCACCTCTTATAATAAAGTTAGAATCAGTGTAGTTACGTAGTGTTCTTTCAACATCATTATCACGAATTACGCAGAACTTACGCATTCGATCTTTTGGATAGAATCTCTTTATACCACCATTAAATGATTCTGTAAAATGGTATTTTTCAATAGCTTCATAAACTATGATAGGATTACCATAGTCCGGAATCTCTACGAAAAAGAGTCTATCTACGTTATCAAGCTTTTTCCACTGACTTGGTTCCATGCAAAAAGCCTTAAACTTCTTGATAAGTGTGAGTGTTTTTACTTCAACGGTCTCACCCTCCACCATCATATCTTTAATACGATCGTATTGGTTTTCGCTCATCATGACCTGAAGCCCAAGAGCTTCAAGACTAGTCTTCACGATGTTTTCACCAAGAGCACCAACGATCTTGATATCAGTATCTCTAGACATTAGAAGATCTCTTTAAGTTTGCCTTCATTATCGGCATGTGAAGGAGCAACCCAACCAGCTGGCTTAATAAGATCTGGCAAGCCAAGAGGATTAGGACGTGACTCTTTAACACCAACTTCTTTATTCATGTTTGCAATCAAGACCGCATCCCATGCTTTATGAGAGTCAACACCAAAACCGTCAAGTGTACCAATGGCTACAACGCATAGATCAATAAGTGCATCTACAACATCATCAGCATTGGTAGCAGTTTTAAGTTCGGTAAGTTCTTCTTCCAAGAAACGAACTCTAAACTCAAGAAACTTCTTGAGAGTATCAGCATCCATCTTTGCAACTACTGGATGAACACCATACTTCTCATGCATCATAGCAATATCAAAAGCCCAATCTCTACTCATATAATCCACTCCGGGGGTTGTCGATTAGTCCACTTGTGCATAGTGGCTTTACCAATCTTATAATAGTTTCTGTAATTTGTTAATGGGTCATTACTAATTTTATATTCATCAGCCATAGCAGATGGCATAAGTGTCCAGTAATAATCTTTTAACTTATGTGGAGGTGACTGAAGCATATAACTGAGGTCACCAAAGCAAGCGTGTTTTTTAGTATAGCGATGTGTGTATTCGTCCATGAGTGCAAAGAAATGTTCGACAAGCCAAGAGTAATTTTCTACTGACTGACGACACCACACTGCAGATGGATGATTAATATGTGTAGCCTGATACAATACGTCTTGACGACCATCATGAAGGATCCAGCGTTTAGCTTTACGACCAGTTTTAGATGTACCTTCAATCTGTGTACCATCAAGCAAGCGGTGCGCAGTAGATAAAAGTTGTGCTGACTCAAGAATCATCTTGACAACATGCTTATCTACCATGCTTTGCGCTGCTTTTACAGGATCAGTATCAATGTAGAATATGTTCACTCACCAGCTCCCATCATCAAGTACTATGCTTATTCTGACCATTATAACCTTAATGACAAGAAAGTACATAGCTGGATCCATAGTTGTTGGACCGCCATACTCGAGATGGAATCCCCATGAGAATGGGTTCAGATTAATAGCTACCTGTATATTACTGAATTTTAAGTAGTTCCACATTACTTGACTTTCTTAAAAGCCTTTTCACGATGAAAGCGGTTTGCACGTGTATAAAATAATACACCGTTTAAATGATCTAATTCATGTTGAAATACACGCGCAGTCATGCCTGTGAATTGCTGTGTTACTGTTTCACCCGTAGGGCTTTGAAATCTAACACGCACGTGTCTTGGTCTCTTTATTTTAACAATTAATCTTGGAAATGACAGGCATGATTCTTCAAGAGTTATAACTTCTTCTGAAGGCATGACTACTCTGGGGTTAAAACACACGAAGTCAGCAGGTTTCCCTCTCATAGCAAAAATCTTATATGATACACCAACTTGATTTGCGGCAAGTCCAATACCGTTGTTATCATACATATTTTGTACTAAGTTTTTAGAAAACTCAATAGGATCGAATGGAGGATTTGCAAAATCAAATTCTTCACATTCTTTTTTCAAGATAGGATCATCACCAATAACTAAATTCATTTTTTATTATCCTATAATTTAACTAAACACACCATACACTTGTCAAAAAAGGAAGAGAAATTATTCAAGTTTGTTTTATTATTCAATATAGACATATTTTCTTCTGTTAAAGTATGGCCAAAATTTTCTTTTATCCAACGAGGACTAAAATATTCCCATCTCTGATCATGCTTTTGTGCAAAACGACTATACTTATCATTTAAGATCATGATTTCGCTCATCATCTTAGCATTACCTTCGTATGTTTCATAGCTAGGATATTTTGTAATAAAACCACCATGATTATTCCACCAAGCAAAACAATCTGTATCAGGTCTCATAACCATTAGCAACCAATTGCCTTTACTTTTTTCTTTAAGCTCATCAAGCATATAAGCCCAATCGTGACCTTTAACAAACTTGCCAGGACTATATTGATCATCAAAAGCTGTATTGATATACGAATCTTGAACACTTATATCAAATTCATATTTTCTAAATGGTAAAGCAAAATAAGAACCATGATGTCCTTGAAAGACATTGTGATCATAATGACGATTTGGATTTCTATCTGTTATATTTGCTAGTGGGTGTGTTTCTAAAAGATGTGTAACACTAGTCCATTTAGATCCGGGTGCACCAGTAATAAAAATTTTGTCTGGTAATTCTATCATGATTTCCTTATAGCATGTTGTCATTTCATTGTCTAAATTTCTAGCATCAAACATCATTACATATTCACCACGATTTATGATTTTTTTTAATATAGATATCTGCTTCTTGATATTTTTTTTCTGATATAAGTTCTTTAAGATTATGTCTTTGAAGATTTATAAAAGAAATAACATTTTTCTTATCTTCTATTCTTAATAGTTCTTTTTCAATAATATCATCGGCAGAATAGTTATTCGAATCCAGTTCGATTAAATTCTTTATAATAGATCCAATAATTTTAGTTTCTTTATAAGTTTTAATTTCATCTATAATATATGTGTCATACATTATATCTATAGGTGATTTAGCATAAAATCTAGTGTATCTCAGAATAAAATTTTCAAATTTTTCCCAAAGATCTAACTCTATAGCTTCTTCTTGACATTTCTGTAGAATATTAGGTGAATATTGTTGTCTAAATACAATCACCTCTTCACCATCTCTAGTATTCCACCCATAGTTATGAATATCATTAAATACTTCTGGCTTTATATGACCATCATAAATGATGTAATCAAATTCTCTAATAGGAATATACCAGTGCTTGTATTCACGTATTCCTATGATTCTTTTATCATTGCCACGATATATGTAATATCTATTAGATTCCATGATTAATACATCCTCTAAGATCATCAAGACCTATTTCATTGAAGTCTGTATCAATAGCAATATTCTTATCAAAATTGCTCCAGATAAATTGCAAACTTCCTACTTTTGGTTTTTTAAGATAATTTGTATGATTTGTATGCTTAACTATAAATTCTTTTGCTGTATATTTATAAGTGTTTAAAGTATTTTGTATTTTTTTATCTTGATTATCTAATGACCATCTTTGAAATTCTGGAGTATCAAAGAAGTGCATTATATGAGAGAACTTATTTTTAGGATCACTAAATCCTTTTTGAGCTAAATGTCTATATTTTACTAATTGCCATTTGTTTGTAAAACTAAACCACCAAACAAAATCAAAACATGTTTTTATCTGAAACGGACAATATTCGAGTGTAGTCGAATACATATCAACAAATAAATCTACATTTGGTCTAAATGTAGATCCAAAAAATCTTTTATAAAAATGATTAATATTATTTTTCCAAGGAAGATTTATAGCCTGTTCACCATACAAGTCGACTAATGGAATAATAACATCGCTGCCGAATACTTGATCACCAAGTTCTCCAGTAATAATATATCCATCATCTAAAAACTTATCAGTATTTGTTAGTGAATTAATAATTCTTCCTTTAAAAATCCTATTAATATCTTTCCACATATCAGGAAATTCTTCGATTGATCTATAAGACATTAAAATATGAAGTCTCTCTAGATCTTCTTTTGGCCATGAATTAATCATAGAAACTAAAGCAGTTGAACTGTCTATTCCACCACTATACATTAGATAAACTTTAGAGTTATTTGTTTTATTTTTTATATCAATAGCTCTGCTAAATGCTAAGTCTTCAAAAGAAGAGTTTACATTTTTGATTTTTAAAATATCTTCAATTGTTTCGCTAGCAACTACAGATTTAAATGGATTAATTTGATCTGCAATTTCTAAGCTTACTCTATTAACTGCTTGTACCCATGGCAATTTAGATGTAGGTATCCACCTTGGTAGACCTAACTCTTTAGGCTTTGGATTATTACCACCAAAGTATAATAAAAGTTTCTTTTCCATTAAGCTGCTACCTTACTAAAGTTCTTGTGTTTTTCAAACTTAATAACAGATGTAAACTTATCGTAGAATTGATCTGTCTTATGACTAATAATAAAAGTATTAGTATCAATAGCAAGTTGTGTTAATACTTTCATGAATTCTTCTGTACCATTAGAGTCAAGAGACGAATCCATTACTTCATCCATAATAAGAATGTTTGTAGAGATAGAGTTACGCAACTTAGCAACAGCACGCCACGTGAAAAGTATAGCAAGATTAATACGCATCTTTTCTCCTTCTGAGAAAGATGCATAGCTAAACTCATCTCTAAATCTAGACTTAATAGTCTCGTTGAATTCTTCATTCAGTTCAAACTGTACAAAGAAGTCCATAGAAGACAAATACTTATTAATGAGTTTATTGATGATTGGTATATACTGTTTAATGATCTTAGCTTTGATGCCACCATCTTTTAACAATACTGAAACTGCTTGATACGTTTGTTTTAAATCATGCAATTCACTCAATACATCTTCTGCTTCTTTAAGTTCATCAACAAGCTTATTTAGTTGATCAGAATTATCTTCTCTTACATTTTTTTGTATAGTATTAATTTCATTCTCTAGTTGTGTCCTATATTCAATTAAAGAAGAAATCTTTGTAGATATTTTATGTATATCCATTTTTGTGTTATTAATTTCAGTCTGGATATTCATCATCTCATTAATTTTATCATTAGTCTCTACATAGTTCTTAGCAACAACTTCTAAGTTATCTTCAAGTTCTTTGACGCGTTCTTGATTGCTCTGAACCATGTCACACTTAAATGTTTCATCAATCTCTTGCTTACATGTAGGACAATTATCATGATCAGTAAAGAACTTTATTTGTTCTTTCTGCGATGATAGATGTGCTTCGAACTTATGTTTAAGAGCTGTAAGTTTTTTCATTGAAGATGCTAGTTCTTTTTCATCAACCATCTTCTCTTCAAGATCTTTTCTTTTATTCTCTAGTTTCCAATATTCATCATCTAATTCATTAATTTGTATATTAGTCTGTTCTTTACGTTCATTCTTCTCACTAATAATTTTTTCATTATTATTTTGTATCTCTATAAGATGCTTCTTAACAAGCTTCATCTTTTCTTCTATAATAGTCTTATTTGCTTCTTGCTTAATAAGATCTTCAGCGTTTGTTACAATCTTTTGCTTAAGGATTGCATTCATACTTGTAAAGATCTGCAGATCTAATAGATCCTCAATAATCTCTCTGCGTTGACCTGCGGGAAGAGACATAAATGGAACGAAAGAAGCTGAACCAAGCACAACTACTTGACAGAAAGACTTGAAGTTAATCTTCAAGATTTGTTTTTCCAAGATATCTTGATAGTCTTTACTGTCGGCAGATTGATTTAATAAAGATCCATTCTGATAAACTTCAAATATATTTGGTTTTATACCCCTAACAATCTTATAGTTGTTAGATCCAATAGAGAATTCAATCTCTACTACAAGATCTTTTTTAGTAATAGAATTAAGAAGTAAAGGTTTATTAATCTTTCTAAAAGGTTTATTAAACAATGCAAATGACAAAGCATCTAGCAAAGTTGATTTGCCAGCGCCATTTTCACCAACGATGAGTGTAGTTGCAGACTTATTAAGTTCTATTTCAGTAAAGATATTACCTGTACTTAAGAAGTTTTTCCATCTAATCTTTTTAAAAACAATCATTCAACAGACAATGCCTCATTGTATAGAGAGTGTACAGTATTTTCTATTTTCTTTTTGATATCATCACTCGTATTAATTTGACTTATATACGTTTTAAAGATAGATAATGTATCTTCAGCTTCGTTAACAATATCTTCATCTTGTTCTAGATTTAGATTAAGATGGTCTTCAACTACTTGAAGTTCAAGAATACCGGACTTCTCTAAGTTATCAACAAACATATCAAACCAGTATGGGTTAGTCTTGTTTTGCACAATTACTTTTATAATTTTGTTTTTATACTTTTCATAATCACGAGAAGCAATATCTTCAATAGTATAATCAGTATCATTATACCATATCTTCTCAAATATAGTATATGGATTTCTAATAAATTTTAGTTCTCTCGTTTCAGTATCAAAGATATGAAATCCTTTAGGGTCATTATAATCGCTCCAAGTAAACTCACCATGATTGCCAAGGTAATGAATATTGCCAGAAGAGGACTTATGATGATAATGACCAGAGCAAACAAGATCAAACTTATTAAAAATGCTAGCATCATCCCCGTGCGACACCATCGACCCCCGGTACATCTCGAATCCAGCAAGTTCCAGATGTCCAAAACAGACTTGCGCGTTTGTTCCACGAATCTTCTCCAGTGTTAGTTTTCTATTCTCATCACATATCCAAGGCATCATCAATATGATGAGACCATCGAAGTCTACTTCTCTTGGAAGCTGATCATAGATATGAAACGGGTATTGGCCCCTAACGAGTTCGTTAAGAGCATTTACAGAATTTGTGTTTTTATAGTATGTATCATGATTACCAGCCACAATATGAACATCGTAATTCTTTCCTGCAATTGGGTCCAGAAAATCTTGTCGAAGACGCCTAGCAGTGTTAATATTAATGTACTTACGACGGTCAACAAGATCACCAAGATGGCAGATCGTTGATACTCCTTCCTGTTCCAGAGTAGGAAGAAAGATGCTGTCAATAAATTGTTTACTATTATCGAGAAAAGCAATCCCGTCATTGCGAACACCCCAATGCGTATCAGTAATTAGAGCAATCTTCAACGCATAGCTCTTGTGTTAGACTTATTAACTGGTCTAGCAGTATTATATTTCGTAACTGCTGCGTTACAATAATCACGAATTGCTTCGATCCTATGAATATAGTTTGTTCTTTCATTTTCATGTTTAGTTTCATTGAATGCACTTTCAACTAGATCCAGTACAACTTGTGGAACTAGATGCATATTATGCTTTAAGTTCATCTTCAATCTCCATAGTATTATCAATTATAAGTTCTTCTAACTTATTCTTTTTCTTCTGTTTTGTCAACAATTCTTTCTCTTCGAAAGAACGAATGATCTCAGAAGAATATTCATTAGTATGACTACCAACTACGGCTTGTCTATCGTGAAATATAGAATCCATTTCTTCGTTAGTAAATTGATTCTCAAAATTTTTGTGTTTAATATATGTTTGTTTTTTCTCTTTTGCTATTCTACGTAAGAAGGCATTCCAAGCAATCTGTGTAAAATATGCAAAAGGATTTGTAGACTTTTCAGGATTAAAGTTATCAACTGAAGCAATACAATTCTCAATGCCATCAGCAATCATATCATCTCTGTATGAATAGTTCATGAAATTTGGTTTGTATGATAGCTTAGTACAAATCAATAGTACACATTCACCGATATAATTTGGAATCGGTGGCTTAGAAGTATTATCTTCTTTAGATAACATGAGTTTCTCATGGTACACTTTCATGTGTTCATAAAGAGTTTTGTTATTAACATAATGTTTTGTTGCCATTAATTTACCGTATTGCTTGCTGCCTGTGACATAAAAAAATTTATTACGTCTTCTTTGATATCTGGTTTTTTCTTTGGTTTTCTTGTACTATTAAGATAGTTTTCGAGATATTCTGTAGATCTTAATAGATTTGCTCTAAAATTTTTATCAAATGTTTTTTGACAATATAACTTAGATAAAAAGTAATATTTAATCATTTCATCATTTAATGGTATAATTGCTATTACATTTTCACTATTAAAAGTGACATAGTCTGTAGATGAAAAAGGATTATAACTAATAAGCAATGCTCCGCTTTCATCTGACTCTTGATCATGTTTTATTACAAGAATCATTGGATCTTTAATTATAATTTTATTATCGTTTTCAGATTCTAAAATGCCAACTATATCATCTCTATTAGATAGCTTTATTAGAACATGACTCATGATTTCAAACCTACCTTATATATCTTATACACAAATTTTTCTTCATTGTAAATGTTTATTCTCTCAACGAAGTGTAGTAGTGTATGATTATTTTTTGATTTCCATGATAAATCATCAGCTATATCATATAGAGTACTAGATGTTTTTGTTTCTGATTTTCTAAGACCACGACCAATTGACTGCAAGTTTCTTATCCGTGACTTCGAAGGAGAAGAAAATATAACGTTATGCAGATTACGAATGTTAACGCCGGTGGAGAAAGTCCCGTAACTAGCGACGATAATTGCATTCTGTTCTGTTTCAACAATCTTACGAATTTGCTCACGTTCTTCTCCATCTACTTCACCGGATACAAAGAATATCTTTCTATCGTCGGCATCATTTTTAATCATGTCATAGAGAATCTTGCCATGTTTCTCTACATATTGAAAAAGTAATAATGTATTTCCATTATCTAATGATAATGCTAAATTTTTAATAAACTTGTTTCTTGCATCGTTGCGAACTATGAAATCAATTTCGTCTTGATATGATGCATCTTTAAGCATCTTTTTTATTTCATCTGGATATTTAAGAACTATTGCTTTGATACTAAAATCAGCAAGATACTTTTGTTCTATTAGTTCAGATGTAGATACAACTTTCTTTACAGCTCCAAATAAACCTTCTAGAACCAACCTATGGGTTTGAGTCCCGTCGAGAGTACCTGTAAAACCAAACTTATAACGGCAGCGATACAACTTGGAAATGATAGAAGTAAGAGAAGATGCTTTAAATAAGTGCGCTTCATCGCCTATGACCACATCAAATTGTTCGAAATATTCTTTAGGAAGTTTGTAAATCGATTGCCACGTTGAGATGACAATAGGTTTATCTGTTTGTTTATCTTGTCCTGAAAATATTCTATGTACGTACCTATCAGATTCAAAGCCATAATCGGCAAAATCAGAAGCAAGTTGACTAACCAAAGAAGTAGTTGGCACAATAATAAGAGTACGGGCATTATAGTATCTCGCTAATAGATAGATAATAAACGATTTACCTGATGCTGTCGGTGATAATAAAAGTGCTCTTCTATTTCTAACAGCATAAACAAAAGCATCTAATTGATAATCTCTTGGTTGCATGGTAGGTTTGATTTTAGTTACAAAATCTTTTGCTTCTTTTAAAGAAAACTCTTCGCAAGAAAAATCATCTATATAGTCAATAAGATAGTTTCTTTCCTTACAAAAATTTTCAATGTATGGTATAAGGCCAGTATATATTAAACACGTTAATGGATTAAATAAACGTATCTTACCATCCCAATACTTATTTTTATAAGCTGGCATAAATTTATAACCGGGCACAAAGAAAGTGAAGTAATCACTTAATTCTTGCGCAACTCCGGGTTCACACTTTACTTTAATGTAAACTTCATCATGACGACTTATTTCTAATGAATCCAATTAACCACCCATAACGAATCGATTCCAATCTATTGCATTTTTAATAATAAAGTTTCTATTACTTATAGACTTAACAATAGTCTCTAATAATTCTACTTTTTCATTTTGGTATGCTATCTTAAGATTCATTTCAATGATATCTTTATCAGCATCCATATACATTGGAATATCTTGTTTTAAAATAATGCCTTTAGCAGGCAGCTGCCAACCTTTTTCTTGTGATTCTTTTGTAGGACCAAGAGTATAAAACTCGTACTTATCGAGCTTTAAAGATTTGGATTCCGACTCCATCTTTTTAAGTCTGAGTCTTTCTTCTAAGAATACACGATAATATTTATTATGCAGTGCAGGTATCTTTAAACTTTCAGAAGCTAGTTCGGTACTATCGATCTTTGTGTCGGTAGCCCACATATCTACAATATCTTCAATTTTCATGATATATCTCTTGTCAGTAATATTTTTATATATTACCACGTAAGTTTATGTTTGTAAACAGTTAAATGTTTATTATTTCGAATAAGAGATACTTGAATGTAGCTGTAGCTTCTATGTATTCTACATCGCTTTTTGTTGTATCAAATACTAATTCGCTCAAATCTGTAGGATATGCTTCAGTGAATGTAAGCTCATAGTTTGGCACTTTTGCACTTGATAATATTAAAAGTGATATGTCAGATCTAATACCATCACCCGTATAAGCTGGATTTTGTGAAAGTGTACGATACTCTTTGAAATCTTTTGGTTTACCTAGTGCACGTAACCAGTTATGAATTTCAAGATAGTTTTGTATATTCTCATCAACCCTAAAAGTTATCTGAAGATCACCATAATCTAAGTGTTCACCGGGTTCAGGTATCTTTACAAAAGGATTAGGTGACTCATATGTCGGCAAACTTAAAGATGGTATTCCTATCTTTTGTATAAAGAAGTTAATATGCGGCGCGCGCTTAATTGAAAATTTAAAATTAAGCGGTGAAAGAAAATTTGGATTAGTCGGTGTATTTTCTAAAGCTGACATATGACTCCTCACTTTTTACTATTTATATAAAAAAAGGGCACCCGAAGGCGCCCTTTGTAGGTGATCGGTTGACCCGATTCTTTATTACATAAGGTTGTTAACAATAACTCTACGATAGTAGACGTTAGAATCCTTAGTAAGAGCACCAGCACCAGCTGTTTCACCCTGCGCGAATGGGTTTGCAACCATTCCGTAACGTGTCTTGAAGCCGATCTTTGGCTGGAAGCTGTTCTGGTCAACTGCACGAACCATCTGAAGAGGAACGTATGGGCAATAGAAGAGACCAGCGTCGAATGCTGAAGCACCCTTATAACCAACGGTGAGATAATTACCACCGATTGCATATGGGTCGATATAAACACGTAGGCGACCGTTAAGAACACCAGCGAATGTGTTACCTGTGTCATCTACCTGAAGGTTGTTGCTGTTAAGAGCTGGTGTATAGTCAAGAACACCGGCCATCTGAAGAGCTGAAGCAACGTCTGAAGAACAGATAACAATGTTACCCTTACCTCTACGTGTCTGCTTAGCAATCTGATTAGCTTCTCTTTCAAGCTGGAACATAAGACCCTTGAACTTTTCAACTGACCAACGGCCGTTTGAGTCTGTATCGAGGTCGAAGATACCTGCAGTTGTTGTGCCTTCCTGTGCACCAGAAACAGCTGTTACGTTGATTGTACGAACAACTTCACGGTTGATTTCAGCCATGATTTCTGCAGAAAGAATGTTTGAAAGCTCTGTTTCAGCATCAAGGCCGTGAATTGCCTTAAGATCCTGAGCGAGTTCCATTGTATATTCTGCCTTGAGAGCACGTGACTTAGCAGTTACAGTCACCTTCTCAATGCTGAATGCCATTTCAGCGAATGCTGAGTTGGAATCAGTACCAAGAGCTTCAGCCTGAGCTGTTGACATGCCTGAACCGAAGTTATAAGCACCGTTAGCAGCGTTGTTAGAAACAGCTGGAAGCTGACCAACATGCTTCTGACCAAGTGTGTTAGCACCTGTTGTAACAGAAGAGAATGCTGTGTTAACTTCGTTATAGAATGTTTCTGTACCAGCGTTATTTGAATAACGTGAACGCATTGCGAAGATAAGTCCTGTTGGACCTGTCATCGTCTGAACACCAGCAATGTCATAAGCAATGAGGTTAGGCATTGCACGACGAACGAGTGAGATCAATACTGGATCGAAAGTATCGATTGCACCTGTTGAAGAGTCAGAGCTTGATGCGCCCATGAAGTTTGCAGGAATTGGTGATGCTTCTGAAAGAAGGAACTGGCTGTGAGCACCTGACTCACGGAGAGCTCTCTCTGTATTTTCTAAAAGCTGTGCAGTTACTGAACGCTTATGAGCATCCTTAATTGGATTAAGGTCGTTGTGCTCGATAATTGGCGCCCATTTCTTTTGAAGTTCTTCTACTAACATTTATCTTTCTCCTTTTAGCGAAGGTTCTAAATTATTTATATTAACTTATCTTTTAATAGTTCTAGAGATTGCCTGCACGTATGACTTGACACGTGGATCGGTATAGACCACATCAGTTGTTGCATCGGACTCTTCGAGTTCTTCTGTAACTACAGTCTGTGTGGGCGCCTTTTCAGTTGACTTAAAGTAAGTTTCCTTAATGATGGAAAGTTTCTTCTCGTACGTGTCAAGGTCACCGTCAAATTCGATGCCTTCTGAAAGAGCACGGAACTTTTCTATCTGTGTAAGAGCAAGATCTGAACAAAATGATTCAAACACTTCATTCTTTTCGTGATCTACTACAGAAGACTTAAGTTCACTATTCTCATTGATAACTTCATCTAGCTTTTCTTCTAGTTCTTGTACACGAATAGCTAGTGTTTCAAGTACGTCTGTCTTTTCAGCAGGTACTTCGATATAATGCTCTTCGAATACATTCTTGAGGCTACCAATGAATTCTTCCATAATCTCATTACGAAGTGTTGATTCAATGGCTACTTCATTGTCTTTTAGCCATGTTTCAACAACGTAATCTAGATATGAGTCTAACTTTGCTGCAAGCTGCTCTTCAATTGAAGTAACTTCTACTGCAAGCTTCTCTTCAAATTCTTCTTCAAGACGAGCTGTTTCAACAGTTAAGCGTGCTGATACAGCAGCTTCAAACAATGTTGATGCTTTATCTTTAAATTCTTCAGAAAGATCTTGGCCAGCAAACATTTCTTCAACATCTTCTTTTACTGAAAGTTTTGGCATTGGATCTTTTGTCTTTGGACCCTTGCCGCCCTTCATATCAACTGAAGCTTGATTAGATGCTGACTTATCACCAACACCCCAATCTTTGCCAGGACCATAGAGAGATTGTGTCTGATCAAACCACTTAACAAGATCACGCTTTGGCATTTCAGCCATTGCGCCAATCATAGTCTTCATGATTTCAACACGAGACTTAGGATCTGCAGCTGGTTGTGAATCTGGCTTAAGAGTATCTGCTGCCTTAGAAGCTTCATCAATCTCGACTGCTTCGAGATCAACAACTTCCTTAGCTTCGATATCTTTTATTTTTTGTTCTTTACTCATTTTAAGGATCTCCTTAGTATTTTTAATAATTATTTATATTATTTATAATTCTTAGTTGCAACCATATTGCTGATGAACTCTTCGAAGACAGAAAACTTGTTTGATTCTATTTCATCCATCGTCATTCTTTTCATTCTCTGTTTCATTTTCTCAGCAGTTTCTTGCATCCAAATACCGTTCTTCTCGTCATAGACCCAATCTACATTTTCCATGATACCTTCAACGAATGCATTTGGTGCAGAAGGATCTGCAACTATATCGGCAGCAGTAGCTAAATGAAAATCATTCTGAACTTCCATCACACCATTCTTTTCAACTAAAGATCCCATACCTCTTGAAGATACGCCAAGATTTGCACCTGACTTTAGAAGACCCTTAACAATATTACCCATCGGTGTTTCGGTAATTTTTGCTTTTCCAACAACGTCATTACCTGACCACTTAAGTTCAGTGATCATGTGTGAAACTCTATCAAGATTAATTGTTGGTCCTTGTGGATGACCTAACTCACCATAAGCACGATTATTTGTTACATTTTCTTTGATGTATCTATTAACTTCTTTTTCTAGAACAGGCTTTCTATAAACTCTGCCATTGCGATTTACTTGTTCTGATTGAAGAAAAATACCCTTGATGAAGTGTTCTTTCTCTCCGCTTTCTTTAGCTTCAGAAATATATTCTACATCTACGATTTGTTCTGCGATAAGTTTCATTTTTAACCCCTGTATGATGCAGCAGTTGCTAACACTGCAACGTTAGCAGCAATCGTATCAGTTGGATTTTTTGCTACAAAGATATACTGATTTGCTGGCAGTGTGAACGTTCCAATAGTAACGCTGCTGTTTGCTACTGTTATAATTGCTGCTGCCGTTGCGCTAATATATACAATCGGTGAGTTGTATACTGTATTGGCAGTAGTTAATGAAATTTGATTGGCAACAGGTTTAATTACAGTAGTCATACGTTGAATCCTGCGTTATCTACGTTGACGTGTGGAAACTGCATTGCAGTATCTGTACCTTCAACTGGTTTTTCTCTATGAATTAGATAATCGTGGATCGCATCGATATCGTGCTTAGCGTTTGTAATCTTTGATTGAACCCATGATTCAAGATCTTGATTGTCCTGCATCATGTTAACAAGATCATTTGCTTTTGATGCTAGAGCACGAAGCTGTGTCTTCGCCATCTCGCCTTCTGCATCTTCAAAGCCTTCTTTCATTGCCTGTTTAGTTGCAGTAGCATACATAACTGATTTTGCTTTATCGCCATAACGTTGTTTGAAACCAGCATAATTCTTTTTCATACCCTTTACAATGTCTTCTCTCTTCTTCATCTGAGAGTCAGACATTTCGCCCATTTCTTTATTATGAGCGTAAGTATCTTCGGCCATACATTCTTTTAGACCATGCATTGGACACATTGTTCCAGCTTCAGTCATGTTGCATTTTGCTTCAGAAACAGTACTGCCTGTTGATGTATAACCATAATCTGTTGCATTAACGTTTCTATCGTCTTCTGATCCAACTTTCTTACCAGAAGTTTTCTTTTTTGCTTCTTCTACTGAAGTTTCTTCATAAGCTTTTTCCGCAGCTTTAATGCTACGATATCCATGTCTAGAACCTGGATCATTTTTTTGAATTTCTTGTTCTGCTTTTACATTTCCTGCAGTAAAGACATTTTTGTTCTTATGTACGTCTTCATGATCTTTTACAGGATGCGAGGCAAGAAAGTCTTCTTCGCCTTTTGGAACGTTTCGACCAGCTCTATCTTTTATAATATCTTTAAGACTCTTCGCCATTAGATTCTTCCTCTTCGGTATTTTCTTCTGTAGCAACGTCTTCAGATTGTTCTGCATCTTCAACTTCTTCGAAGTCTTCTTCAGAATTTTTAAATATGTTTTGCGCTACTTCTATTTTCTTATTATTTATAGCATCAGTAATACGATCTAACATAACATCTTTAAATGATGCTTCAAAGTCTAAAGCATTTTCTGTTTTAGAATGATTAATCATATTTAATATTGCATCACTCATAATTTAACTCCACTTTGATATTTTTGTAAGACTTTCTTAGCATTTCCACCACCAGATTTAGCTATAATCTGTGAAGCAGATTTCAACTTAGACATATCTTGCAATGATTTATTATCTTTATTTATTAAACGCTGATACGTATTTTGTGCATCTATAAGTTTCTTAGAACCATCATCTTGACCTGTAGATGCATCACCACCTGTTTGTTGAGGAGCTCCACCACCGCCGGCAGATGGATCCATAGTACCATCATCCATCATTGGTGGATTAAAGATTTCATCTTCTTGTTCTTCTATGATTTTTGCTCTTTGCTCTTCAATATCTTCATCTGTTTGCTTTAAGATATTTTTCTGTACCCATTCATTCGAATAATACTTACCAATTAGTGGCATCATATTATTATAAACATCAATTCTTGAACTTAAGATTTCATTGTCTTTGAGTTCGGTAAAGAATCCGTCATTAGTAAAGTCAATCTTCATATCTTTACAAATGTCATTCCAATCTTCTATGGTAATAACACCCTTAAGAACGAGTTGTCTTTCTAATAGTTTAAGAAATAATGATGAAAACTTTCTTCTAAGTCTTGAAACAAACTTACTAAACTTTACTTCTTCTCGTGTAATTTCAGAAGATCTGCCAATATTAAAAGCAGTGTTTTCTTGTTCAATACGACTTACTGGAACATTAAGTGATCTATATAATTTCTTTTGGAAATAAAGAACATCATCCATTTCGCCGAGATTTTGACCCGCTGGGAGGGTAGTAACTTCCGTACCTCTTCCTCCTTCACGACGTGGAAGCCAATAGTCTTCTAACATCGTCATGAACTTACGATCGTCTCTGATCTCGCCTGAAGCAGCGTCATAGACAAGACGATTCTTATGTTTAACCATAATTTCTCTTACGTACTGTTCGGCTTTCATCTTTGGAAGATTACCAACATCGATATACCAAAGACGACGTTCTGGTGCGCGTGAGATACGATAGATTACTGTAGCATCTTCAAGAGTACGAAGCTGATTTAAAGGTTTAATACCTTTATGAAGATGTGATAAGACCATAGTCCCATATGTATCAGTTAAACCTGATGTAACATGCACTACAGCATCTTTAGCAATCTTTAAACCTGATTGTGTTGTTGGTCCACTCTGTTTGTTACCAACGTTAAAGCCTCTGTCATTAAAAATGTAGTATTCTGCTTCAGTCTTAGTAACTGTTGCATCGCCATTCTTAACTCTCTTTTTAGAGACTTCTTTGATCTTTCTAATCTTACGAGGATCAATATATCTAACTTCTTTAATACCATCTCTAACATTAACATCATCAATAACTACATGATAATAAAGACGGCCATCAATGTACCATCTTTTGTAAATATCATAGGCATGATTATTAAAATCTATGAGTCTTAAGACTTCTTTAAACTCGGATTGTATTGCTTTCTTAATATTTGGTGCAACTTGTACATCATCTAAAACTAGTTTAAGAATATCTTCTTCATCTACACATATAGAAGCATTAACAATCTCATCAACTGCAGCATCAATTTCTGGCTGCACTGACATTTCTCTATATTTCGTGACTAATTCTGCCTCAGTTCTTACGGTTCCATCTAAGTCGACGTATGTTCCGTAAGAACCTCCGGCAGATATCGTTACCGCCCCGTCGTCTGCTTCTTTTGGAACAAACGACGGGAACGATTCTTCTTTTTCTTTTCTTTTGAATTCAAATCCAAAAAGCTCTGCCATCAAATCCTACTTTGTTTAAAGTTGTTTCATAATATATATTAATTATTAAATATCGCCTGCCAACTGTACTGGATAACTTGATGGAGATGGACCAGCAACCATAGGTTCCCAATAATCATAAGCAAAAGTAACATCAAAAGTTTCGATTGTGTTAGTTGTATCCCAATCTAATGAGATAGCATCTACAGTAGTTGGGAAAGCTCCAACAAGATTATAAGATCTAATGACACCAGCATCATCTCCAGGACCAGCTTTACCGAATTGGTAGACTTGAATATCTACTTTATAGCTTTCTGGCGAGCCTGTACCTGAAGCAGATCTGTTTGAAACATGTGTGTTAATCCAGTTTAACCATGCTTCGAAGTCATTACGAAGTTTAAAATCTTCGTCGTTCATTACTGTGATAGTCCAATCAGCAAATGTTCTATCACCTGCAATTTTAATCTTTCTACCAAAGTATGGGACATCGACGGGATCAACCGTCGATGCTGGTAATTGAGCTGCTCTAATTAAGAAAGAAGCTCTTTCTCCATCACCCTCAATACCGGGTGCTGCAGGAAATTGCATAATTACTTTGAAAAGTGATGGTCTTGCGCCACCATTAATCAAACCATTTGCTTTAAAGCTGTCTATATTGAAACCCATCTGTTAAACTCCTTTTTTATTTCTATTTATTAGAACTTGCCAACGACTTCAGAGAAGGCAACACCAGTTCTAACAGCAACGAAGTTCAACTGAATGAAATTGATTGAGCGAGCTGGCTTAATGTAGATATCACCGACAAACTCGTTACGATCAATTACTTCAGGTGTATTGTTTGTTTGATCACAAACAACTAAGAAGTCTGTGATACCACGACGGCCTTTAACATCTCTCAAATACGGTACTACTAAGTTCTTAAACTGAGCTCTTGTAAATTCATCGTTGAATTCGAAGAGAGTAAACTTAGCAGCTGTAGCAATAGCTTTTTCAAGAACAATGAACAATCTACGAACATTAATTCTATCAAATGCTGATGGCTTGTTAAGAGCAGTCTTATCGCCGAAGAGTACAATACCCTGACCAGGGAATGCAACTACAGGATTTACACCAGCTTTATAGAGTTGGTCTCTTTCTGCTTTGTTAGGATTATAAGCTAGCTTAACAATATTCTTGATGTTACCACGGTTGAAACCAGCTGGTGACCACCAAGGATCATTTGTATTGTCTGTACGAACACAGAGGCCAGCAATATCACCGTTTAGAGGTACCCAACGATAAACATCATTGTACTTGTCGTACATGTACTTATAACCAGAATCAACAACTGCATAAGAAGTACTTCTTATATTGTTCTTGAAGTCTAAGATTGCATTCATTTCATCGCCAACATTGTTGACAACATCTGCCTTTAGTGGTGAAACAAATGCTACGCAGTCTTTTCTTACTTCGCAAATATTATCGATAATATAGTTAGCAAGATCTGCACTCGATTTACCCTTACCCTGAAGGATAAGTGATACATCAACGTCTTCAGCTGAGGCAAACTTATCATAACCAGAAGCTATGACTGCAAGAGTAGCATTAAGTTCGCCGTAACCGTCTTGACCACCATTGAATTGAAGATTCAATGGATTATCATTTGTTGAACTTACGATGTTTATAGCATTATTATGAACAGCACCAATTCTATCGTTTGCAAACCAAATATACTTTGACTGTTCATTAACTATTGTCTTATAATATAGAGCTCCACCATCAGCGGTCTTAGCATCGTCTACTCTTGAAACGCCTTTGTATGTTTCCAATATTGTTCCACTAACACCTGTAAATCTTCCATTTTCATCAACTATTACAATGTGCATTTCGTCGTTTGCAGAAGTATTACCAAATTCTGTAACATATTCTGACTGTCCAGGAGCTCTATCAAATGTGTTATAGAATTCCCAATAACGAGTAATGCTATTAGATGTATATGCAGACTTAAGTCTGTAGTTATCTTCTGTAGTTACTGCAATTGTTAGAGTTGTATTTGAAGCAGTAACGTTACTTCCTACTGAAGTAACCTTCATAAACTGTTCGCCGATTGATGCGTTACCAACTTTAATCAAATCACCAGCAATAATTGAAGATGAGAGTGATAGGATAGCAGTCTGAGCAGCGCTCCATGCTACAAAAGTGTGGCTTTCTGAGTTTGCTTTTGCTGTTGGAACGATTAATCTTTCAACTGCAGTTAAGCTGTGACCACTTTCTGTTGCACCCTTTGTTATATTAACATTGGCGCCGCCATATGTTGCTGCAAGAGTAACTGTTGTTGTGTTGGCAGTTGCAATCCAATAGTATGAACCATTAGATAGACCGCTGACAGCAGTATTACCAGCTGCAACTAAGTATTGTACTTTATCACCAACAGCATACTTTGTATTTGCAGAAGCAATTGCAATGGTTTCATCTGCATCAGTAACATCTGAGTTAGCATTGAATGAAACAGCATTTGCGAAATAACTTGTGTTACCAAGCTGAAGACCTGAGCTATTTGAAGAAATAACTAGATAAAGAGAATTGTTTGTTAAGCCTGTTGGAGCAGTGTTTCCAGCTGCTGTAAGGTACTTAACATAAGTTCCGTTACCAATTGGGTTTGTAGCAATACTAATGAAACCGTTTGAACCGATATCAGTGTTTGTATTAAATGCTACGCTGTTAGCACCAACAGAAATTGATAATCCTGATGAGTTTGCGGTAAATGTACCGCTATAATCATTTTCAACATTTGATAGTTGAACTGTTGATTGATAAGCATTAGCTGTATCGCAGACTGAAATTCTTAGTGAGTTACCAAGATGACCAGGATATCTGGCTACATATAATACATCGGCATCAAAAGAACCATCCATTTCTTCATAGTGTTCTTCGTTCTTAACAACCTGAGCTAAAGCGTTTGCAACAGTTCCAACATTAGCAAATGCTGTAAGAGTTCCTATGTTTGCTGTATCAGTGGTTGTATTAGCAACACGAACAACATAAAGCTTGTTTCCATATGAAAGAAAGCTTGCAGCTGTAAAGAATGTTTCTTCAGCGAAGTTCTTATGTGGCTTACCAAAGCGTGATACTAGAGCATTTTCTGAATCAATCAATACTCTCTTGTCTAGAGGACCCCATCTGAAGATACCTGCAATAGCACCTTCAGTCGTTGATACTGCAGGCACTACCGTTGTTAGGTCAATTTCAGAAACGTTTACACCTGGACTAACTTGAAATGGCATTTTTTTCTCCTTCCATGCATGGAAATATTATTATTAACGTTTAATTTATTTATAATAAGAGATATTTCATGTTAATTTCTCATTAGCCCACATCCAGTTTTCAGATTTAGGTAGATCTAAATCTGGTTCATCATCACCTTCAGAAAAAAATCCAAATGGTGTTAGTTCACTGGCTATTTGATCGTCATCTTTATCTCTAATTTTAGTCAAAGTATTAATATCTGTCATCTCTCTGAAGTAATGTTGATCAGAGAGCCAAGCAAAAAGGACCAAGCCCATAACCAAATCGTCATGATTGCCGGATTCTGCTTCGTATGACTTTCCTTTCCTTGAAAATACAGAAAGTTCATGAATAGTTTCATGATCATTAATAATCAATTGGTTTTGTTCTATAAGTAGTTTCATTATAGAACAACCTACAGATTTGACTGTCTTAGTTGTTCTAATACCTTTATCGGCGCTCGAGCCGCTAAACCCAGAAGAGATTCTCTTTCCAGCTCTACCATCATTTTCAGATGATAAAAGAGTATCCATATCATATTCATAATATAACATGTCTGCTACTTGTCCGCCAATATCATTAATTTCGACAAGTACAGAAGCATTATTGTAAGATTTGCTAATCCTATGAATTATAGAGCAATAATCAGTAGGAGTAATCATATTATCTCTAAAAGTACAAACTTGTTCATATGGCATTTTAGATACGTCTATGACTTGAAATGCCGAATAGTCCAATCCTTTTCCACGTGAAACGTCGACAACCATAACATATGAATGTCCTTGCTTAGGCTCTGCATATTGTTTGACACCGTTTTTATCAAAAAGTAGTGTCTTAGCTACAAGTTCTTTTAATTTCCAACCAGCAATTAGAGTACCAGAACTACCAAGAAACTCTACACAATATTCCTGTTCGAACTTCTCTGTATCGAAGCTCATGGCAGCTATTGTATCTGTCTTCCATGTTTCATCTCTACCGGGAACATCATACCACATAACCTTGATAGGTTTATATTGGTTCTTTTCCTGTTCGGCTTCTACCCATATTTTATGAAAATGATTTAATCCATTTGGAGTAGAAACTAGTACGATCTTAGAATCACTACCAGATGAAATAGTAGGATAAACTGATGTAAAGAACTCATCCCATGTATCGATAAATGCTGCTTCGTCTATGAATAGAAGGTTAATAGAGTAACCACGAATGGCATCTGATGATGTAGCAGCTGCTATGACTCTTGAATTGTTTTCAAGGACGAATGAACCCTTATTCCATTCAATGATACCCTGTTGTAACCACTTTGGAAGATGCTGATAAGCAAGTTGAATACGTCCAAGAATTTCTCTTGCCGTGTCACCCTTGTTAGCAAGAAGAGCTACAGTCTTATCTGCATGGAATATAATATACCATAAAATGAAACCACATGTCGTAGTTGACTTACCAGCCTGACGAGCAGTAGCAATGACCGTATATCTATTTTCGGCCATTGATTTTACCATTTCTTTCTGGTAATCATAAAGTTTAAAATTAATTAAACCTTCATTGATGCTAATGATCTTCATATACTTTTCAATAAAATATACAGGATCTTTGGCGCATCTAACATATTCTTGTACAAGTTCCGGAGTCCATTGTATCTCGACAGAACGTCTTTTAAGATTTACGTTACCCTTATAACCACCTTCAATTAAGACTTCTTCAGTCATTCTTTTTCATGTCCTGAATTACTTTTTGAAGTTCTGCAGTTGATCCAACAAACAAATTGTTATTATGCACAGTGGTATTATTAGTTGGTTTTTCGATATCTTCAATCTCTCTTATAGTTTTCTGTATACCTAAGAGATCTTTGTTTGCATCGAGTAAGTTCTTCATTAAGATAGCTACAACTTCATAAGCACGTGCGGACTGTGATTGATCTGCAAGTTGCATGAGTTTATCAAGAGCGTCAGAGCCAGTTTCAATGATATTGTGTATATTAGCGCGTGCTACTGTAAAGTCATCTTTCGCTGTATCATCATTGGCTGTTTTTTCAATGTATTTTACCATACTACTTATGGGGCTAACACCTAAAGCATTAGCTATTGGATCATTATTAGCTGTTGACATTTTTTACTCACTCTGTTATAATAGTATCTATGCTGATGCAATAACCAAAATCATCATCTGCTTCAATAACTGACAATGCTACAGATTCTGCTACATTTGATGTAGGAGTTCCATTCGCAGTTAAGCCGGGTCTAACTGTTACTCTTTCAGATACATCAGTATTACCTACTGCACTTGCCAATTCTCCATCTGCAACCGGTGGAATATAGAAATTAGTATTTGCAAACTTGATTATACCAGACTTCTTAACTGGACCATAGATATACCCTTTTAATGTAAAGTCAAGTGTCCATATTAGAGCTCTTCTCTGATCAAAATCACCCTCATACGTATCTTCTATATTTACAGATTCTAGTACAACAGGAATATCCATGTTGATTCCCATTTCCGGAATCAACTGAACTGTAGTAGTCCAATCTGGTGTGAAGAATGGAAGTATTTGTTCTACAATCTTAGTACCATCTTCTGCATTTTTAACGTATATATAAAGTCTAAATGATATATTATATGGAACAGGATTATATTGATATTTTAATCTACTTGTAGAATCTGCATCTTTTACAACTCTTCTTCCAGTAGTTCCTAATTTTCTACTAGAATCATATCTCATATCGGTCATTTCAAATGACATACGAGGCAATACTATTGCAGTTTGTCTATCTATATTCGGATCAGCATCTACTCTGGCTAAAACTTTTTCTTTTGGTGCATATGCTAATGGAACTTTCAATAAAGCTACAGTCGTGTTACTAGCATCAGTTCTAGTAATATGGATATCATTAAACAATGTTCCAAATAAAGTTACGTATTTTCGTATTGTGCTAAAATAAAATGTATGTCCAAACATTAATATGTTCCGTTCTCAGAGAATGGATCTTTTTCAGTGAAATCTAAGAAATCATCTGTTTCATCTTGGATGAATTTATTATCTGATAGATCATCTATCTCTTCTATAGTGAAGTTTTCTAGAACAATATAATCACTATCTTCTGTCATTATTCTTTCTTCGCTTTCATTCAAGAGCGCCCAGTCGAACGCATTCAATGAAAAGTTCTTTTGTATAGAATCTATTTCAGCTATACCAGTATTAAATTTTTCACTAGAATAATCAAAGAGTTCACATGTAAGTTCCCACGTTTGTAAAGCTCCAAGCTGATAAAACATTTCGAATTTATTTACAAACATGATTTTAAATAGTTTATTATTTAATGGGAAATATATTAAATCACCTTCGTTTGGTCTAATTAGTGCACTATCCATACCAACTTCTTCATAAAATACTCTCTGTGCAATAGAGAATACTACTTGATCTCTAATTTCAAGACCAAACTTAGACATAAAGTTGCCATCACCACTGAAGCCATCAATAGATTTTATGTATAGTTCTACAGGATATGCTCTATTATATTCAGAAATATCATCTGCACCGTAGATTTCATCTTTATTTTTAATAACTCTCGGCACATAATACATATCTTGACCATAAATTTTTATGGTCTCAATGATTAAATTTTCAATGAGAAGTTGTTCTTGACTGTTATGAAAATTATTAAAATAAAAATTTGTAGCCATTAGCCTATCATATCTGTTACTGGCAGACTATAGCTGCTGATCATTTCTTTTTCTAATTCTTTTATTTCTTCATCGGCTTCATCATAGATCTTTTGACCATTGAACTTAATACCTCCAGGCAAAGTCATGCCTTCAAACTTCTTCATATTTGTTCCCCACTGCTTCTTAATAAGAGCAGTCGTATATTGCGCAAGCCAACGATCACCCCATGCATCGGTATATGTATCCGGATCAATTACTTCATATGCTTCTACTATAAGATAATGATTATCTTCAAGTTTATTCCAATCCATATCGATATGTAATTTATCAGTATGTCTATTATATCTGATAGGCTGTTTACCCACTAATAAATATTCTAACATCTGGATGTGTTGAAGAGCCATATAGTATGGTACCATTGAAACTGATGTTAGTGTGTAGAGATCATTAAGAGCTATCTGATATCTAATATTAAACATATTATTGGTATTTAAAGCATCACCAATATCAAATATATTAATTGCACCAATAATATTTTCAGGTAAAGTTATATACTTATTTACTTTATCTTGAGCCGTTACTTGGTGTTTATAATAGATCTTTTCAGAGCCGTCAAAGTGATAGTCCCAGTAATATCTTAAAGCTTGGTCTATACGGTCTTCAACTTGGTCATCATCAACATTGATTTCCAATACAGGCTTGCCAAGTGTACGGAGACAATATTCTTTGAATTGTGATCTTGATGCTGGTACTGCCATTTTTAACTCCGGTATGCCTTTTAAGTATTTATAAATAAGACAGAGTAATAATTATATTATGGAGAAAACATGAAAATACTCAATTATATCAAGAATGAATTCCCCAAGATCAATAATAAGAACTTTAATAAGTTTCTTACCCCAGAATGGGTAGATGAAAACTTTATGTTTGATCTAAAAGCTGAAGATTACCAAACATTACAAGAATTTTGTGATGCTATGCATGTGAAGTATATTTCTAGATACTTTTCTGGAGTCTGGAAATCTAAGCATGGATACCCAGAGTCAGGTAGGTATCTCATAAAGTTTGCTAATATGCAGAAACCAAAGTCTGTTTTGGATGTTGGTTGTGGTGATAACTATTACAAAGATAAAGTTCAAAATCTAGTAGGTTTGGACCCATATCATCCTAAAGCAGATATTAAGAAGACTCTTGAAGAGTTTGAACCAAAGAAGCAATATGATCAAGTATTGGCACTTGGTAGCTTAAACTTTGGAACTGATAAAAAACACATCGATACTATGTTTGCTAAAGTTGTAAACATGACTAAGATTGATGGTTATCTTTATTTTAGATTTAATCCCGGTATTGATCATAAACCTTTTACTAAAGATAAGACTAGCTTTAAGTTTATTGATTGGTTCCCATGGACTCAAGAACACATTTTCATGTTAATGAAAGAACATAATCTTAAGATGATTAGATTTGCTATTGAAACAAATCAACAGGGTGATGAAAGATACTTCTATATAATGAAGAGGTTAGGATGATAAGTTATACAAATTCACCATATGATCAGTGGACATCTTTAAAAACTAAAGAACCAGTAACATATCATGGTTTCAATGGTCTATATGAATTCTGTAAAGCAACAAGTCTATATAATTTTAATAAAAAAGTTGGAGATGATGTAGGTAATATACCAAATTATATTCCAATATGTAAGTTTGAAGGTGACTGGCAAGAAGACGTAAAGAAAATGATGTCTCAATCTGAACCAGCTACATTTGACTATAGATCAAACCCACGTTTCGATAACAATAATAACTTAGAATATAATGATTTCAAAAAGTGGGGTTATAAAGTAGATGGTGATGATGATTCATATGCTGTCTTAAATAGAATAAGACATGCAGATTTGCCAGACAGCATGACAAAGATAGCAGAATTGTTTCAATTTGATCATCCTGCTGGAAAAAAGAGTAAAAAACCAAATATAAAGTTTGATGTGCAGATGCCTGGACAAATGTTTTATTGGCACTTAGATAATTTTGGTGGAATATTAAAAGAACAGAGAGAAGACTATAATACTTTTGCTTCGTGTGATCATGATCAAAGGCTAATCATGAGAGTTATAGTATTTTTAGATGATCAAAAAGAAGGTCAAGTTTGGAAACAAGGCAATGAATATATTCACTGGTCAAAAGGTGATTGCATTACTTGGCCTTGGAGAGATGTGCCACATGGTACTTGTAACTTTGGTCATGAACCAAGACCTACTTTGAATATTACTGGCGCAGTGACAGAGAAAACATATGAATTTATGAAGTCATGTCCAAGAGTAATTAGTATATGAATGAATTAAACGAATCAATAAAAAAAGTGTTTGATCGTTCCGATCCTAAATTTAGAAAGTTTCATTACAATAAATTCGAAAAATGTGGTGATGAAACAATACAACTTATTAATCGTATGATTCCAGATTTAGTTTTAGATTTAGGTTGTGGTGACAATCAATATAAAGAACATATAATAAATTTAATTGGTATTGATATAACAAATGACCGAGCAGATATTATAACTGATATATCTTCTCTGCCATATGAAGATAATTCAGTCGATGCTTGTTTATGTTATGGAAGTATAAATTTTGGTGATGATAATTTAATACATACACAACTTACAGAAATGAATAGAGTATTAAAGAATGGTGGAATATCAGTTTTTAGAGGTAATATTCATAAGAGTGACATGATACCATATTATATTTGGACTGAAGAAAAGATAAAATATTGGACTAATTATTTTAATTTTACATTACAAGTAGAACCTACTATAATTCGTAGATTAAAAAGAGATGGCAAAGGTATTAATGATAAATGGAGAGATAGAGCATCAGAACAGGCTGGTGTTTCTCCAAGACCTATTGAAAGATTATATTGGATATGGAGAAAACAATGACTGATGGCCATGATCTTATATTTGCTGCTGGAGCTCCTGGTAGCAAATGGAGTAGAGTATTAAGTATACTTGCTCATCACAAAGATATTAATTCCTCAGATAAAGAAAAGTTTCCAACCTATCAAACAAAAGTAAGTTTTCATGGTCATGAAAAAAATGTTGGAATGCATTCATCAGCATACTTTGGACCTGAACATGGTATAGGTGAATTTTTTGATGATTTGACTAATCATACAAAAGAAGAGTTTTTAGAAGAAATTAAGAAAGCTTTTAATGATTTTGATCATGGTTATAAAATAATAAAATCACACTGGTTTTCATATAATTTAGATTGGTTAAAAGAAAACTTTCCTAAAGCTAAAATTATAATGGTTTATAATGGAGACAATGAAGCTTTTAAATGGTGGCATCTTGTAGGTGGTTGGAATATTAAATTTCCATATTATGGCTGGTATGGCACTGATGAAAAATTGTATGAACATATAAAGATAGAGAACAGATTAATATTTGAATTTATGAGAAAGAATAAGCTAAGCTTTAGCATGAAAGACTTTAAACAATTAGTTGATTCACTTGGCTTAGAAGATGACTTACAATTTTATGATACCATGTTTGAAGAAGATGCTGAATATTTTATAGGCAGAAAAGGATTTAAAAAATATGGCATAGGAACTACTATAGCTGTATATAATCCAGATGTGCAAACTAATAGTAATTTAGATGATTTATTACCAAGCATAAATACTAAGATTGCAGATAAACACAATGAATGGCGTATAGACGAAGTCTTGATAGATCTCTATGGTAAAGATTGGTTAGACAGAATACACGCTATTATAGAAGGAGAGAAATAAATGAGAATTAATGCTTTTGTGTCATTTGATCCCTTGTTTTCAGAGATCAACACAATATTAGAACATCCTTCTACGGCTGATATTGTAGAAGATAAGAATGGTGAACTTTTTGAATTCCCGTATCAGAATATAAATGTTATTTCCGGAAGAACATATAGGTCCAGTATAGAGACCGGTGCTCTACCAACTATGGTAGAAAATATGTTTGATACTACTGGAAAAAATGAAGCAAATTTTGGTATTAGAATAATGAATGGTCTTGCACCAACATCAAGACTAATTTCGGCTTTTAAAGATAATCTTCCATCTGGTTCTAGACTCTTTTTTATTAAGAAACAAGATCTAAGTGGTGTTGTTGAATATTATCAGAATCTTTATGATACACTAACAGCATCTACTGCTCGCCCAGATCAAATGAGAAGAAAAGTATTATTTTGTTTGCCGGCTGAAAGTGTAACACATCAACAAATTTCTGATGCAATTTATGAAACTGTCAATTATGTTGATGCTTATTTTTCAACATTAAATGCATCTTCTTTTGCACCATTTACACAATCGCAGTTTGTTTCTGGAGGTTCAGAAATAGATACTGGTTTACTTTATAGAGCAAATGTGATAGTTTAACAAATTAAACTGTGAATTATATATTATGAGAGATGATCAACTTATATTTTTTATTGGAGCTCCTGGAAGTTCTTGGTCTAGAATAGCATCAATATTAGAATATTCACCAAAACTTTTATTGAATCTTTCAGATCACACTTCTGAGAGAGAATATTATATTAAGAATAGTAAGTCTTGGTCTCATCTTGTCAATCACCAAGGTTCTTATTTTGGAACTGGCATGGAATTTGGTTATAGATTCGAATCACCACAAGACTTCTATAATAAAATCTCTTTTAAAAAAGAAATAGCTAAAGCTTTTTCTGAGCATGATGATTTTCGTAATTATCTAATTAAGAGTCATTCACTAGCCTATAATTTAGATTGGTTAGTAGAAACGTTTCCAACAAGTAAAATTATTTTTGTTATAAAACAACCTATAGAAGAATGTGTTGAGTGGTGGCAAAGCGCTGGTGGTTTTGATATATCATATCCAAAATATGATTGGTATAAAAATAAAGATCTATTGAAAGAATTTAATAGACAACAATATAATATTAAAAAGTTTATAAATGATTGTGAATATCCTGTATATGCTCCGACTAATTCATTTTTCAAGAATAAACTTAATATAGATATTGATAATAAGCCAGTTAGTGAATATATAAAAGCTATACAATTACTGCCACCAAATGGTGATGGAGATCCTGATCTAAGAACTCAGATGTGTTTTTACAATATGGAGATATAATATGGAATATGATGAAGAAGAACAAAGAAAGATAATTCCTAAGTGCAGAAATAACACTGAACACTTTGTTGCAGCAAACGGTAGATGGCTTCCATGTTGTGTTTTTCCAACTCATGGACAACAATATGAATCGTCTATATTTAACGATGATAGATATAATATAGACAATAACGATGTTCACACCTTTCATTTAGATCTAAAATATTTAGATTGGCTTAACTTTATTTCCAAATCTTATTATGACGCGCCAAAATGTTGTCAGAAGAAATGTGGAGTGAACGCTTCTAAGACTACTAGTCATAATCATGAGATACTTCGCTATGAAAAATAGTATTCATATTGAACTTACAAATAGATGTAGAATTTCTTGTCCAAAATGTATTAGAACAATATTGGTCAAGAAAGGTGAACTTAAAAGACAAGACTTATCAATAGAAGCTTGCAAGAAATATGCTGATAGTTTCTATGAAAGTTTTATGTTCTGCGGAACATATGGTGATCCTATCTATCATCCACAATTTTTAGAGATAATAAAGCTATTTAAAGACAAAAACAAAGTTGTTAAGATTCATACAAATGGGTCAGGAAAAACAATTGAGTGGTGGGAAAATTTCTTCTCTGTGCTCAAAGAACGAGATGAAGTTATTTTTTCTGTAGATGGTCTTCGAGATACTGCTGGTCTTTATAGAGTCAATATGAGTTCTGAAGATCATGATCAAATTATTGAAGTAATGAAGATGACTACAAAATATAAGTTTAGAGCGAGATGGGTATTCATACCATTTAAGACGAATGAACACCAGATTGATGAAGCTATAAAGATGGCTGAGAATATCGGTATAACATTTGAACTTAAGAAGTCTTCAAGATGGGATGGTTCAAATGACCCATATCTACCAACAGATAAATCACTGATATCATCGTATAGTACAATATGACTATTAAAGTCTACTGCTTTAAATGGGGTACAAAATACGGTCCTGAATATGTAAACAGATTATTATACTCTGTACTTAAAAACTATAGAGGTGATGTCATGTTTACATGCATCACTGATGACAAGTCTGGATTAGATCCTAGCATCAATATTATTGATTATGATAGTAGTAAAATACTTGGTCTTGGTAATGTTTTTACTATAGAAAAACTAAAATTATTTGACCCACATTTTATTGGCGCAGGTCAAAATATATTATTTGATATCGACATACTTTGTCTAAAAGACTTCACTGATTATATAAAAAAATATAACTTCGAAGAACCTAGATTTATTAAGAATTATTGGGCTGATCCTAATCAATGCGATGCATATTTTCATAAGGGTGCATGCGACATTAATAGTTCATTTATTACATGGAAAGATGATCAGTTAGAACCACTATATAAGTTCTATATTGATAATATGAAGAAGATTAATTTTCTCTTCACTAGTTTTGATAAATCTTTATTTGGTATATTTAGAGATAAATTGAAGTATCATCCAAAAAATATTGTGTACGCATATAATTTTGGAGCAGATCACAAAGATGATATGAAACCAGAAGTGTTACGTAATGATTATTATTTTTGTTTATTTAATACATCTCATGGAGTTGGTAAAGAACTTCATGAAGTAGATGGGTGGGCGAAAACAATGTGGGAATCAAAAAGTGTTTAGTGTTTTTACTTTAAAAAAGCAAATAGAAAAATACAATAAAAATTATATTCCCAGATTGAAGATATTTCTTTCTGATTACGAAAAAACAAGAGCTAATATCTTTAGAAGTATATTAAATGAATATGATTTTGTTAAGTCAGAGACTGTAACATTTATTGCTAGTGGCTTACCATATTATATATTTGATATATTAAACACGAGATATGAAACAGATATTAGTTTTCTAAACAATAGTAAAAAAATAATTAATAAACAAGATGAATTATTTGAAATAACATTAATAAACAATTTAGATTTAGAAACAAAAAAACAAAGTAGTATAACTACACAAGTTAAATTGATAGATTATAGCCCTCTAATAAGATCTACATATAATATTGTTAAAGAACATTTTAGTAATTTGTCGTTCGAATACTTTAATAAAAATGTAAATTTTGAAGATATACGAGATATAACAAAGGACAGTCTCATCATAATACCATACAGCGAATATCTTTATACATTAAAAGAACTTAAAATATTCAATAAAGGTCAATATGTACTAGTTTTTAATCAAAAAGAAGATGAAGAAAGAAGAAAAGTAAACACAGCATTTTGTGTAGAAGATCTAGTTGAACAATGTGGATTTAGTGAAAATATATTTGCACAAAAATATGATGTATGTGGTGTAAGAATGTATGTAGCATTGGGGAAAATATGAAAAATATAGTATGCATAAAGTGGGGGCATCTGTACTCTGCAGAAGATGTAAACATGTTAGAATACATGCTGAAACAAACAGTCACATATCCTTTTCAACTCTACTGTTTAACAGATGATTGTTTTGATATCAACAGAAGCATAGAGATAATATCACTACCAAAAGATAATGATCTTGAAGGTCATTGGAATAAGATGTATCTTTTTAATAAAGATATCATGAAGCTTAATAATTTTACGTACTTTGACTTAGATGTTATTATTCAAAATAATATAGATGATATATTAGATTATGAAAAGAGATTAACTCTAATTAAAGCTTGGTGGAAAAAATCAGAGGTATGGAAAAACACTTTTAATTCAAGTGTGATGTCCATAGATACGACGAGAGATGCTTATATATGGGGAAGATTTATAGAGAATACAGATTATCATATGTGTAAAAACATAGGAGATGATGATTTTCTATTTAATAACTTTGAGTTTGATCACTATCAGCAAAGCTGGTTTTATTCAAGAGTATATGGTGAAGAAAAAACTAAAACTAGATACTATAAACCAGAAAAGAAGATATGTCTTTTGAATAGTATGAAGAAGTTTTATTCTAAAGAATACTACAAGTTGTTTGTAGAGTTGTATCCGGAATACCAATATCAGCAATCATAGACTGCCATATATCTGCATGCGGGACGATATAACTCAAAGTTAATCTTGGTGATCTAGTTCTTGCGCAATGCCAATACATTTTTTCTGGTTCTTCAAATGAACCAAAGTAACCTACTTTAACAAACCATCCTTTTTTATCAGGATATCTTGTTATTAGATTTGTATTTTTATCATAGTGTTCGAACTCTCCGTCGCCATCTGGATTACATGTTATGACTATATTATAACCAGGAGCGTTTGCATTATGATGCCAACCAATATAACCACTTGGTGGATAGTATGCTCTTAACGCATTATTTCTTGCACCAAAGTAGTTGATGAGTTTTTTATCAACACTATCACAAGCTTCTCTGTAAGTTTTAGATTGCAATTGTTTTGATTTTAAATTATTTTCCATCACAGCGCCTAGCATGTGCTTAGGATAACCATATGCTTTTGGATCTTTTAATGCTTCCTTTAAATAATTACCAGATGTAGCATATTCACCTTTTTCATTGTCATCGAGTTTTTCATGTGGTATTAACTCTGTCTGATAATCAGAATTAAAAAACCAACTACTAAACTCTTCTAGAATGACTTTGAGTTCAGGATTTATGTTTGATATGACCTGCATGAACAATCCTATCTGGTATAGTATGATGATATATTATTGGTGACTTATCACCATCTGCGCCCTTTATGTCATAGAGCCAAATATAATTCCATCTATAATCATCTGGCATGATTCCAATCTTATATTTGTATTCACTTTCTTTCAGAAGTCTCCAGAGAGTAAATTGATCCCAACGTTTCATCGATGGAAAATACTCAGGATAGTTCCACTCAGATTTATCTTGTATTAAAAACTCTTCGTACCAATCTTTTAAAAGCTTCATGGTATTTTCATTCTTTTTATAGAGCATGAACCCACCATGATACTGCATCTTCTGAGTCTTATTCTTATCTATGAATACTTCTTTGCTTACATGTTCTCTTATATTAGTTAACATGATTTCGTTATCTTCGAAGTAATCAAATATAGTATTGAACTCTGATGACATGACTTCCATATCAGCATCAATGTAGGCTGTAATGTCATATGGTGACATGTACATACCCTTCATCTTGGCTCTTCTATGATATGGAATATCATAACTGATATGATCAAAATACTTCATATCACGCTCTTTCATAAACTCTTGATGAGTAAAGAGCGTGATACTAGTTTTTGGAGAGTAGTCTTTTATTGATACAGCGCATCTTACTGCAGAATTATAATATGCAGTAGACATTGAAGCTATAAGAACAACACCACTTTTCATCACAAAATAATTATATCAAGAGTTCTTAATAGTCTCTAGTGCTACTATTGCTCCAGCATATGCATGGATTTCTGTAAGAGTAGATGCTTTTCTAAGACTAGACTTTAGATCGGTATAAGTTGAATCTCTAATAATAGACATATCAAAAGCTTCAGACTTAGCTAAGAACAAGATGTTCTGCTTTGCAATCTCATCTTCTTGCTTTTGTTGTTCTTCTCTCTGAGCTTTTCTTTCATTATGAAGTGCAAGATCATTAGCAGTGTTTTGATCTATAAGTTCAAGTGGAAAAGTTTCTAAGATTTCTTTCCAATCTGGATTACCTTCTTCGGTATCGGTAACACTAGCTGTTAAGATCCTACCATCTTCATATTCAAATTGACATATGATATGTGTCTTTTCTGTATTTGCCCATCTTGGTGATCTAATAATTCTCATGTTAAGCTGTCCTCACCCATAATGAAACCGTAGAAACGGTTTCTGTACCTGCATTTAATGTTAAACCTGAATATGAACCAGAATAAGATCCAGTATAAAATCCTGTATAAGTTCCTGAGAAGAAACCGCCAATACTTCCAGCGAAGAATCTTGTATAAGCACCAGTATAGTTACCCGTGTATGCTCCAGAATAGGAACCAGTGTAACTTACAGTTGAAGTAGTTTCTCTTGTATCAGAGAATGCCGATCCTCTTGATACCCAAGTACCACCAGAGACAGGAGCAGTTGACTGGACTGCATACTGACCAATACCAGTAGCTACTATTCTATTTCTTAATCTCTCAGTAAGAGTCTGTATCTCTGCATCACTCATTTCTTTTACAGAAATCGGTGATGTAGTATTTACTTTTAAAGTTCTAGATGTACTTGGCGCAGTAGCTGCAGTCTTTCTCCAAAGATATGTAACATTGTTTGCAGCCGCTGTAGTATTCTGGATAGTTCTTTCAGCAACCCATGTACCGCCGACAGGAGTAGTAGGAGACAATGAATAACTGCCAACACCAGAATTTACTAGATTGGCCAATGCATTTGAAATTATTGTCGTATTAAGAGTTGTATCATCTTGTTCAAAAGTATTAGCGCCGGCGCTATAATGAACTGGTCTAACTAAATTTTCAGTAGCAGCTCCCAGATCCTGATAGAAGTTATACGTTACTGTCGTGATATCAGTACCAACTGGGTGTTGGCCAACAGTGTATGGTCTATATGTATCACTAAATGTACCTATTAATGTAAAAGAACTATTAGGAGATACAGTACCAACACCCGTGTTAGAAGCAGCAAATTGTGTTAGAACGATATGCGTTGCATAATCGTAATCAGCATCGCTCATCTCTTTAAAAGAGACTGGTGAAGTAGAAGTATCTATTTTAAGCGGTCTTCCCATCAATACACCTTAAACATTATTAAGTTGGAAAAGCTATCGTATTATTTGCATAATACACTTTTAGTGTAGTAGCGTATGTCATGACATTAGATGTTGACACAGTTACCATACTAGTATTTATATTAACACTACCAACCTGAATATTTGCTGTTGCAGAGATGTTGCCATTTACTGCAAGAGTAGCTCCTGGTGTAGTAGTCATGATACCAACATTCGATCCAGAAGTATAGATCAAGTTTGTATTAACTATTAGACCGTTTTTTACTATAAAAGCTTTGTCTGCCATTAATAGGTTCCCTTTCCCCTATTTTATTATTACTATTTATATGTTGTATATTTAATACTATGGAAAAAAGAATGCTAAAAATGCTGAAGTTGCTGCGACAACAAAATTTGTAAATAACCAACCCGTATTATTACCGCCATTTGTTGAAGTAGTTCCAGCATACCACGCAGCACCGCCGGTTGCAATAGAGTCACTGATACTACAGAACGAAACGTCTACTGTTCCTGAAGATTTAGATAGTGTGAAATTAGAAGCAGGAGTATCACTGCCTATTGTAATTAAGTTTCCGCTAGTACCATTCAAATCAAAATCATTTGTAAAAGTATTAGTCGTACCAGCTGTAAACAATATAGTAGCTGGTTGAACGCTATTTGTGATATTTCGAAAAGTGTTTGTCCCGCTAATAGTAAGTGTTCCTGCACCGCCCTGATTGAGAGTGTTATATGAGTTATCACCACCGACGAATGTTTTTGCAGTAGCAGAGGTCATATTTATTTTACCAGTACCTGTTGAAGTAAGCGTCCCTGCTGAAATAAGATTTTGTTGAACCAATATTGAAGTTCCAGAAACTGCGGTCACTGGTGATGTAGATGGTGTGAAGTTAGCTGTATAAACTGCTGTTCCTTTTACAATTCTAAAGTTTGTAATTTGCCCCGGAAAGTAGCCAGTAGTATCAGAACCTACACCAATTTTTAAAGGTTTGGCGGAGCCATCATAATAATACATTGTCATACCAGTGGCATTAAATGTAGTAGCATCTGCAACTCCATTTACATATAATGTTATAGTATTGCCATTCCTAACTACTGCTACATGATTCCAAGAATTTGCTGTTACTTGTCGAGTTGTTCCGGTAAAACTAACGGTTGAAATACCCGAAGCGGCGTTAGTGAATGCAAAGTTTAAATATCTGCCAGATGTAACGTTCCAATTCCATGCACCACCTAGTTGCCAAGTGTTAGCGATACCCCTGAGTGCTCCTAAAGAAGTCGGACGTATCCATGCTTCAATAGTAAAGTTACCAGCATCGAATAAAAATGCATTATTAGCAGGGACATTCAAGAATTGACTTGTGCCATTGAACAATATACTACCACTAGCCCCACTGACAAACGGAGTAGCATGATCGTATAAGGCTGTTCCGCTATTTGTTATAGTAACTGGAGCAGCACTTCCATCAGTGACGCCAAGATCGTTGCCGTTGAACGCAGCTGCTCCTGCTAGGCTTATTACTAAATCTCCAGTTCCATGAGCCAATACTTTACTGCCTGATCCAGTAGCAGTAAATCCGCCAGCAGCAGTACATGTATAATTATTTAAATTGAAAGTCCCATTGGTTAGAGTTATAACTCTAGAAGAATTCATTGTAAGAGCATCTTGAAGTGCCCAAGTACCACCAACACCATTAAACGTAAGTGGAAAAACTAATGTTGCACCATTTGTTGTGATTGTTTTAGTACCACTAGTAGCAGCAAATGTCCAAATGTTGGTGCCAGCGGTTAATGTGACTGTTGTTCCTCCAATAAGCAAATTTCCATATATTGTAAGCGCAATATTGCTAACAGTAAAAGAGTTGTTGTCGATTGTGAGATTTTTAATTGTGTTAGAGGTTGTAAAAGTTGTTGTTGAAGCAGTGTTAGATAATTGAAAACTAATTGAATTTGCTTCTGATAATGCACCAGCAGAAATTGTTTTAACTTGATTTGTACCACCACCAGTTAATTGAACAAGAATATTACCGTCAGTAGTCATATTAGTTACAGTAGGAGTACTCCATACAGTCGCAGCAGTATTTAAACTCAATACTATTTTACCACCGGAACCAGTTGTTTGTATTCTTCTAGTGTTTGAATTTGAAGAACTGAAAATACCAAATATAGTCATTGTATATGAATTTAAATCTAAAGTGCCGTTTGTTAATGTTACTGTTCTAGAAGTTGATGTGCCTATTGTTAATGCGTCCTGAAGTGCCCAAGTACCACCAACGCCATTAAACGTGATTGGAAAATCTAAAATTTTTCCATTTGTTGTTATTGATTGTGTACCAGTAGTAGCAGCAAATGTCCAAATATTTGTACCTGCAGTAAGTGTTGGTGTAGTACCAGCAATTGTTAAATCACCGTAAATTGTAATTGCAACGTTTGATAGTGTAAAGGAATTGTTGTCAATTATAAGAT